TTGGAGTTGGTGTCTCACTACTTGTTGGAGTTTGTGTTGGTGTTATAGTTTGAGTTGGTGTGATTGTATTTGTTGGTGTTACTGTATTAGTTGGAGTAATGGTTGGAGTTGGGTCTTGTGATGCTCCTGGTGTTTTTGTTACAGATGGTGTAATTGTATTTGTTGGTGTTATGCTTGGAGTAGATGTTTCACTACTTGTTGGAGTTTGTGTTGGTGTTTCTGTGTTGGTTGGTGTAACTGTATTTGTTGGTGTTATGCTTGGAGTAATTGTGTTAGTTGGCGTTGGAGTTTCACTACTTGTTGGAGTTTGTGTTGGTGTTTCTGTATTGGTTGGTGTTATAGTTGGTGTTGCATCTTGTGATGCCCCTGGTGTCTTTGTTAGAGATGGTGTGACTGTATTTGTTGTAGTTATAGTTGGTGTAATTGTTTTGGTAGGTGTTGTAGTTATAGTTGGTGTAATTGTGTTGGTAGGTGTTGGAGTTTCACTACTTGTTGGAGTTATGGTTGGTGTTACTGTTTTTGTTGGTGTAATTGTTAGAGTTGTTGTTTGACTTATTGTTGGTGTGATGGTTGGAGTTATAATAAATATATTTGTACTTGTTGGTGTTGATGTAACAGATGGTGTTATAATTGGTGCTATATTTGGGAAGAATAAGAATATTGTTCTTATTGAATCATCATAAGAAGTAATAGTTGGTGTTATTGTTGGTGTAACAGTATTTGTTGGTGTTATTGTATTTGTTGGTGTTATTGTATTTGTTGGTGTTATTGTTGATGTTCTTGTTACTGTTGGTGTTCTTGTTGCTGTTCTTGTTGGTGTTACTGTTCTTGTTAGTGTAGGTGTTGGTGTTAATGTTCTTGTAGGTGTAATACTTGGTGTTATAGTGTTTGTTGGAGTTTGTGTTGGTGTTATTGTATTTGTAGTTGTAACACTTGGTGTTATGCTATTTGTTGGAGTTTGTGTTGGTGTTACACTTGGTGTTGGAGGTACTATTATAATAGGTTCTTTATCTGGATTGAACGGATCAATTAATCCATATTTTGTTTTTAATATTTTAAAATTATGTCTTACTTGTCCAGCATTTAATGGTTCAATATACATTCTAAATGCTCCCACATCACCAATTAAACTACCACCAAATTCTTCTTCAAGAATGATATTTGTTGTTAAACCAGAATATGATGTATTATTTAATATATTAGTTGGCAATAATTCTGAATCTTGTATTAAATCATTATTTGTTAATAATATTTGTATTTCTTCATTTTCTGTGCATGAACTTAATGTAAGGGAATCTTTAAGACCTTGTGTTCCACCCCCAATTGAAATATTGAAAGGTACACCAATTTGTCTTTCTTTTAGGGTATTTAATGGTCTTGGGATAATTTCCTCAAAATTATCAATGATGAAGAATATTTTACCATTTATGTATATTCTTAAATTTCCATTTCTATATTTTTTTGTATTAATCCATGATTGGTCAAAGTTAACCACTTCAATGGATGCATTTGTTTCACCACTTAATTTTGGTTGAATTAATTCAATGCTTCTATCTGCTGTTGTTGCTGTATATTGGCTTGATATTAATAAACCTAATCCCCCAAGTTCTTTTAAATCACAATTTTCAATTAATCTATCTCTAACAAATACTGCATCAATTTGAACCCAATTTTCATTTTGGATATATGTTGTATTTTTAAATTGGTCAAATATTCCTTTTGTTGAACACCATTGATTTATGGTTGCACCTGATGTTTCACAAGTCCCTGTTAAGGTGAAAGTTTTAACACAGACTATTGGATTTCCAGAATCACCACTTAATTGAATTGATAATGCATTTGATACACCATCATATAATGGATTTGTTTCTGGGAATATTACATCTTTATCATAATTTGTAACACCAGTTATGGGATATACTTTATTGCAAGTTGATGCTGAATATGTGGATGCTGAATAAGTTGAATTGCAAAGGCAAGTATCCAAGCAAGTTAAACCTGATGTTGGTCTTGTATAACCTGTGAATGATGTTGGATGACCATCAGCATAATGATAAAATTTATTTTCTGCTCTTGCACCTAAATAAAAGAATGTTCCTTTATTTTGTGGATATCTTTCATTTAATCCCACTTGGGTATCCCCGGTCCATCTATATTTTAATATGAATTCTGCTGTCCAACCAAGATTTGGTCTTTCTGGGAATATTTCATAATCATAACCAAATAATCTATAAAATCCTTGATAAAATCCCCCAGATAAATTTGCATATAAACCTGTGCTATTTGTTGAACCTGATGATATATTATAAGTATAACTATCATCATTATATATTCTATTTGTGGTTGTTGTAAAACCTGTTATTGGATGAAGTTTTAATCTTCTATCAAATTTGTTTCTATTAAAAATATCATTTGGTGATGTGTATAATCCTGTATTTATTTCAATGGTTTCACCTGAAATGTTTTGTGTTAACCCATTATCAATTCCTGTTAAACCAACATCACATAATGAAATTTTATTTTGATATGTATTTGCTGTTAAATTATAATTTTCTGGATTATAATAATTTTTTGAAACAATAACATCTGTGTTAAAATTATTGCAATTGATGCAAATGCTTGTTCCAGAATAGGAGAAATCAAAATTGAATGGCATTCTATTTCCATCATCTTCAGCAATTAATTTTGATGAAAAAACAGTTTCTTCATCATAATTCAATTCATCTGATGCCAAACTTATATCAATAATTTCATTTACAGGTCTAAATCCAATCTTATTGAAATTATATTGATTAATATTTTGATAACTCATTTATATATATATTATAATAAATAGTATTTAAATGATATTTATGAATAAAAGTCAAATGATAAATATTAACAAAGAATATTTTAATTCACCTTATTATTTTTTAATTACAGAAAAGACTGACAAATATTCATTATATTTCTCAATAAGCAACACATTATCTGAGGCAAGGGATAATGATGATGTTTTTCATTTTGATAAAAAAAATATTAAAAAAGTAAAAAACCATTTAAATAAAATGGTTAAGGGAAAGAAACCAACAACAAAAAAGAAGTTGAAAAGAGAACTTGAAGAATTGGTTGGGGATGATGGGTCAATGTTAACATCAAAAATTCCAATTCTAAATAGCCCCCAACATACGCATAGAACATTAGACCAGATTGTTCCAGCAACAAGGCAAACAAATGACCCAGTTACTCGTGGGTATAGAACATATTATGGTGAGAGTGTTGATGATGAAATATCTGAAGTTGATTTATCTGGGGCATTTGGATATGAGGAAACCAAGAATATGGATGGTAAAAAAACATATAAATATATGGTGAATAAACTTGGTGTTGAACCTGATGAGGCAAAAGAAAGAACAAAGCAATTTGGTAAGGATCCATATGGAAAAGCTACAAAAAAGAAGAAGAAGGGGTCAATTGATAAGATGACCTTATCTGAATTAAATAAGGGGAATTTATTAAAGATGGTGGAAGATTTGCTTGTGAATAAGGGGGGTGATAATGACATTCAAATATCAAAGGATATTAATCCAATTATTCAAAAAAACATAAAAATGTTGAAAACCCAAGCAGAAAAGAATGGATTATCATTAAATGATTTAATTAAAATGTTAAAAAGTGAATAGTGAATTATATGGCAAACCTATTCCATTTCCAGATGAGATGAAGCAACATTTGACAATGTGTATGAATTCAGTTGGTTCAATACCCCAGGATAGTCAGGGGTATAAAAGGAATAAGGACTTGCAAATGAAAAATACCATAACCTATACACAGATGAAAAGGATTAAGGGTTATTTTGATAATTATAAGGGTGATTATAAGGATTCAGAATTTATTTTGAATGGAGGTCTTAAAATGAAATATTGGGTTGACCAAACATTAAACCAAATGAGAGCAAATATAAAGATGACCAAAACCAATAGAGCAAATGCTGGGGAAACAAACCAATTCATTGGTGATCATGAGAAAGATGATACAAATGTTAGACCATCACAAACACACAAAAAAACATCAGAAAGACATGCCACATCCATTCCAAAAATAACTGAAGAAATAAATAAAATAAAAATGTTAATAAAATATTAAGATTATGGGAGTTGAAACATCAATTGATTTAAGTCAGAATATTGATAATAATTTGACCAAATATGCTGAAGAGCAAAGGGCAAAGTTGTTGCCAAAAAATGAATATAAGGATACAGGATTTGAATATTCACAAACAAACCCAAATGCACTTGGTGATGGGGATGCCAAAGGTAGAGGGAATGGTGTTTTCCTTGATACAGTTAGTCCAACCATTGGAACAAAACAAGATGTTGTTGAAAGGAAGAATGGGTTAAAAATAAACAAATGGAAAGCAACCAACCAATATCCAGATTTTAAATAATGAAATTAACAACAACATTAAAATCTTTATTAACAGAAATTGCATCCATTGAATCAATTGCTTCAGCCATAAGGGGAAAACAAGTCTGTGTTATTTATTATGATGGGGATGAACCTGGTGGAAAAGGATTGAGATTGATTGAACCTGTTTGTCTTGGAACAACAAAACGTGGAAACAAGGCAGTTAGGGCTTATGATGTTGAAGGTGCATCACATACAGGTTATCTAGGAAAACAAATATTACCAGGATGGAGGATATTTAGATTGGACAAAATAATGTCCTTAAACCCAACAGGTGAAGTATTTACAAATCCAAGAGAAGGATTTAATTTTACTGGGGACAAAACATTTGCTGGAGGCATATGTATTGTTAAAGCAGAATTTGAACAAAACACATAATAAAATGGAAAATGATTTAATGCAAAAATTGGTAAAATCCAAAGCAATAATGGATGTGCACAATAAAATGGGTAGAGGAAATGCATCAGCTATGCCATTAACAGAGGGGATGAATATGGATATGAGTGTTCCAAATGCTAGGTATAATATACCAGATGACATTCTTTTAGAAAATGAAATGACAGCACCTGTTGTATCATTAAAAACACCAGAAACCCCATCAACAGAAGCAATTAAGAAATCAAGACTTCCAGATGAGATAAAGAGAATTATGATTGAACACCCAATTGCACAAGCTGCACCACAAAGTACAAGAAATATTTTATCTGATAGTATGATTGAAAAGGCATCACAATTGATGGGTAATAAACCAAAACAAACTGTAGTTGAAACACAACAATCAAATGCACCAAAAATAGATGCAGAATATATTAAAAAGATTGTTAAGGAAACTGTTAAATCCACAATTAAAGAAATGGGTCTATTAACTGAGAGTACAGAGAAATCAGATGAATTCTTTCAGTTTAGAGTTGGTTCACATATTTTTGAAGGTAAAATACAAAAGATTAAAAAGATAAAGAGTTAATTAACTAATTTTTTTATTTATAAAAAGCAATATGCAATTTCTGCATATTGCTTTTTTTTTTCATTTAATATATTATATTTCACTATAAAATATAAAAATGAGTAAAAAAATAAAAGTTCTAGTTATACCATCCGACCGGTCAGGGGTTGGAAAATTCCGGTCAATTGACCCCCATCTTTTCTTGCAATCAGAATACCCAAGTGAATTTCATGTGGATATTAACTATGAACCACCAATGGATGATATGAACTTTTGGAAAGATTATGAGATTGTTGCATTTCATAGAAGTATTGGTCATGATTTTGAGAGGGCAAAGAATCTTATACTTACATTAAACAAAATGGGTATTATTACAGTATGTGATATTGATGACTATTGGATGCCAACAAAAGACCATCCAATACATGAGATTATAAAAATTCATAAGATAAATGAGAAGATTATTGAAAATTTAAAGGCAGCAAGTTATGTCACCACAACAACAAGGATATATGCAGATTTAATAAGGAAGTATAATAAGAATGTGTTTGTGTTTCCAAATGCTATAAATCCAAAAGACCCCCAATTTAATGAACCAACATTGGAATCTGATAGGGTGAGAGTTGGTTGGTTAGGTGGTTCTAGCCATATGGCAGATCTTAATTTATTGGATAAATCATTTGGTTCATTGACAAAATATTCAAATAAATTACAATTTGTGTTATGTGGATTTGACACAAGAGGTTCAGTTACAGAAATAAATGCTGAAACAAAAGAGCAAAAGAAGAGAAATATAAAACCAGAGGAAACTGTTTGGGCAAGGTATGAGGAAATATTTACCCAAAAATATTCCACAATAAGCGAGGATTATAAGAAATTTTTGCTTAAATTTGTGCAAGAATCTTATGATAAGGAAAGTGATGAGGCTTATGTGAGAGCCTGGACAAAACCTGTTACAAGTTATGCTAGGAATTATGCAAAATTTGACATATCTTTGGCACCTATAAAGAATCATATTTTTAATGAGATGAAGTCACAGTTAAAGGTAATTGAGGCTGGGTTTTATAAGAAAGCATTAATTGCCACAAATTTTGGACCATACACTATAGACTTGAAACATGGTTTAAATAAAGGTACATTTGTAAAGGGAGGGAATGCTCTATTGGTTGACGCAGATAGGAATGCTATTGATTGGGCAAAATACATTGAGAAGTTAATGAAGAACCCAAATTTGGTTAAAGACTTGGGGGAGAATTTGTATGAAACAGTAAAGGATACTTATTCCTTGGTTAATGTTACAAAAAACAGAGCAGAATTTTATAAATCACTAATTAAATAACTATAACATGATAAATGTACCTTTAAACAAGATTTTATTTCTGGATATTGAAACAGTTGGTTGTGAAGCCAGTTTTGATAATTTAAAAACAAATAAACCTGAATTAGCTTACCAGTTTGAAAATTATTTTGATTGGTTTGAGAAAAGATTCCCAGAAGATGGTGCAGATGGTTTTGATTCTATGTTTCATAATAGATCAGCACTTGTTGGTGAATTTTTGAAAATTGCTTGTGTTTCTTTGGCCTTTGTTAATGATGATGGGACAATTAAAATGCAATCATTTTCTGGAACAGATGAATTGGATATTTTACAAAAAACTCAAAAGGTTTTGCAAAAAGTTGGTTCACTTAACTATTTCCTTTGTGGTCATAATGTAAAGGGTTTTGATATTCCCATATTAGCAAAGAGAATGATGATTAATGGTTTAATGCCTCCAAAAATTTTACCAAGTTATGATACAAAACCTTGGGAAATTAAAGCAATTGATACAAAAGATATTTGGCAATATGGTCAATTTGGTTCAATTGCATCTTTGGAATTGATGTGTGTTAGCCTTGGGATTGAATCTTCAAAGAATATGGATGTGACAGGAAACAAGGTGCATGATGCATATTGGATTGATGGCAACATTGAAGGTATTACCAAATACTGTGAGAGAGATGTGGAAGTGTTAATTGATGTCATTAAAAAATTAATGTTATTAAAATGAGAATTTGGGTAAATGGTTGCTTTGACGTGTTGCACATTGGACATATATCATTATTAGAGTATGCAAAAACACTTGGATATGTCCTAGTTGGTGTTGATTCTGATGAAAGGGTCAAACAATTGAAAGGCAATGATAGACCTGTAAATTCTGTTGATGATAGGATTAAGATGTTAAAATCTTTGAAATTTGTGGATGATGTTTGTATGTTTGATACAGATACAGAGTTAAATGACATCTTATACCTATATCAACCAGATGTTATTGTGATTGGTGATGATTATAAATCAAAGAATATAATTGGTTCAGAACACGCAAAAAGAATTGATTTTTTTGAAAAAAAGAATGATATTAGTACAACTAAAATTTTAAATCATAAAAACAAATAAAATGGAAAATAGAGAAAATTATAGCCAGGAAGAGCTTGAGAACCTAAAAAATTATCTTGATGGTATAGATGGTGATGAAACTATTGATGATACAGATATGGAAGCATTTATTCAAAATATGTTTGGTATGTCAATGGATGAATATTCAAATGCTCTTGAAGATGCAATGAAATCAAAAACTCTTGGTTATAAGAAATTATCACCTGATGCTGTTGAACCCAAGTATAATTTTGAGAAAGATTCTGGATTTGATTTACATTCAGTTGAGGATATTGATTTGGGTGGTATGTCAAGGGCTATGGTTAGCACAGGAATAGCATTTAATATTCCTGATGGGTATGAGATACAAATTAGACCCAAAAGTGGATTAGCAATCAATTATGGACTTACAGTACTAAACACACCCTCCACAATTGATGGTGGGTATGTTGGTGAGGTTAAGGTGATATTATTTAATACATCAAGAGAAACTTATCAAGTTAAAAAGGGAATGAAAATTGCCCAAGCAGTATTATGTCCAGTTCAGCAAGGCAAATATGTAAATCTTGAAAATATAGATGAATTACCTGATACTGATAGAGGTAGTGATGGATTTGGATCAACTGGATTAGTTTAATATAAAAAATAATATGATAACAATAGTATATTCAACACATAAAGATATAAACTACAATCAAAAATTCAAAAAACATTTACTAGATAAAGTTGGATTAAAAGATGTGCAAGTTTTAGAATACCTTAATAATAATGAGTTTTCACTTGCACATCTATATAACAAAGGAATTAGTGAAGCCATATATGACGTTGTTGTTTGTTTACATAACGATGTTATTTTATCTAAGGATTGGGGTAAAAAATTATTAGATGATTTTAAAAATAATCCTGAGTATGGTATTATAGGAAAAGCTGGATCTACTCATTTTCCAGAATCAGGAATATATTGGGAGAAGATGCACATGACAATGGTTGGGCAAGTTTACCACCACCCACAAGATAAAGATAAATTTTTGAGTATGTATTCACCTAAACTAAATTACCTTATACCTGTTGTGACCATTGATGGTCTTTTTATTGCTTTTGATAAAAATAAAATAAGCCATAAGTTTGATGAAACTATTGGGAAGTTCCATTTTTATGATCATTCTTTTTGTCTTCCAAATTATTTTGATGGGGTTAAATTGGGCGTAACTAGTTCATTTGAGATTACGCATGAATCTGTTGGTCAACCAAATGAAGAGTTTTTTGAATCAAAAGATGTTTTCTTAAAAAAATTTGGTGAAAAGTTACCCATAACTATTTTACCTGAAAAACCACATGTTAATCCAGTTGCTGCATATAATAATAAAAACAATAATAAAGTTGCTGTTATTATACCAACTAAGGGTAATATTGATGTTTTATTTGAATGTATAGAATCCTTTTATCAAAACTGTAATCCTAATTACTTTAAAATTTTTGTTGCTGACACTGGTTCAGAAGTTGATGAAAAAAATAAAATGAAAGAAAAGTTTTCATCATATTCTAATATAGAATTAATTGAATATGATTATTACAATTTTTCTAAAATTAATAACAATGTTGTACAAAATTATGTAGATGGTAGTTTTAATTTCATTTTATTCTCAAATAATGATATCAAGTTATTATCCAATGTTATTGATAGTATGTTAATGACGTTTAATGAAAAACCAAATGTTGGCACTGTTGGGGCTAGACTTTATTATCCAGATAATACAATTCAACATGATGGTGTTTTTGTGTTGTATAATACAAAAAATAATTTCTTAGGTGTTTCACATTTTGGGCTTAAAACACATTACAATTTCATAAACACCAAAAGAATTGTATTAGGGAATACTGGCGCGCTACTCATGATAAGTAAAAAAACTTTTGAGAAAGTTGGTATGTTTAATGAGGAATATATAAGTTGCTTTGAAGATGTTGAATTAAATTTACAATGCATTTTACATGGTATGCAAAACTACTTGGATTCAAATGCTGTTGCATATCACTATGAGTCCAAAACTAGGGGTGAAGATTCTGATAATTTAAAAAAACTAAACATTGACTATTCAGAAAGATTATTACCTTACATAAGTAATAATATGAATAAATTAAAACCATATTTTAATATTAAATAATTTAAATAATGAATAAAGTAATTTTAGCAACAGGTTCAGATTACAAATATCTGCAAAAAATTCAACCATATTTATCATCATTAGATAAGAACTCCAATTTTGATGAGAATGTTTTAGTATTTATAGGTGATGAGGATTTTCATTTTGAAAACAAATCTATTTCTTTAACAAAGTTACCAAAAACATCAATATTATCACTAAATACAATTAGTTGTGTGCAACATGGTGAATTTGCGTTTGCCCCTTATTTTGATAAATTTGAAGATTCTGATATAATTTTTTTCACTGATGGTGATATGTTCTTACAACGAAGTATTACCACAGAAGAAAAAACAATGTACTCAAATTTTAATGATGGAGATGTTTATATTGGGTATAATTCATCAAAAGATGATACTCTTCAAAAAGAATCTCCAAGGATAGGGTACAAGAATATTATGTATAAAGAATTTGAAAGAGACTGGAATTCAATAAAAATTTACAACACCGGAGTGGTGGGTATGAATAAAAAATCATGGAAAAAGTTGGCAAAAGATTATATAGAACTTTATCCTTTAGTTGATACAATGTTTACACACTATGCAAAACAACAATGGTTGATTTCATTCCTTATAGGAACAGATAATTATTTTAACATAATAGAAATGGGATATGATATTCATAACCACACACATTATGCTAGTCCAATAGGAACAACACAAGACGCTAATCGTAATGTTTTTTTTGATAATAAACTTGTATTGTTCAAACATAAATGGGATTAAAATATGTATGATTATGTAATTGTTGGTGCTGGGTTTTTTGGTTCTATTTGTGCGCATGAATTGACTAAAAAGGGTAAAAAAGTTTTAGTACTTGAAAAAAGAAACCATTTAGGGGGTAATTGCTATACAGATAAATGGGATAATATAAATATCCATTATTATGGTCCTCACATTTTTCACACATCAAATGAAAAAGTTTGGCGCTGGATTAATAAATTTGCAGAATTCAAACCTTATAAACATAATGTTGTGGCAAATTATAAAGATAATGTTTTCTCTATGCCATTCAATATGTGGACTTTCTCCAAACTTTGGAATATAAAAAGCCCTGATGAAGCAAAAAAAATAATTAAAGAACAAAGTTTAGGAATAGAATACCCTAAAAATTTAGAAGAACAAGCCATAAAACTTGTTGGTACTGATATATATGAAATGTTCATAAAGGGTTATACGCAAAAGCAATGGATGAAAGATCCAAAAGATTTACCTAAAGAAATTATCAAAAGAATACCTGTTAGATTTACTTATGATAATTCATATTATTTTGACAAATATGAAGCAATACCTATTGGAGGGTACACCCAAATTTTTGAAAAATTATTAGTAGGAATTGAAGTTAGACTTAACACTGATTATTTTACAGAAAAAGAATATTACAATTCAATAGGGGAGAAAGTTATTTTTACTGGACCTATTGATAAATTTTTTGATTATAGTTTAGGTAAACTAGAATACAAAACTACTAAATTTTTGCATAAGAGATTTGAGACTAATAACTACCAAGGTGCTGCCCAGATAAATTATACTGAATTAGACACTCCACAAGTTAGAACTTTGGAACATAAACATTTTGAAAAATCTGAATCTAATGTGACTTGGGTTACTTGGGAATATCCAACTCCATATATTGTGGATGAAACAGAGCCTTACTATCCTGTAAATGATGACATCAATAATAGAATGTATCAAGAATATAAAGAGATGGCTAATAATTACCCAAATATTTATTTTGGAGGGAGATTAGGTGATTATAAATATTATGATATGGATAAGGTTATAGACTTAGCATTAAATTTTGTTGAGAATTTGACTACTAAATCATAATACCTATTATTTATTATTAAATAAAAACAACTTAATGACGAGAAGAAGATTTGTGAAAAAAGAAGATGAGGTTGAGTTAGCTCCCCAATCAAGAAAAAGCCAAATTTGTAGTTTGCTTAAAAAGAAGACAAAAGAGAAATTTCTAAACGACAATCAAGCAATTTATTATGATAAATTGTTAAATCACCAAATAACAATTTGTGTTGGTCCGGCTGGAACAGGCAAAAGTTATATGTCAATGAAGGCAGCAGTTGATTTACTTGCAGACCCAAACAATACATATGAGAAATTGGTAATTGTTAAACCAGCTGTTGAAGCAGAAGAAAAGTTAGGAGCATTACCAGGAACAGTAAATGAGAAGATGGATCCATATATTTACCCATCTTTTTATCTTTTAAACAAAATCATTGGCAAGAATATCCGTGAAAAATTAATGGATATGGAGGTTATTGAGGTTATGGCTCTTGCTTATATGAGGGGGTTAAATATTGATAATACTATATTGGTTTTGGAGGAAGCACAGAACACTACACCAAACCAAATGAAATTAGTATTAACAAGGATTGGTTTTAATACTAAATTCTTTATATCTGGTGATTTGGAGCAAACTGACAGGTATAAAGACAAAAGGGGAACTGGATTATATGATGCTATGTTAAGATTGCAAGATGTTGATGATATTGCACATCATGAATTTGGTACTCAAGATATTGTAAGAAATCCCCTAATATCAAAAATATTAAAAAAATATGAAGATTGGAATTGATTTGACAAAAAATATGAGAATTGGTATTGATTTGAATGGGGTTTTAAGGGATACCCTTGGTAAAATAGAGCAAGTGTATGATAAGTTCTATGTCTCAAATGAGGAGGGGGGGAGTGATTTTAAATATGAAGTAAATTATCCCATTGATTCCTTAAACCTTATGAATCACTTCAAATTTGAGAATAGTGAAGATTTGTATAATTTCTTATATGTTGAACATCCTATGGAAATATTTGGTCATGCAGCATCCGTTGAATATACAGGGATGAATGATTTAAATGATTTCTATCTTGATATGAGAGATAATTATAAAATTATTATTATTTCAGATGAGATTGGTAAATCCAAACCTGCCACATTATTTTTTTTATCAAAGTTTTCTTGTTTGATTGAAAACATTATGTTTTATAGTGAACAGACAAAAAATAATATGCTTGGGTCAATAGATGTTTTACTTACAGCAAATCCAGACTTATTATTAAAAGAAGTTAATGGCTTGAAGGTTATTAAATATGAACAAGAATATAACAAAAACATTAAAGCTAAATACAGCATAAACAAACTAAAAGAGTTAAAAGATAAAATTTTAGAAATATGTTAAAAATCTTAGGAGAACATTATTATGTTGATTTAGATGTTGTTGAAAAGTATGTTGATATGACAGAAGTTGCACCAATAGAAACAACAGGTACAACAGATACAAAAATAAATATCATTAAATATGAACTTGTAAAACTAATGTTAGATGTCATTTTAACAGAAAGTGATGATATTGATGAAAAACTTGGTTTAAGTTCAGCTAGTGACTTGAGTTTACCATTTAAATTGGCTTTTAATACATTATTAAACAAAAAGATAATAAACAAATATTAACATGAGTGATATCAAAACAAAAATTGAAAATTCCTTAAACCTATTAAAAGACAAAAAATCAAGAATTTATTTTGTTGCCCAAGATACAAAAGGAAATGCTAGGGCTTCTATAAAATACATTTATGACCTTGCTTTGGCTTTGAAGGAGAATGGATTTAACCCCATCATCTTACATGAAAAAAAAGATTACACAGGTGTAGCATCTTGGCTTGATGAAAGTTATATGACAAATCTTCCCCACCGTTCAATTGAGGGGGAAAATTTAGAAATTAGCCCAGAGGATTTTATTGTTCTTCCTGAAATTTATGGTTTCATTATGGAACAGATTAAGGATTTACCTTGCGGTAAGATTGTATTAACCCAATCATATTCATATGTGTTGGATACATTGCAACCTGGTCAAAGTTGGCCATCACTAGGCTTCCTAAAATGTATCACAACTTCTGAAAAACAGAAAGAGCAGATTGAATCTTATATGAAAAAAATGTCATATGATATTATCACACCTTACATAGCAGAAGTTTTTGATAAACCAAAATTACCCCCAATGCCAATTGTTGCAGTTCATACAAGGGATCAGACAGATACCATTAACATTGTTAAGCAATTCTACTTAAAGTATCCCCAATTTAGGTGGTTTACTTTTAGGGATATGAGGGGTCTTAACCAAGTAGAGTTTGCCAACTCTTTAAAGAGTTGTTTTCTTAGCGTTTGGATTGATGATATTAGTGGTTTTGGAACATATCCATTGGAATCAATGGCTTGTGGGATTCCAGTTATTGGAAAAATACCTGATTTAATTCCAGAGTGGATGAATGAGAAAAATGGAATATGGGTACAGGACAAGTTAAAGATGGTTGATTATATTGCAGAGTTCATCCAGAATTGGCTTGAGGATAGCATTACCCCTGATTTATATGAGGAACTTGAGAAAACAGGGAATGAATACAAGGATAAAGAAAAATTCACAACAAATGTTGTCAAGTGTTTTACAGGCTATTTTGATAATAGAATAAATGCATTTCAAGAACAATTAAACAAATTATAAAATGAGTAATAAATTATCATTATCTGTTATACTACCAATAAAGTCATCAAAAACAAAAGATTTTAATGCATTTTTTGACAAGGCAATTGCATCATTAGAAAAACAAGAAACTGATTTTGATGAATTGGTTATTGTCCACACAAAGGAAGATTCTCTTGTTAAATTCTTAAATGAATATGACTTTAAGAATTTGAATGTAAAGAAATTTGAATGGACTTCTGATCCAAATTATTGTTCACAGATTAATTATGGTGTTGAAAAAGCATCATCAGAATGGGTTTCATTATTTGAATTTGATGATGAATATTCCAACATCTGGTTTAAGAACTTTAGAAAATATGCTGAAGTGTATCCAGATTATGCAGCATTTTTACCAGTTGTAGTTGATGTGGACGCACAGGAGGTTTTTGCTGGGTTTACAAATGAGGCAACTTTTGCTGCAAATTTCACCCAAGAAATGGGAATATTGACCAATGACATTTTACATGATTATCAAAATTTTCAGACATCTGGAATTATTTTGAAAAAGGATATATTTATTAGCACAGGGGGATTCAAACCATCCGTTAAATTAACTTTTGGCTATGAGTTCTTACTAAGGCTTACCTATAATTCAACACCAGTAATGACAATACCTAGATTGGGATACAAACATACCAATCTTAGAGAAGGATCTATATTTTGGAATTATAAATTTGCCAAAGATAAAATTACTGAAGATGAAGTTAAGTTTTGGCTTCAAACTGCTAAAAAAGAATATTTCTTTACAACTGATAGGGAAATAAAATATGAAACTGAAAACTCTTAATGATAAATCAAATTGTTGATGTAATTGATGATACTAAGAAAACAAAGAAAAAACCAAAAGAAAATTATTTTGACATAAGAGAAGAAAATGCGGTTATTGAGTTTTTAACCGCAACTTCTTTTTATGATAAAAATAAAATATACAATGAATTTCTTAGAAAGCCCTTAGATAAAATGATCTCGTCTATAATTAGACGATATAGATTATATAGAAAAGATATGGACTTCAATGAGATTCATACAGATGTCCATTCTTTTCTTATGACTAAGGTGGATAAATTCAAGCCATCTAAAAATAAAAAAGCATATTCTTACTTTGGTACTATATGTAAGAATTACTTGATGGGGCAGATATTAAAAGACCAAAAAGAAACAAATAGGAAAGTTTCATATGAGGACATATCCTCAACTATAGAAGAACGTCCAGATATGTTATATCACATTGATGAAGATGTTTTGGATTTAGATTCAGTCATAATAGAATATACAATAAAACTTAAAGATTTTGTTGAAACCCAATCATTAACTGATAATGAAAAGAAATTAGGGTTGGCTTTAATAGATGTATTTGAGAAATATGAAACAATATTCACATCAACAGATAATTCAAAGTTTAATAAAAATTTAATATTGTTGTCATTACGTGAAATGACAAACTTAACAACAAAAGAGATTAGAGTTTCATTAAAAAAATTCAAATCTCTTTATATTTTTATTATAAATAAAATTACATAATTATGCCTAGACCATTAAAAAAAGAAATTTCATTTAATCAAGAATCAATTTTGAACTTGATGCAAGAAATTTACAACGAACTTGTTGAACAGAGGACAACAGCAATCCGCATACAAAATAAAATGTTGGCAATGTTGAAAGAACCTGAAGATATGACTATGATTGGACCAGTCATTGAGAAACAACAAAAAATCATAAATGAGTGTGTTGAAAAGAAATTAAGTTTATCTAAACTCCAATCAACTATTTGGGGTAAAATGAGCAAAGATGAAACATCCTATTCATTTGCAGATTTGGATGAAGGTGTGTTACAAAGTTTATTGGATAAAGATATTAATAATGAAATAACAAATAATTATACAGTAAAGTAATTATATGCCAGATTTACTGAATGATTATAAAAAAATTAGTAAGCAGATAGATGCTTACACAACTTATTTAAATAGTGTTCAAGCATCAGATAATGCAAGAGCACAAGCCCAAGTATTCTTTGACAAAAAAGTATCTGATGTTAAGAATGCAATTAATGTTTTTGATTCAGTAAAGAATTTAAAAAAAAACAAAACCCCCTCTTTATTTGACCAATTAATTGGGTTTATCAAAAAGTTGGATGGGGAAGGTCCAGATACAAATAATAAGTTATTAAAGACTTTTTCAGATATTCTTGTTAAGAATTTACCTGAAATTAAGAAAATCCTTTCAGAGGAGGCAATCAAATTATTGGGATGTAGGGATGAACAGACATTCCCAGCATTAAAGTTAGTTGATTTTAAGTCAGATAATTTTATTGTTCCAATTACAAATCAAATATATGTTCCATTAAAAAATTTGGATTTATGGAAAAATCTAAAAAAAGACCCTGATTCAACAGCTGGAATTTTCTTTTATGAGGATTTGGGTGGTGTTGATATATTAGATGGTATCAATAATGAAAAATATAAGAATTTTGGTGGAGATTTAAAATTTCCTTTTAATAGGGAGATATATGCTAGGATTATATCCCCTAATCAAAGTTTTTATAATAAGTATGATGAGGCTTATCAAGGAGGGCCAAATGCACCTTTGTTTGATTTTAAGTATGTTACAGAGAATGATTTGGGGGAAACAGGAGATTTTATTGCTGTGACATTATTAAGTAAGAATGATGAATTTAATTTTTATAGCAAATTTATTTTTGACTATTATGATAGTATTAATATTTTTGATTTTAATAATATTATAAAGAACATTTTTAATTATTTGCTTGATGGTGCTGATATAACACAAACTAGTTCACCAAAAGAAATAGGTGAGAAAACAAAGTTTATGTTATTGATTGAAAGGCTTTGTGGTAAATGTTTTGATAATAGTGATGAGATTGATGTTAGTGGTATTGCCAAAATTGCTGAATTAGATGATGATAGTGATGATTTCTTCACATTTTCAGAAATAGATTTGAGACAAATTGATGACAACATAAATAACTATATGAATAAGATTGTTAGTTTTGATAGTTGTGGAGTTGTTAACCAGCAGATTGATTATGATAGCATTGTTGATTATGCCAAAGAGGTTGTTGGTGGCTTTGAAACATTAAATTCAACAGGAAAGAGTGATGCAATAACCAATGCCATTTTAAATATATTAAAAAACAATAACTTAAAAAACAACAACTCAACATTATTTTCATTTGTTAAATCAATTTTGGAATCTATTTTAACCCCAAAGGTTTTATTCCCCATTATGGTTTTGGGTCAAGTCATTGAAAAGACAGCAACTGCACAATATGATTTGGTAAGGGGACGTGCTGATGATTTTATTACACAAAATAAGAAAGCAATAAAAAACTTTACAGATGAGGCATTTGATACACCTGAATTTTTTGCAAAAAAATATAAGACATATCTCCAGAATGTTACAAGAAGGGTTTTAGAATTATTCTTAAAAGAATTGTTTAATGTTCTTAAGGGTAAGTTAAAAAAATTGGTATCAAGGGTTGTTGGGGGTGTATTTAAGAATTACTCAAAAAAGCAAGTCCAAGTTATATTGGCTTTAAGTACAGGTTTATTGGGTATTATATCAACAATTACAAATTTTAGGAAATGTAAAAGTGTTATTGATAGTATTGGTAAAATTTTAAATTCAATAAACATACTAACAAAAGCAGCAATAATTCCAATACCCCCACCATTATTGATTGGGGCACAGTTTTTGCCAGGTTTTTCAAATGAAAGGGCAAAGATTAATGTGATTGCTGAAATGCAAAGTTTGGGATTGCCAACAGAAGATTTATTGGATGGTTCGCCAAATAGAGTTTTATTATTTGCTGAATCTGTTATAAATGGTATGGATACAGAAGAGATAACAAATGGTGCAGTTGATGGTTTCATTGACCCCCTATTAACAGGAAGGGTATTTGCCAAAAAAAGACATGGATAATATGGATAAGATTGAAAATATCATTGAGTTTTCAAAAGATTTGAAAAATAAAACCAATGCACAGATTATAGAAAGTCTTGATACTTTAAATGAAGAGTTTAATGTTACAAAGAATGTTGTTATTAACTTGACACACAATTTGGATAAGATTGAGGAGTTATATACAATAATCCTAAAAGAGTATAATACAAGACAGAATGGATAATAGGTTATTATTCCCAGCAATCATCACAAACATTGATGACCCCCTTATGATTGGTCGTGTTAGGGCAGAGATTGAATCAGACAGGAATGATGCTATTCTAAAATCTATAACTGATCCCCCATTTAATATTAAGAAGGATATATGGGGGGATAGGGATCCATTCATATTTAAGCCATTATTACCATATTATTATAATATGCCATTAGCAGTTGGGGAAAGGGTATTGGTTGTGTTCTCAAACAAGGATTTTAAGTTTGATAATCAGTATTTTATTCAATCTGATTTTACATCCCCAATGCGGGTGAATTTTAATAGTGCAACAGAGGCAAGAATAACCACAGGCTCTGGTAGAAGGTTTAAGACAAATTTGAGTTTAAAGAATTTGGATGGGACATATAGAAAGAATAAGACAAAAGGAATTTTTGTTGAGCCCCAGGATAATGGTGTTATTGGTAGGGGTTCTGCAGATGTTATTGTTAAGGAAAACGATGTATTAATAAGATCGGGGAAATATAAAGGACAATTAGACCCAAGAGAATTTCCAAATCCAAATATAAATAGATCATTTGTTCAAGTATCACAATTCAATACACGTAAGATTGTTTTACCCCCAGTTGAATTTGAGTTTGAAAGGGAAAAGTTTTTAACAACAAAGTTTTTGATTGAATGGGTTATTCAGAATCCAGATTCAACATCAACATTTAATGGAGTTGTTAATCTATACTCATTGAAACAAAATGAACGTGTTGCCATAAATAAACTTGATATTAATAGTTTGGTTGATGACTTGAAAGTCATTAGAGCAAGAACATCATTTACTGGGTTAAACAAAGAAAAAACAATTGCATTTATAAATAATTTTATTTTAAATTGTGATACTCTTCTTAAATTGGATAATGGGACACAAATGTTCTTTCCAAATGAGGTTAAATACCCCATATTTTTTAGACCAGGATTTGCAACAGTAGTTAGATTAAATGGTTCTTTTGGTAAGGTAATTCCACAGAATTTAGTGGATATATATAACAATATTAAATTTGATAAATTTGCCCCATCAAGTGGATATGGCTTCATTTATTCAAAAGGAAGCACAAAAGTACCAACACTTACAGAAACTGCTGAAATAACCCAAACACAAATTATTAATGAAGATAATTCAGCAACATTGATTGGGGCAGATGAGATATACTTATTATCTCATAAGTCAGATGTTGTTCCAAATAAGAATAAAGTTGATTTAACTGGCTCATTATATGGGATTGAACAGGATAAAATAATTGATAATATTTTACCAAATACATCTTCAATGGTTAGGGGAGAGGAGTTATTGGAACTTATTAATTTGATTGTTAGATTTCTAATAACTCATGCACATCCATTCCCAGGTTTGGCACCAGTTTCAGTGACAGAAGATGGATCCACCATAAATGGTTTGTTGAATGAATTATCATTGGCAACTAAAAAGATTTTAAATAAAAAAATTAGAATGAATTGATATTTATTATATAAAATATAATGTCAATTCACTTATCTTATTTCAATAAAAATAATACATTAATATCAAATTCCAAAATCAATACAGGTAGAAACCCTGTTATGGAATTATCCTATGGGGCAACAGACTATCTAATCCCAGCATATGGACCAACAAGATTAATCTTTAATTTAAATCTCCAACCATTAATTGATAAAGTTAATGATAATATCATTTTTAGTGGTTCATTAAGTAGTGCAACACATACATTGGTAATGAAGAATTCGGCATCATTTGATGAATCATTGTTGAATGGTAAAATGCCATCCCAAAAAAGAAGAGCATCTTCATTTGATTTAAATCTATTTAGAATTCCTTTAAGCAGTGGTGACACTGGTTATACCCAATATTGGGATGAAGGTGTTGGCTATGATTATACCAATTATTCAAAAAACTTGAATTCAGGATCAGGTGCAAAATATCCCCTTGTCATAAAAGATGATAATTCATTTGCCACAACCGCATCCAATTGGTTTAGTGGTAAGACCATAAGTGGCTGGACAGAATCAGGGATATATAACAATAGAAATACAGGAAATGTTAATTATAGCGGATTAACCATTCTTGATACACAGCATTTTGAATTTGGGAATGAGGATATTTCTTTTGATATGACAAATGAGATAAATGACATTCTAACAGGTTCTACAACAGACTATGCTGGTTGGGGTATTGCTTATCCACCTTCTTATGAAAATGCAACAGGGTTAACAGAAAGTTATTCTGTGGGCTTTTTTTCAAGGCATACACAAACATTCTATGAACCATATCTTATCACCACATATGATGATTTGGTAAAAGATGATAGAAATAATTTTGTGAAAAATAAAATAAATAAACTATATTTGTTTATTACAGATGATGGAAATTACATAAATTTGGATTCAAATCCTATTGTCAATATCATTGATAATGATGGTGATGTTATGAGTGATATAACTAATCTATCAACAAGATTGGTAACAAAAGGGGTTTATGAAGTTTCTATTCCAAATGTGTTTAGTGGATACACAGCACCAATGGTATTTATAGATGTATGGAGTGGATTAACCTTAAATGGAATAACCTTGCCAAATGTTGAAAATGAATTTGTATTATATGATATGAATAATAGAATTAAGACCGGAACAAAATCAACAGAAAATGAATCATATAATTTTGATTTTTATAATGTTATGCAAGGGGAGAAAATCCTTAACACAGATATTAGGAAGGTTGGGGTTATTATAAAGAAAGCATATAGCACAGATGAATTATTAACAGGGGTTAAAGCATATTATAGGGTTTATGTTAAGGAGGGTGAAACAGAGGTGCAAGTGCAAGATTGGACAGAAATAAATAGAAGCCCAAATGAATATTATTTTATATTTGACACAAGGGATAAAATCCCAAATAAATATTTTATTGATTTAAAAGTTCATATTGCTGGGGAAGTTTCAACGTATAAAAAACAATTAGCATTCTTTATTGTAAATAAAAAATAATGGAAAAAGAAAAACTAAAAAGAATATTTAATTTCCTTGAAGAGAAAGGAGAACACATTATAGCATTACCAGTTAAGATTAAATTGGCTATGCCAATAGCAAAAGAAGATTTAAATGTTAAAGGTGATTTGAGTTTAAGACACGCAAATATAACCTCATTGCCAGAAGGTTTGAAAGTTGGTGGTGATTTATATTTAACTAATTCAAACATAACCTCATTACCAGAAGGTTTAAAAGTTGATGGTGATTTGATGTTAACCTTTTCAAAAATAATCTCATTACCAGATGATTTACAAGTTGGTGGTTCTTTGAATTTATCATATGCGGATATAAACTCACTACCAAAAGGTTTGAAAGTTGGGGGTTCTTTGCATATAGAGGACACAAAAATAACCTCATTGCCAGAAGGATTGAAAGTTAATGGTAATTTGGGTTTAACTAATTCAAAGATAACCTCATTGCCAGAAGGATTGAAAGTTGGTGGTTATTTGACTTTATCACATACAAATGTAACCTCATTGCCAAAAGGATTGGAAGTTGGTAGAAATTTGTATTTAAGACATACAAATATAACCTCATTGCCAAAAGGTTTGAAAGTTTATGGAAAATTACTTATAGAAAATGCCCTATTAAGAAAATACACAGATGAAGAATTAAGAGAAATGATTAGACCTGGATTTATAGATGGAGAAATATTTAGATAATGGAAAAAGAAACAATAAAAAGAATATTTGAGTTCCTTGAAGAAAAGGAAGGGAAAAAACATAAAGATAGAGATAACTTTATTTGGAAATTAAAATTTAATGAACCCCTAACAAAAGATGATTTAGTTGTTAATGGTGATTTGGATTTAACAGATTCAACATTAAAATCATTACCAGATAATTTGGAAGTTAAAGGTGGTATGCTTACTAGATTTTCAAGAATAGAAGAATTACCAAAAGGGTTGAAAGTTGGTGGTACTTTGGATTTATCCTACTCTAGGATAAAAAACATACCAGATGATATTAAAATTGGTAATTCTTTGTATTTACACAATACAAAAATAACTTCACTACCAGAAGGATTGAAAGTTGGTGGTAGTTTAAGTTTAGTTTTTGCAGATATAGAATCATTACCAGAAGGGTTGAAAGTTGGTGATATTTTGCATTTACAGCGTTCAAAAATAACTTCATTACCAAAAGGGTTGGAAGTTAAAGGTGAGTTGATTATTAAAAATACAGCATTATTAGAATACACAAATAATGAATTAAGAGAAATGATTAAACCTGGATTTATAAAAGGAGACATAATAAGATAATGGAAAAAGAACAATTAAAAAGAATATTTGAGTTCCTTAAAACAAAGGAAAATCTTAACCAACCACTTGTGTGGAAGTTGAAAACTAATATGCCATTAAGAAAAGAAGATTTGGAAATTAATGGTGATTTGCAATTATCAAATATAACATCATTGCCAGATGGATTGGAAGTTAAGGGTACTTTGTATTTAGACAACTCAAGTATAACTTCACTGCCAGAAGGATTGAAAGTTGGTGATGATTTAAGTCTATATAATACAAAAATAACCTTATTACCAAAAGGTTTGAAAGTTGGGCGTAGTTTATTTATTAGAAATACTCCATTAGAAGATTACACTAATGAAGAATTAAGAGATATGATAAACCCTGGATTTATAAAAGGAGACATAATAAGATAATGGAAAAAGAAAAACTAAAAAGAATATTTGAGTTCCTTGAAGAAAAGGAAGGGCATAATGCACCATTTCGATGGAAAATATTAAATAATAAGCCAATAACCAAAGAAGAATTAAATGTTAAAGGTGATTTGGATTTAGAAAGAACAGAAATTACCTCATTACCAGAAGGGTTAAATGTTGATGGTAATTTATACCTTTATGAATCAAGCATAACTTCATTGCCAAAAGGATTGAAAGTTAGGGGTTTATTTTTAGCTAGTTCAAGAATAAAATCATTACCAGAAGATTTGAAAGTTGAAGGTTTGGATTTAGGTGGTACAGAAATAACTAAATTACCAAAAGGTTTGAAAGTTGATTATAATTTAGTTTTAAAACATTCAAAAATAGAATCATTGCCAGAAGGATTAGAAGTTGGTGGCGATTTAAATTTAAGAAATTGTAAAAACTTAAAGTCCTTACCAAAAGGCTTAATAGTTGGTGGAGATTTACATGTTTATGGAACATCCATATATAAACTTGATGATGATGAAATTGCAAAAATGATTCATCCTGGATACATAAATGGGAGCATATATTAAGATAATGGAAATAAATACAATAAAAAAGATACTTGATTTTATTAAAAAGAAAGAAAATAAAGTCCCCTCCTATATTAAGTTAAGAAAACTTAACCTAATGTATGACCTAGAAAATTATCCTGATGATGTTCAATTTACACATAATGATAATCTGTATTTATACGAAATGCCTATAAAAAAACTACCAAATAAATTTAATGTTAAGGGTTATTTGATGGTGAAAGATTGTAAAAATTTAAAAGAACTTTCAGGTGATTTACGTGTTGAAGGTTGGGCAGATTTAGCAGGTTTAAATATAACAAAACTCCCAGATAAAATATATGTGGATGATTATTTAGATTTAGATTCTTGTGAAGAATTAATAAAACTCCCAAGTGAATTATATGTTGGGGGTAGTTTAAATTTATCTGATTGTGTAAAAATAAAAGAACTTCCAGATAATTTATACGTTGGAGGTAATTTTGGTATTATTTCTACACAAATAGAAGATTTTCCAAATAATTTATATGTTAGACGAGATATAGGCATAAGAAACACCCCCCTTGCCAAAAAATATACAGATGAAGAAATAAGAAGTAATAAAAATTTAAATGGGGGAAAATTTGAAGGTAAAATATTTAGATAATGGAAAAAGAAACAATAAGAAAAATATTTGATTTTATTGAGAAGAAAGAAAACAAAAAACATAAAGATAGAGATAACTTTATTTGGAAATTAAAATTTAATGAACCCCTAACAAAAGATGATTTAGTTGTTAATGGTGATTTGGATTTAACAGATTCAACATTAAAATCATTACCAGATAATTTGGAAGTTAAAGGTGGTATGCTTACTAGATTTTCAAGAATAGAAGAATTACCAAAAGGGTTGAAAGTTGGTGGTACTTTGGATTTATCCTACTCTAGGATAAAAAACATACCAGATGATATTAAAATTGGTAATTCTTTGTATTTACACAATACAAAAATAACTTCACTACCAGAAGGGTTATTCATTGGTAATTGGTTAGGAATAATGGATACACCAATAAATAAGTTACCAAAAGGGTTAATAGTTAATGGCTACTTAAACATAAATAGTGGAAGTAGTTTAGCCAATTTTTCTAATGATGAATTAAGAGAAATGGTTAAACCTGGATATATAAAAGGAATAATTAAAATGTAACCATTAAATCCCATTTAACCACACACAATTTAACCAAGACAATAGATTTTAATAAATATGACATAGTAATAGGCTAAAACAAAAAGTATCTTAAAATCAAAATATGGAAGCCTTAATCAAAATAGACCTTAATGATATTTATAAATAAAAATTAATATGATTAATCCAAGAATTAAAAGAATTATTGAAACTGCCATAAAGGAACAAGCAACTGAAAACTATATGTTCTTTGGTAATTTAAAACAAATAAAAAGACAATGTGAATTATTGCTTGAACTGCAACCAGATGAGGTGAATGAATTAATAAAAAATGGCCATGACTGGGCAGATGACCACATTAGTGTTGCAAAAGAAAATATGGATCAAGTATTTGATTTTATGATGAATGAATTCAATGAGAATGATGACCAAAATTTAACAGAAGCAAAAGCCAAAAAGAACAAACCCAAAAATCCAAAATTATGGAGTCAATGTTTAAGTTGGGCAAAATCAAGATATAAGGTATGTCCTAGTGCATATTGCAATGGTGCTGCAGCAAAACGTTATAAGCAATTAGGTGGAAAGTGGAAGAAAGAGTGATTTGTTTTTATGAAATTTTGTTGTATATTTGCAGTGAAACAAAATAAAAACTATGAAACTATTAAATGATTTGATTGCTTCATTTAAGCAAAATATTTTAGCAATGGTTGATCCATCAGAAGATGACATACGTTGCAAGAATATATGTCTTAAACTAATTAATCATCCTGATGCAAATTTAGCATATTCATCAAAATCCCCAGAAAGATTGGTATATCTTGAGGAGGATAACATTTATGTCAATATTATTGATAGAGATGTTTGTATCATATATGAATATGAGGTGTTTAAATTTTTTATTTCCCACCAAAACACGCATTTGGAAATAGTGCAGGCTTTTGATGATAAAATGGCATCAAAATTTGATGTATTCTATGATTTATCAAATTACCTAAAAGAAAATTTCTTAGTGAAGGTTGAAAGTTTTTAATGTTTAAAACACATCACTTATTTAAATGATAATACAAAATATCATTTATTTAAGTGATATTTTTTTTGTATTTAATTATTTTTTGTTTATCTTTGCGTAAACAAAAAAATCAAATGTATGAATGCTAATAAAAGTGGAGAGGAATACCAGGAAGAAATTTTTAAACTTCTAAAAACAACAAATTTATCTAATGATTTAATGAATGTAGATTCTTCTATTATTGATAATATTGATGCAAAAAAGAATTTTTTTAAAAACCTAAGAAAAAAAATAACAAAGTTATTCTTAACTAAGAATGATAAATTACCTTATATTAATTATAATTCATCCATAAAGGGTGATATAATTATTAAAGGTTTAGTTAATATAATTTGTGATATAAAAAATTATAGTAATATAGATGGTCGGATGAAATTCCCAACAAACTATGGATTAACAATGAACTCTTTTATGAAAGGAGTGGATTCAAATATAAAATATCCTATTTTTTATTTTTTTAGAAATTATGAAAATGACTTAAGTAAACTTTATATTTATTTCTTTTTATTAAAGAAAAATAAATTCAATACATTTACATCTAAATATAAAACAAAAGAAACAGTATGTTTTTTAAGCACAGAAAAATTTATTGATTTGTTTTGTTTTATTGAACTTGGTTTTGGATGGAAGTTACACAACATATCCCCAGTAAAGTATTTTTTAACAAAAAATGAGGATAAAATACAATACAAATCTATTGATTTCAACAAGACATTAGATGATTCTAATATTAGAGTTGATTTATTGTTTGAAAATGATTATACCTATATATTTTTCTACCAAAATGATGAATGTATATATATTTTATCACAAAGACCAACATCTGCTAATTGTTCATTTATTAATTTAAACCATATTAAAATTTTAAATGAAGTTAATATTGTTGACTATCAAACACAAATTCCCTAATAATTCTAACTATACTTTCATTTGAAACCATTGTTGGTTTGTTGCCTGTTCCAGATTTTGGATTCTTTTTTTCAGCACTCCTCTTTTTGGCACAGGCAGCTTTTTTTTCAGCATCACTCATTTTACCAGCAACACCTGCAGCCCTACATTTTGGATAACCCCCTTTACTATCTGACTCCCTTCCACAGGGTGGATGTTTACCACTTGAATCTTTTCTACATATATTAACCCAGGGTCCTTTGGGTTGGTTGCTACCTTTTGGTTTCTTTTTTGTACCAAACCAAACAGCAAGATCCTCATTTAGAAATGATGGTTTGTTTTCCATACTATTTTATTATATAAATATAAAACTATTATGTTTTTTTCTAATATATAAAATATATTCACCTCTATGGGAAAATATATAAAAAAAAGGGTTGCAAAACCTTGCAACCCTTTCTATTATCCTTTAAAATGTCCAGTTTTTTAGTAAAAAAAGTGGACAAATTAATTATCTTAACTCTTGTAAGTCAAATGTTCTAACTCCATCAACTGTAATTCTACCATAGAAACGGTTATTAACCAATTTTTTAGCATAACGAGTCATTATACCTTTGATAGGTGTGAAGTTGAATGGGTTATACATAGTTGGAGTTAATTGTAAAGGTACATAAGGTGCATAGATATAACCTGTGTCAAGTAAAGATGTTCCTTTATGTCCCATCAAAATTTGGTTTGCTGGGAAGTAAGGATCACGATATACTTGGTAACGACCAGCTAATGTACCTACTCTTTCAATACCCATGTTGTATTGGTCTTGCTCTGGTGAAGCATTTGATACATGGAAGTATTCCAAATCATCAAAAACTGCACTTACTTCAGAAGAAACAACAATCCAGTTTGCACCACCTCTCAAAGTTGATTTGTGAATTTGTGCAGATACTTGGTTGATTGTTGTAATCAATGTTTGATTCCAATCTTTTTGAGTGTAAGGGATTGCATTTGTACCCAATCTCTTCCAACCATTGTAATCCCAACGTAAATTCCAAGCTGCACCTTTTCTAAGGTCACGAAGAATTTCTCTATCAATCTCTGCTGCAATTTGCTCTGACAATAAAGCAGTTAATTCTGCTTCAGCATCAATATTATGGAATGCAGCAACATCCTGTGCCATTTCTGGAGACCATTGAGCCCTTAACTTTCTTTCAGTTACAGAAACTGTAACAGATTGTAAGTCAAAAGAAACCTCACCAATCTTATCTTCAAATTCTAAACTCTTGTAAATTCTATAAGTTGCACCAAATGATGAAGTAGATGTTCCACTAATTGCGGTTGTAAGGCCTGAATAACCATCTAATGAATTTGAACCAACAGTTGCTGGTCTTAGTAAATCAACTTCAAGATAAACCACACCTTCTGGTGTTGATAAATCATTATATTGTCCACCACCTGTTAAACTATCAGGGAATCCTGCTGTTTGAGTACTACCATATTGAACAAGCCCTTTTGCATACTTCTGTGTCACAACTCTAAATAATAATGGACTACCAGCTACTGTTGTTGCAGCTGAAAAAGGACCATCAGTTTTAGCAGTTATTGTTAAACTAGCCAAGAAACTTTCATTATCAATTGGATTACCATCAGCACCAATTAATTTACCTTCACCTGTGCTTGAGAATCCAGTTAAAGCTATTATAACTTTTCTATACTCAGTTGCAGTAGTAATAGATGCATTTTCTAAATTACTACCATTCCAAACAACTGTATTAACTCCAGCAGTAACTGCACTATATTGTCCTTTTGAATAATCATAAAGACCTTCTGGGTTTAAACCTGGCTCATTACCTTCATAGAACCTATCATATAGATTTTTTCCACTACCATAACCAGAAGTAGGAGTTTGGTCACTTGGTACACCAGGTGCCCCATAAGGTGAATAATGAGCACCAGCAACATTACCAGCATTTGCCTCTTGAATTTGTGGCACAAAGAAGAACAATTTACCAATAGGTAAGTTCATTGCTTGTACAGAAACAATATCATTAGCCAATAATTTAGAGAATACTCTCCTTACAATTGGGAAAACAACTGTTTCAAATGCACCAGTATCAGATGTACTGGCTGCTTCATTTATAAGATATGATGCTTGGTTTTCATATAACTGTGCAACATTCTCTTTTAGGTGGCCTTTAAGACCTTCAAGGAATCCTAATTTATTCCATTTGCTAATAGTATCTTCTTTGATAACTTTTAGGTGTTTCAACCCAATATTACCAACAAGACCTGATTCTAATAATGCTCCCATTTTTTTTATTTAGTTTTTTTTATTTATTTTTTAACCTAATTTACCCATTAAATCTTTCATCCTCAAAAATTGTGGATTTTCATAAGTTTTGGATTCAATCAAGTTAGCAGATGAACCTGTTGAGGCAACATTTGAAATCTTGCGGTTAACAGATTCATTTAAAGACGTATTTGAATCTTTTGATAATTCGCTATTAATAGCATTGTATAGATTTTTTGATTCTTGTAATGATTGAATATTATCAAAACGTCTTAAAATGTTTATTTTTTCTTTTTTTGTTGTTGAATGTTCTGTGAACAATCTTGTTGCATATGCCAAATTAGCATTGAAAACAGCAACATCATTTAATTTCTCTCTAAATACATTTAATGATTTTTTATAATCACTATTCTTTTGTCTTAATTCCAAAACTTGGTTTTCAAGAGATTCTAAATTCAAATTTCTATTTGGTGTAATGCCTTTTTTAAGACCCCTACCTGCTTTGCTTCCCATACCATAAGTTCTTGATGCTTCTTTGGTTTCTTGTTTTCTACCAGGAGTTACTTTCTTCATCTTACCATCAACATTTGCGGCAGATTTGTCATAGTCAAACTTGGCTTTTCCTGTTCCCATTTTTTTAGGACCCTCTTTCATTTTTTCGTTAAAACCATTTTTAGCCATCTTATACTTAAATTTGGAAGCCTTTTTAGCCTCACCTAAATAGTCATATTTTTCAGATGTTTCACTTTTATTTGCCATACATCCATTATTTTCTAATACTTTCATTATTCTTCCAGCCTCTGTAATTCCATATTCTTCTATGAAATCACTAACTGAAAAATTATCACAATCAACTTCAATGTTGTTTAAATCATCTTCCATATCCATATCAAAATCATCTTCCATATCCATATCATCTTCCATATCCATATCAAAATCATCTTCATCTTCCAAATCAATTTGCTCATCTACTTCAATTTCATAAATGATATTAGATTTTCTGGTATTAGTTCTTTCAAAAATTTTATCAATGGTTGATTGAGTGTCATCTTCATACATTTCACCCATTTCATCATCATAATCACCATCCATTTCCATTTCATCTTCATCTTCAAAACCCATATCCATTTCATCTTCATCTTCAAAATCCATTTCCATTTCATCATCATCTTCAAAATCCATTTCCATTTCATCTTCAAAATCCTCACCACCAAACTCACTTATTTGTTCACCTAATCTTATTAAATATTCATTATCATCATCAGTTAAAGAGATGTCCCCACCATCTTTGCTAACAATAATACCATCTTCATCACCCATTGCTTTAAATACTTTTAATAAGTCATGCTCTGAAGACCCCCTCATATCAATGACATCATCATCATCTTCCATATCAAACTCATCTTCATCTTCCATTTCATCATCCTCTATGTCCATATCCATATCCATATCTTCATCCTCCATATCATCCTCCATATCTTCAACATCATCTTCCATATCTAAATCAGTGTCATCATCTTCAATATCTTCTTGCTCATTTAAAGATTCTTTAACTAATTCTTCGATTTCTTCCTTCATTGTTGAAGAAAGTATTCCTTTTGCGTTTTCTGCAAGCACATCTTCAATTTGTTTCATTTGAATTAGTGCTTCTTCTACTAAGTTTTTTTCAGATTGCATAATTTTTTATTTATTTTTATTATAAATATACAGAAAAGCAAAAAAGTTACTAAACAGCAGTAACTTTTTTTAAAAACAAAAACCCCCAACATAAAATGCTAGGGGTTTAAAAGGAAAAACAATTAGTTTTTATTGGAAAACTTCATCAATTTTTGATTCTGACACAGCAGTTATTCTCCATTCTTGTGTGAAATTTTGATACTTTTCAGTTATCTTGGCTTCCACATCTGTTACAGAATAACCCTTCACCAATTTTTCTTCTCTTATCTTTTTTAATTTTCCAGTGTTTTCATCTGGTAAATTAAAAGTTAGTTTTGCAACAAAGAATTTTTCATCCATAGGTATTGTTTTTTATTTGTTTGTGTAAATATAGTTATTTTTTTAGTTTAAATCAAATATTATTTTTAGTTTTTGTATTTCTATTAGTCATATATTCTACCTTTTATAAAACCTGGTTTTATCATTTCTCTTAATTGTCGTTTTGTATATTTTGTTAAATCTGTTCCATGAATATATAAATCACCTCCAACTTCCAATCCTTTTGGTAGTGAGAATATACTTGAATATGCTACACTCAAACCACCCCCAACTATCAAATCTTTTGGCAATGATTCAATTGCTGATTTATATAACATCAAATCACCACCAACTTCTAATCCTTCTGGTAGTGAGATTATTTTTGAACCTCTTAAAGATAAATCACCTCCAACTTTCAATCCTTCTGGTAATGAGGCTATATCTAAATATGAAAAGTCTAAATCACCTTTAACATTTAAATCATCTTCTATTAATGATATATTATTTATTAATTTCCATTTAAGTGGTAATCTATGTTCTCCCTTCTCTTCAAGGAACTCAAATATTCTTTTTAATTTCTCTTTTTCCATTATCTAATCTCTAACTATTGGGCCATCTATAAATCCAGGTTCAACCATTTTTCTTAATTGTCTATTTGAATATTTTTCTAATGGTGATCCAGAAATCTCCAAACCACCTTTAACTATCAAACCTTTTGGTAATGTTTCTATTTTTGTAAAGGATAAAACTAACTCCCCCACAATTTTAACACCTTGGGGTAATGATTTTATTGGACTATTAAATAAATTTAAATCGCCCTTAACAACCAATCCCTCTCCAATGGAAACTATTCTTTTTGCGTATAATTGTATGCTTTTGCCAACTTTTAATCCTTTTGGTAATGAGGTTATGGCTTCACAACCAATTATATTTAAGTCACCCCCAACTTGTAAATCATCTGGTAATGAGGCTATTTTTGAAAAGGTTAACATCAAATCACCCTCAACTTTCAACCCATCTGGCAAGGAGGTTATTGTTGAATTTTCTAAATGTAAGTCACCTTTAAAATTTAACTCTTCGTTTGTTATTGGCATATTATTTTGATGTTTCCATAAAAATGGCGCATTATGCCCTTCCTTCTCTTCAAGAAAATCAAATATTTTTTTTAATTGATCTATATTCACGACCTATATATTTTACCTTTTATAAATCCAGGTTTTATCATTTCTCTTAATTCATTATCTGAATATTTTTTTAATGGTGTTTTTGCTATATATATATGGTTGCCAACTTCCAATCCTTTTGGCAATGAAGTTATTTTTGTTTTAGTTAAAAACAAATCTGAACCAACTTTCAATTCTTCTGGTAATGAAATTAAATTTTTACAATTGTATAAACCCAAACCCCCTCCAACTTTAAATCCTTCTGGTAATGAAGTTATGTTTGTGTTGTGTAAATGCAAATTGCCAACAACTTTCAAATCTTCTGGTAATGAGGTTATAGATGTTGACCCTAGGTTCAAATCACGACCAACTTTCAATCCTTTTGGTAATGAGGTTATTTTTGATTCATCTAAATATAAATCACCAATAACTTCCAATCTTTCTGGTAATGAGGTTATGTTTGCGTATTTTAAACTTAAGTAACCATTAACTTTTAATCCTTCTGGTAATGAGGGTATATTTTTTTTAAAATCAAAATCTAAGCTACCTTTAACATTTAAATCTTCTTTTGTTAATGGCTCATTAAGTGCAATTTTCCAAAGTAAATCTTCTTTTATGCTAGAAAATTTATTTTCTTTTCTTTCAAGGAAATCAAGTATTTTCTTTAATTTTTTTAGTTCCATTTTATTTTAAATAACTATCAAGTTTGGACATTAATTTTAATACATTATTAACTGGTTCAATTTTCTTTTCCTCTTCCAATTTTTCATCATACTTATGTCTATCTTCCTTATTTGAGAATAGATATGCCCCTGGCGTTGATGGTGATGAAACCAAATCAAAGCAAATAAGTTCAAAGTCATCTTGAACCTCATTTTTCTCCCCAACTTTTTTTAGTGATCCAACCCCCCTAGAACTGATACCAAGGCTCACTCCTTGCCTCATTAGGTTTGCTGCAATATCTCCTTTGGTTGAAACTATGCCTCTCTCATGGAAGGCAGGAGAGGTCAATAACAATAACTTCCCCATTAGGATATTGCTATCCCACCAAACATCTGTAATTAAATGGGAAACTCTATCCAAATCAATAAGGGATGATTCTGGGTGGTTTAATTCTGATGTTGATAAACCTTTTTCAATAATCTTTTTATATCTTTCTGCTTCTCTCTTTAATATCTTTTCAGGATATGTTCTGCCGTTCCTATTTGGAACGTCATGCTTTTGCAAGACAGCAAAAAACTCAAAAGGTTTGCTATAATCTAATTTTTTATTTTCTCTTATTAAATCAATGTTCAACTCATCTTTTGGATTAACCCACCCAGCATCCATTTCAATTAGAATGCCATGCCCTATTTCATTTGCTTCAAGAAGTCTTAATTCTTTCATAATATATTTTAATATATAAATATTAAAATATTTTGTTTTAAACAGATAAATCCTTTTTTGTTATAAAAAAGTCAAAATATTTGTTCTTTGAAATGTTTTTGTTGTAAATTTCTTTTATGATTTTTCTAACAGCATCCTTCATTTCTTGGGATTTGAATAATACACCATCCTTAACAAATAATGTTATTTCTAAATTCATAAATGATTTTTTATCAAGGGATATTCCACTATGCCTAATATCCAAATCAACTATTGTTGATTTATGGAATAGATTTAAATCATTGGCATCCAAGATTGTGTGTTTAATATCCCTTGACTGGGTGCAAACAATTTTTCTCCAATTGCTATAATCATCCTTGGGAGAAACCCAAGATTGTATGTTGATGTATATTGATTTTAATTCAATGTAATCAATTGTTCCATAAAAAATCTTTAAATCATTAAATAATCTAAGCCTTATTTTTTTTCCATTCTTCATTGGTTGTTAATTGTTTATATAAAAATAAACAAAAACAATATAATTATCAAATGGAATTAACTATTCAAGGATTTATTTAGTGATTTTATCTCATAATAATTCAATATATCAAACTTATCAGTTTTAACCTTCTCAATTGCCTTTAATAATTTTGTCTTAACCTCACCATTTGTTTCATTCAATAACAATTCAGTTAATTTTTTTTCAGTTTCTTCCTTTAACAAAACAAAATCAGCATTTAACTTATTTTTATCTTCCTTCAATAAGGATAAGATTTCTTTTTTGGTTTCCTCATTCAAAGAATTAATATATTCATTTATTTTGTTATTAACAACCTTAACCATTGAACTAATTGGAATATTTACCTTATTCTCATTAATTGCAATAGGCTGCATTAACACCTTTAAAACACTTTCTTTTAGAACAACCAATTCATCAAGATTGTTTGTTGTTTCATATATTAATTTATCAATATTCTCATATTGATTTTCATCAATCTTATTTAAGATAACAGGAATTTTAGATTTCTTTATAAGTTTTCTACCCCAATCAATACCCTCATCCAAGTATATTTTTGCAGCAGATTCACTTAATCCCCTTGGCTTGGTTAAATCCCCATATAATACATATAGTTTTGATAAACTCTTATCACTTAATATGTGCTTTTTAAAATTTTTAATATTTTCCTTAAAAATCTTTTTATCTTTCACTGATTCTGAAAGATTATTCTCAATAATTGTTTTTACTTTACCAAATTTCATACTTCTTCTTTTTTTATAAATATTGCTAACCTAATAACTTTTTTAGTTCATTTTCCAAATCACCCAAAGATTTTTGACCTTTTTTGAATGGTGAATAATTTAATCCATTTATTTTGTTGTTTTCTGACAAAATATTTAGATTATCAAATCTTGATTCTGGTGCCAAGCCTGGTTCTCCTGGTGGTGGCATTTCACCCCCTCCTGGTGGCGGTGGTGGTGGAGGCGCACTCATATCCATTCCTCCCATATCCATTCCTCCCATATCCATTCCTCCCATATCATCTGGTGGTGGAGGCATTGCACCTGCTGTTGCTGTTCCACCTGAAACTGAACCATATAACTTATCAATATTATCAAACAAGCCAGTTTTCTTGATGATAAGAGGTGTTTGTTTTAATTCTTCACCAACTGCCTTTTCAATCCTTTGTTGTTGTAAATCCAATCTAATTTCCTCATCTGAAAATCCAAAAATATGTTTCTTTGCCCAAGTTGCAGAAACTGGTGCAATCCCTGTCCCGGGATCTGAAACAGCATCACGATATAATCCAATTTTCTCTTTCCATATATCAATTTTCAATAAATCAGATTGTGTTGAAGGATTTGTCAAGCCTAATGTGAAATTGGATATCTCATCTTCAAAACCCAATAAAAATAAATGTATAATAGCAATCTTATTTAATTCAGATATCATACATTTCTGAATTCTATTTATTGTCCTTGCAAATCTAATGTCCTGTAATGATAATGTTTTACCATCACCAACCACATCTTCAAAACCCAAGAATGTTTTTGGTATTCTTAATGCTGTAACCAATTTCTTTTGAATATATTCAATATCTGCTATTTCTCCCAAATTGCTCGCACCTGCTAAAGTTTCAATTGGACTTGCTTGACCTGGATCCCTAACTGGAACAAAATAATCTTGGTCAACAGCCATTTGATTATACCTCATATCAACATTACCGGTTTTGCTATCAACAATCTGTTCTCTCTTGAATTTATTTGCAACACGTTGTACGTACGCCTCAACATCATTATCATCCATATTTCCAACAAACACTTTAAACACCCTTCTTTCTGGTGCTCTTGATGTTCTATATATTAACATTGCATCTTCTGATAATAAAAGTTGCTTCCAGATACGTCTTGCTTTTTCCAATAAGGATGTTCCATATGGTAATTTTCTATCATCCCCCAATATTCTAAAGTGTGCAATTTCCCAAGGTTGGAATTCCATCTGTTTATTTTTCCATTTAAATTTAAGGGAATCATTTTCTGATGATAGTTCTCCATAGCCTGATGCCTTTTCTGCACTACCTGGTTCTAATCTTTCAATTTCAATATTTGGTAATTGATTGCATCCAACAATACCTTTTTCTGGATCCAACTTTAAAAAGACAAAATTATCACCAAACTTACATGTGTTCCTAGTCCACATTGGTAATGATGTATTTATATCCAAAACATTATTAAATAAATCTGTTAATACAGATTTTATTCTTTTTGATTCTGAATATATTTGCAACATATGTCCATCTTCATTTGAAGTTGTTGATTCTTCTGCATATATATCTAATGCTGCCCCAATTTCTGGAGTGTACTCCATACTTTCGAAATCATAGACTGATGCCAATCTTGTTGGTTCATAATAAACTGCTTGGGTATATAAGTGGTTATCAATTTTTGCCCATTGGTTTGATAGATAAAAAGATTGCTGTGCTTGTAGTTTTTCTCTTTCAAATTCAACTTTATTTTGAGTTCTTAATAGTTCTTTCTTATCAAACTTATATGTGGGTATATCTTGATTTAAAAGGGAATTTGGCCCAAAAGTTGCTGATAACCTTTGCCATACTGTTAGATTTTCATTATTGCTCATAATATTTTTTATATTTTATTTTACACCAAATAGCCAACCATATTTTTGATAATCATTGACATTTGGTTTATTTGATACATTATTATCTGTTGAACTTGATATCATAGGATTAAAGAACATAGATTGTTCTGTATATATGTTCTTGAATGAACTCCAAGAGTTAATCATAGCCTTTGTATGGTTTGTCACTTTTTCCAAAACCTGGAATGATTTTTCTGCAACATATGTAGCCATAGCAATTGCCATAATACAATCATCATGATGTCCCTTTTGATGATCAGGTCTTCCATTTATATATATAAACGTATTCATCTCATTGTATAGTCTATTTGAATATATTTTAAACTCATGCCTCAATGCTTCCTCAAAAGACGCAATCATCTGCACCCTTTTATTATTGAAATTTATTCCTGGGATTTTATCTGCCATTTTTGAATCATATTTCCATTTATTGTTATTATCAATATTATCATAATACAAACTTGGATAATTCATTTCTTGCAATTTTCTTGATGTTGCAACACCCATCCCACCAGTTAAATCAACAACAACAAATGCCTTATATAATGAACACCATTTAAAAACAACTTCTGCCAATATATCTGGTGGTATTTTGCCAACATATTCCAAAACTTGTTCTTGCGTATCAAAATCAATAATCTGGATGGTTGAAAAATCTTCTGAATCCCCCCTAGACACATCCACACCTGCAACATATCTATGACCATTTTCTGGCTCTTTAAACATCCATAAACTATTCCCCATCAATTTTGATATGGGATTTGTTAGTTGGTTTTTTAAAATATTTGATAATAATTCAGAATCAAACACATTATCCCCAGACCCCAAGAAATTACTTTCAATCTCTTGTGACACCTTTCTCTTATCATATTTAAGTTTTTTAACCATACCCTCATACCAAGATGAGCATGGTTTATAACCTTCTTCAATATATTCAATAACTTTCTGATGGTCTCTCTCATAAGAATTTTCATGTGATAAATCAATTAAATCATCTTTGCTATACTCCTCCTTATTTAATAGATAGTGAATCATATCCTTTGTCTTCACCATATACAAATCTTTTGTGTATCTTGGATCCCTATACCAAACCATTTCTGTAATCTTGAACTCATTCATATTACGTAACGCTTGGTCATATATTTCATAATATATTGGGTCATATCCATTGGGTGTTGATATTACTACAACTTTACCACCAGTACTCAAAGATGCCATAGATGCAGCCCAAAAATCAGGGTCAGCATCAATATAAGCAGCCTCATCAAATATTAATGTGGTTGGGGTATAACCCCTCAATGCATCCTTTGATGTTGCCACAGCCTTAACCTCACAATCATTGTTTAATTTAAAATGTCTTGCAGAATTCTTTTCAGATGAAAAACCAATTCCAACCCAATTTGGCCATTGCTCAATAAAATGTCTAACCTTATTTGCCATTTCCACAGCTGTATCCAACTTATTTGCAATAATCAATATCTTTTCAGGTTTATTCCTATTTGCAAATGCCAACCTTTTTGATATCCAGGCTGCTGTCACAGTTGATACACCAGCCTGTCTATACTTTAATGCAATATTTTCATTATATAAATCAAAATCCTCAATCAACTTAATTTGGTCAGGAAATAAATCTAATGGTACATATCTTTTTGCTGTATTGTCATATGTCTGCAAATATGTCTTTAAACAGTATGGTGTGCTCTTTATGCATTTGGCAGATTCAATCAATACTTGATCTCTTGTCATATTCTTTTTTTTATATAAATACACATAAAACAAAAAAACCCCAACCTAATTAAAGATTGGGGTTTTAAATATTATTTTATTAGTTTCTTCTAATGTTTAAATCTTTCAATAATTCATCAAGTGATATGTCCTCAAAATCTGAGGGGTCAAAATTTGTTTGCTTACCACCAGTATAATCATCTGGTGCTTGATTAGATGCAAATTCATCATCATCATAAGCATCTTCATCATCCATATCATCCATATACTGGCTTTGTAGGTAATCAAGATATCTCTCTTTACTAACTCTAGCTTGTGAAATTAATTCATCAAATTCTCTTTTAGCATAATCTTGATCAGATGGTGTATCTGATATTACATATTTCATCAAATTAATAAATTCATCTGCTGGTATTTTATATAACTCAACAAAGAAAAATCTAATCAAACCAATATCTGATTTATCAAATAATTCAGCAGGTAAAATATTCCTTATTTTTTCCAAAATGGCTGGACCAATTCTTAAACCTTCTGTTTCTGATTTTAATGTATCTGCTTGACCTAATGTCATATTAGCCATATTATCATCACTAGAATAACCATGTCTTGCTAATGCTTCTTCAATTCCTTTTGCAATTTCATGACATAATATTGGAAACATAAATGCTGTGGCATTGATTACAGTCTTTGTTTCACCAGTTTCTGGATCCTCTTCATCATCAACATCAACAGCTGCAGAAACTCCACCACCTTTTGCTGCCATATCCATCATTGATTCATTCAAGAAATATAATGCATCAACTAAAGGGATTGTTGTTGAGTATAGTTGGTATAATTTTGGGTCAATTGCATCTAATTGAGATTTAACCTCTGGCTTCTCATATATATAATGAGTTTTCCTTGCAACCCCACCAATGATAGCATTAATGATATCCCTTTTGAAAACTTCATTTGATAATTCTTCTTCTTCTTCTGGGGATAATTCTTGTTTAATTTTATCTTTTTCTTTTCTCATTTTACCAACAACATCATTGCCTGGCATCCCTAAACTAGCATTAATGATGAACTCATCATCACTAACTTCCATTTCATTTAATGTTTCACTAATTGCTAATTCAACTAATTCATCACTATACCTAGATTCTAATTGTTGAATTGCAGAAGCATTCTGATATACTCTTGATGTTACAATTGAAACTAATTCATTTGCAGTTAATGTTTCTTTACCTGCAATCTTTCTAACTCTATTTAATACATCATTAAATGAACGGCTATATAGTTTTTGAACATCTGCTGAACCCCTCTTTAAGGCAGGGTTTTGTCCAAACATAGAATTTGGGTCTGCAAGTTTTTTCTCCAATCTAGGATCCATACGTTCAGGACCAGTGTATTCTAACTGTTCTCTTAATTTTTTGTTGATTAGTTTGTCTATGTTCTTCATTATCCTTTGAAATTTATTAATTGCATAATGTTATCAATAATAGCATCTTTTGCTTTATTTGGTCCTATTGCTTTTGGAACAGTTTTTACACCTGGGCGTGGGTTTTGGAATGGGTTATCTCTCCTTGATGGTTTTATTTTTGGATTTGCTGGTTTTACAACTGGTTTTGTTGTTGTATCAGCCTTTGGCATAGGGTTTATTTTTGGATTTGGGTTTTGGAATGGGTTATCTCTCCTTGATGGTTTTATTTTTGGATTTGCTGGTTTTACAACTGGTTTTGTGTCAGGGGCTTGTTCTTTTAAATGATTTAACAAACCTCTCTTTGTAACTTGTGGTCTTAATTTTGATTCAACCATTTTATTCATTTGGTCTTCAATAAAAGAATCAATCATATTTGATTCCTTCATATCTTTTTTTGAATTACCCTTAACATCCATAACACATCTTTCATATTTGTTTTTTTGTGCTTTTGTCCACTCACTTCTTTCAGAAGTACCAAATTCTTTCTTTAATTGTGCTGTGCAAATAGCCCAAGGATTGGATTTAGACTTTTTAGCCTCACCCATCTCTCTTTTCTCTAATCTAACATTATAACCTTTAGCCGCTAATTGCATAGCCTTTGGTTCATTTTTAGTTGAGATGCTTCCTTTTGTTGTGGTTGATTGTTCACCTAATAACTTTGAGTATAAATAATTTATATTATTATCACTCATACCTTTTAAAGCGTTTATAGAAAAACCCTCCTCCAATAAGGTTAATACTTTTTTATTAATTTTCATATACTATGGTTTTTTCAAATTCTAAGATTAAATCTCTTTCATACAGTTTATTTTTTATTTCTTGTTCAGTTTCACCAAACTTAAATACCAATCTATTTTTTGCATCTTCATTAACTTCCCAGCCTAATGCTATAACACCATCAACAGAATCAATCATAGAGAAATAATCAGAGTTTTGTATTAAATACAATGATACATCTTCTGTTGTTAATTGTCCAACTTTTGTTATATATTTTAATTCTGGCGGTTTTGGATAACCATTGGCAGGTTTTGCTTCCCAACTCTCCCCCCAAACTGAATCAGAGGATGAAAAGATAAACTCATATATATAATCACCTTTATAATTGATACCCAAAGAATTTATGAAAATTAATCTATTCATTTTATGATTTCTCCTTTTTTTGTTATTTTTACAGTGTTTTCATTTAACTTCAACATAATATTACCCAAGTTAGTCTTACCCATAACTTTGAATCTCTTAAACTTATTTAAGAAATTGTTTGCAGCAGAATATTGTTTCTCTGTTTCAGATAAAATTTTAATTGATTTTAAATTTTCATTTAATGATTTTTCTATTTTTCTTTTCTTCTGCTCTGACAACACTTTTTCTTGTGGGCTTAATTCAAAATAGTTTGAAATAATTCTATCCACTTTTGATTCTGAATATCTCTTTTTTGGTGCATATTCTTCACCACCTTGAGGCATAGCACCCATATCTGGCATTTCACCTCCCATACCATCAATCCCTTGCATATCTGGCATTTCACCATCCATTCCTTCCATATCAGGCATTTCACCATCCATGTTAGGCATTTCACCATCCATTCCTTCCATATCAGGCATTTCTTCCATATTGCCCTCTTCTCCACCTCCTTCAAATTTTGAAAGAATGTCATCAACATCTTCTTCATCAAGAATGTCAATATTTAAAGATGATATGACCATATTAATGACATATTTAATTTCTTCAGATGTTAAACCTTCTTCATTTTCAAGTGTCCTAATCTTTTGTGTTAATCTTCCTGTTAATTTTTGGATAGTTTTAAAGGTAACTTCCTCATCACCTTTGCCTTGTTTTGGTTCCATAGGTTCATCCTCCATATCCATATCTGGCATTTCATCACCCATATCATCCATTCCTGGTTCAGCAGGTGGTGGCATTTCACCTTCCATACCTGGTTCACCCATATCAGGCATTTGCCCTTCACCACCTTCCAATGGAGATGGGGGTAACTCTGGATTTGGAACAGCTGGTGGTTCTGGTGGTGGAGCAGGCATATCACCCATTTCATTATCAGGTTGTGCAGGTTTTGGTGTTTTTAATGTGTATTTCTTTTGCTCACCAAATAATGATATACCATTTGGATTATCATATAGTTCATTTAATTCCTTTGTTATTAGATTTAATTTCTTAAATGCTTGAGAATAAGATCTGTAATATTTTCTGTTTCTTATTGGGTCTATATAATCTAATGTGGATTCATTTAATCCCTTTTTAATAACATAACCAACTTTCTCTTTAACAATAGCATATACATTACCATCTGTTAATTGTATGTCATATTCCTTTGAAGAAGTTTCATTTATATTAGCTTTATCAACTTCTTTATACATAGCAATTTCTAACATTCTATTTAGTTTTGCACTACCTTGTAGCTTTTCACTGCCTATTGGTTTTAATTTACTCATTTTTTTATATTTTTTAATTATTTAAGCCATTTATTCCACCTAATTTAACTGCTGACATTTCAATAACTGTATCAGTCCCCCCTGTTGTGTTTACAATAACAGCCTGTGGATGAGGTACTTGTGTTGTCCCAGTCAATGGATCACCACTGAAAAACCCCAACATACCTTTGGTATATTCATAAAACGTGTTTGCACTAATTACTGCCATTTTTATTTTATTTATATATAAATATATCTATTATGTCAAATATTAATATAGTAAAAATAAAATTTAATAAATTTCATTTTCAATAGATAATTCTTTGGTTCTTTTATTATATTGATAATTAAATACCTTGTCTAATAACCCACTACGCCTTAAATACTTATAAACCAAGTTTTCATTTGAAAATTCACCCCCCTTCTCCAAGCCACCTTTCCTAAACTTTCTTAATTTATCTGTTAATTTTTTTATTTTTGTTTTTGAAACTTTTAATGATGCCTCATCTGCATCTTTTAATGTTTTCTTAACAAATTCAACCCAATGGTTTATTTTTAATTTTAATTTTGTTTTATTAACTGGGGGTTTTTCTTTTTTGGGAACAACTATCCACTCCTCATTCATTAATGAGTATTGACCTTCTGCTGTATGTTCTTCTTTTTCATCTTGTGGATATACTTCAACATCATAACCTTTGATTGTTAAATTATGCTTATCATTAAAAATTAATTTCTTTGCTGAAAATAATTTTAAATAAACTTCACCTTCATCCTCAAATTGATCCAAATCAATAATTATATGCAAATCAAAATCAGAATATTCTGACCAGTTATAATTGGATAATGACCCAGTTAATATTATATCTTCAACAAAAACATCCTCATCCAAAAATTCAATAAACTCTTTTGCAATATCCAATAACCCTTTTTTAATTTCAGGCTTCATCTTTGCCTTCTTTACATTATTGGGACTGTCCCAAACTTTTGGGTTCAATGTATCTTTAACTATAAAACTTTTTATTATATTATTCTCCATAGTTATTTTTTTACATATTTGTAAGTTTTAGCAATAGTTGTACTAAAGAATTTCCCTTGAGATTCAGCCATCCTAAATTGGGTGTAAATTTTGTGTGGAACATCATCATATTCATATTTTATTCCATTATTAAATTCAACCAATAACTTTTTTGTTTCCAAATCATATTCAGTTTTTTTAACATTGCTAGATTTGACCTCATTGATGATTTTTTTGCCACTTATAATTTCTTTTGTTATTGCCATAGTATTTTTATATATAAATATATAAAATGAAAAAAGCCTCCAGAAATATCTAAAATATTTTGGAGGCTTAACAAAAATGATTAACCTAAATTAAGGTGTGGAAACAATAAAAGGATATTTGTAATGGAAAATAGTATCACATTTTTTGTTATGTAACTTCACATCTAATACCCCAAATTCAGGAGTTGATGTTTTTATACTAAATAATAAACCTATATTACCCCCCACTTTAGTCTTATCCAGGATAGTTATCCTGCTTTTGGATAATGGGTATAACTCATATTTGACAAAGTAATTACTATCTATAACCATATTTGTCAAATTAGTAATATTACCTAAACTATCATTATGATAAAATTTAGTAGAAACTACATATGTAGAACTTGATGCAATTGAAAACCAATCTTCATTTATACTAGAATATTTTGTTGTAGAATCAATTGATAATTCAACTGCATTTATATTCCTGTTTGATGTAACTTGTTGCAAGGTAAATACTTCATTATCACAAGATAATATCAAGGATAGAATAAGGAGGGGGATAATAGTTTTCATAGTTTTTTAATATAAATATATTATGTTTATGAAATGCTTATTGTTTTCTTTCCTGTTTCAACATAATTTGGCAAGAATAATGTCAAAATACCATTTGAAACTGTTGCTTCAATATTACCCTCATTTATTTGGTAATTATTCAATTTGAAATTGTGTCTTATTGTTTTAGTTTCACCCTTCTTGTTAAATACCCTTTTTCCGGTTATCTTTATTTCCTTGTTCTCCAAAACAATTTCCAAATTGTCTTTTGTGTAGCCTGGAACTTCAAAGGATATATAAGCACCATCCTTGGTTGATTCAATATCATATTCATCATTAAAAATACTACGACTTTGGGTTGATTGTGATGAAATGTTTTGGTCTGATGAACTAAAAGGGTTGTAAGTTGAATGTGATGTAAACACAAATGGGCTTGAAGAACCAAATAATAACTCTGCTAAAAAATCTCTCTCTTTCATAATTTTGTTTTTTTTATAAATGTTTATTTTTTTTATGAGAAAGTCAAATTTAATACCAACTTATTTTCATATGACATTTTGTCAGTTATAAGCATTGTTAGATGACATATTGTCATATGAATCATTATTTTACTGACAATTTGTCAAAACTATTGGATTAGTCCAAAATTTGTATGATATTTATAAAAAAACATAAGATATGAATGTTGACTATTTTGATGATGAAAAAACAACAAGAGGCAAGAAAAACACCTCTGGTTCAAAAACTCCAGTATTGGACAATTTTAGTAGGGACTTATCCAAATTGGCTGAGATGGGAAAATTGGATATGTCAATTGGTAGGGAGAAAGAGGTTAAGAGATTGGCTCAAATCTTATCAAGACGAAAAAAGAACAATCCATTAATCCTTGGTGATGCTGGGTGTGGTAAAACAAACTTAATTGAAGGTGTTGCATTGATGATTTCAAAAGGTGAGGGTCCACAAAATCTATTAAACAAAAGAATTGTAAATTTAGATTTAACCTCTGTTGTTGCTGGAACTAAATATAGGGGTCAGTTTGAGGAAAGAATGAAAGTAATTCTTGATGAATTGATTGCAAATCCAAATGTTGTTGTATTCATTGATGAAATACATACATTAATTGGGTCTGGAAACTCATCTAATGCTATGGATGGTGCAAATATATTCAAGCCAGCATTAGCATCTGGGGATATTCAATGCATTGGTGCAACCACATTTGATGAATTTAAAAAATCAATAGAGAAAGATGGGGCATTAGCAAGGAGATTTCAAAAAATCAAACTTGAACAACCTTCAATAAGTGAAACAATTAAAATTGTTAAACAATCTATTGATAAGTATGAATCCTTCCACAAGGCATCATATAGTGATGAGGTTATTGATTTATGTGTCAAGATGGCAGATAGATATATTAATGATAGAGCATTTCCTGATAAGGCTTTTGATGTTATTGATGAAGTTGGGGCAAAACTACAAGTTGAGGTTAAAATACCTGAATCAATTGTAAAATTAAAAGAAAAGATTAATGACTTAAAACAGGAAAAAACAAGAGTTGTTATAAACCAAGAATATGAATTGGCTGCTGAAATTAGGGATAAAGAGTTAAAGTTATTAACAAAACTTGAATCTGAAACAAAAAAGTTTGAAGAGGATAAGTTAAAGAATAAGCGAAAGATAGATATTGAAGATGTCTATTCTGTTGTTTCAATTATGACAAATATTCCTTTGGAACAAATGAATATTGATGAAAAGCAAAAACTAATAAATTTAGATAAAAAGATTAAGGAAAATCTTATTGGTCAAGACGCTGCTGTTGAATCTATTACAAGATCAATTAAAAGAAATAGACTTAACATTAAAGACCCAAATAGACCAGTTGGTAGTTTCATATTTTTAGGATCCACAGGAGTTGGTAAAACACATTTAGCAAAACAATTAGCCAAACAATTATTTGGAAATGAGAAATCATTGATTAGGGTTGATATGAGTGAATACCAGGAAAAACACACCATATCAAGATTGATTGGTTCGCCTCCAGGCTATGTTGGTCATGATGAGGGTGGTCAATTGACTGAAAAAGTTAAGAATAACCCATATTCAATTATCTTGTTTGATGAGATTGAAAAAGCCCATAAGGATGTATTTAACTTGTTATTGCAGATATTAGATGAAGGTCATTTAACTGATAGTCTAGGTAAAACTGTCAATTTCAAAAACACAATCATCATTTTAACAACAAACTTGGGTATCAAAAAATTCCAAGACTTTGGAACTGGAATTAGTTTCACATCATCCAAATATGGCAATGAAGTTGCTAAAAAAGAAATGCTAATGAAAGAATTGAAAAAGTTCTTCTCACCTGAATTCTTGAACCGTATTGATGATACCATTGTATTTAACACATTGAATGATGAGAATGTTAAAAAGATAACTGAAATTGAACTTAACAAACTAATTACAAGATTAATAGAATCTAATTACATTGTTTCCTTTGATTCATCTGTTATTGATTTAATTAGCAAAGTTGGATTTGATGACACTTATGGAGCAAGACCAATCAAGAGAGCAATCCAGGATAAGATTGAGGATTTAATATCTGATGAGGTTTTAAATGGTTTCATTAAAGAGAATGAACCTTACCACCTAGTGGTTGAAGATGAAAATGTTATAATTAAAAAGGGGGTCGCTTGACCCCCTTCCTTTTTTACCTCTTTTCCCTAAAAGATGGTCTTATAACTGGTATATGTTTCTTTTCATATTTTTCATAACCTAGACTTGCAATCATTTCCCTCCCTATTTTAATCCCATTCTCCACATCTTCTAAAACAACATACTCATCTGGTGTATGATAATCATAATAACCAATGGATATGTTAAGGCAACTAAAATCAAATAACTTCTTTAATGCATATACATCTGTATAAGGATGTGAGCCAAACCTGGGGGTTGTATTCTCTACTAATACACTGTTAATCTTATTGAAGAACTCACTATCCCTATTAAATAAAGGAACACCAGATGAAATTTCAGTCACCATCCAATCAAAAGGGGCATCAAACTGTATGGCATATCCAACGTTTTTGAAGAATTCTGGATCTGCTTTTAATGAACCAATACACCCAATTTCTTCTGATACAAAAAAAGCAGCCTTTAAAACTGGTAATTCTGTCAATAAAGTTAAACAGGCAAAAACACCAGCTTTATCATCACCCCCAATTCCAGTTGGTTGCCCAATCTTATTATAACCCTTATAAGCCTCTTTTAAGACACCTTTTGAATTTTCCCTTAGTTCAGTTCTAACATCTATATAAGTGTTGTTGTGGACTGTATCTGTGTGTGCTACAACACAAGGATAGGTTTCTGTTTCACCCTTTGTGCAATATATGTTGGACATCTTATCAACCTCATATGGTATATTATTCTTTTTTAGAAATTCACATATGTAATTAACTAATTTTAATTCCCTGTCACTATATGATGGAATTGATAACACTTCTTTTAATAATTCTTTGTTCATGTTTTTTTGTATAAATATAAGTGATTAAATTGTTAAAAACTTAATTTCACCACCCTTTTCTTTTATCATATCCTTGATTTCTTTGTATGAATATTTTTCAGATAGAGTTGTGTATTTTGCAAACATTGAGTGTGCTTTTAGATTTTTTGGAATTGAATCTATTTCTAAAGCCGTTAGGTATAAATCACCATCAATAGTTAAATTATCTGGGAGAGTTTTTATTTTTGTCAATCTTAAATCAAGATATCCTTTAACAGTAAAATTGTCTGGTAATCTTTTTACCCTTGCACCATATAAATCAAAATTATCATCATAAAATAAATCTTTATCATCTATTGAATCAAAATCATTGATTAATTTCCATGTTAGGGGTGTTCTTTTGTTATCTTTTCCTTCAAGGAATTCAAATATTCTTTTTAATACTTCTTTTTCCATTATCTAATTATTTTTCCTTTTATAAATCCAGGTTTAACCATTTCCCTTAATTCATCATCTGAATATTTTGTTAATTTTGTATTACCTATAACCAAAAAAGATTCAACTTCCAAACCTTTTGGTAATGATGTTACTTTTGTAAATCTTAAATCCAAAGCACCACCAACTTTCAATCCTTCAGGTAATGAAGTTATTGAATCACAACCCAATAACCACAAAATACCACCAACTTTTAAGTCTTTTGGTAGTGAGGTTATATTAATAGAACCATTTAAATCCAAATCACCACCAACTTTTAAACCTTCTGGTAATGATTTCACTTTTGACCTTTCTAAACTAAAATTACCTTTAATATTCAAATCTTTTTTTGTTAATGGTATATTATTTTCCCATTTCCATAAAAATGGTGCTCTATGTTCTTGATTATCTTCCAGGAATTGAAGTATTCTTTTTAATTGTTCTTTTTCCATTGTTTAGTTAATTTCAATTATAAATATATAAAAAAAACTATTTTTAATACCACATTCAACTAATATCACTATAACTAATCTCTTATGTAAAGATAAGTCTTATTATTGACTTTATCATACCCCAAGCAAACTATTTTATTTAAAATAAATGAAAAAAACATTTGGAAAATCAAAAAAAGGGATGTATATTTGTATTCTCAAAACAAGTGAGGTATTTATACAAAGAAAAGGGGACGAAAGGTATCGATTGGCGTGGATTGTGTGAGTAGGCATGTTGGGGCTGAATTAACCTCATTAACAACTGGTTCAAGCCTTTAACTGGCAACACTTTAGAAACTTTAGCAACTTTAGGCTTAGTGCGTGAAGATGCTGTTGTTGCAGCTTAGTAGTTGTGACAACCCCAGGTCGGTGGGCATATAACCTAGGAACAGAAGCCTCATAGTGTGATACTACTTATTGTGTCAAAGGTTTTAGTTTGGGGTGCTACCTGTTAGTCTATGCAAATAGCAGAAGTGAATCCTCCATAGTTGGCAGATCAAATGGCAAAATATGAACTGTCTTATGTGTCCATACAGAATCTATGGAATAAACATGTAGTCTATTTACTTAATTACGAGCAAGACCAGGGTTCAATTCCCTGCGTCTCCACCAATGGAAGAACCATATTATTTGGTTCTTCCATTTATTTTAAACAAAATGTTACTTATTATTAATATTTATATTAAAAATACAACCAATCTAGGGTAAAATCTTACCTTACATTTTATTATCTTTGCAAAAAAAAATAAAATTATGAAAAAAATAATATATGCACTAGTTGCAGTATCAACTGTTGACTTGTTACAAATGACAAGTAATACCAAATTTCAAAAAAATGAAATTAATGAAATAAAAATAACCAGTCAAAAAGTTCTAAAGAATAAGGATGCCAAATTATTATTCTTATATCTTGAGATAATTGAAAATGGTATCAAACATCCTGATATTGTTTTAGCACAAGCAATATTGGAAAGTGGTTATCTATCAAGCCAAATATTCATTGAGAATAAAAACCTATTTGGGATGAGATTTCCTGAAAGAAGGCCAACAGTTGCCTTATCAAAGAATAGGGGGTATTCTGTTTATGATTGCTGGACAGATAGTGTTAAGGATTATAAGTTGTTCCAGGATTTTCTATTTAGAAGAAAAGAAAAGACAAGAGATGAATATTTTGATTACTTAAATAGAATTTATGCAGAGGATCCAAATTATGTGCCATTCTTAAAAAAAGTTATTGAGGATAATAAGATTATCATAGAGTCCAATTTAGATTTATATAAAGAATTCAAAAACAACACAGAAACATATGAATATAATGAAAAAATATGTGAATTAGCAAAACCAATAAAAATAGTTTAATGATATTGTTATATTTATATATATAATATATAAATTATGATTTATGAAAATAAACTTTATGCCCCCATCAAGAACTATAGCCCAAGTATTATAACTTCAAAATATAATGAAGTTAGAAAAAATAAGCAACACAAAGGTCTTGATTTGGGTGTACAATCTGGAACACAAGTATTAGCACCCCAGGATGGGACAATTAAAACTAGCCAAATAACCCAAGGTAATTGTGGTGGTTTGATTGAAATAACACATGCTGACAATATAACAACAAGATATTGTCATTTAAAAAAGATAGATGTTAGACCAGGTCAAACTGTTAAAGCTGGACAAGTGATTGGTTTGAGTGGTGGTGCAGCAAATGATTTTGGAAAAGGACTATCAACAGGCGCTCATTTGCATTTTGAAGTTCTTGTTGGAAACCAATTTGTTGATCCAGAAAAATATCTATCAGGACAAGCAGCTACTTTTACAGGAGACACATCAAGTAATTCTTATAATTTAAGCAATGATGGAAGTACATCTTCCTCATCAAAAAGTTATATTGCAGGAGATGGAAGTACAAGTTCATCACAAAAAACATATAATATGTATAACCCAAATAAAGAAGCAGTTGTTCCTGAATCAATTAAAAATGATGTTAAAAATATTAAAGAATATTATAAAAAATTAAACATACCAATTCTTTTGGAATATAATTTATTTGAACCAAATGAATTAACAAAACTTGGTGAAAAATTAGTTGATTCATTTAGTAAAAAAAGTAATAAAGAATTTTCAGATAATTACACCTACCAGCCAATTGGCACAGAGTTTAGATGCCAGTTTAGTAGATGTGAAACCACTAAAAAAGGAAATTGCTATCTAACAGAGATATACTATGATAATAGTACTCATTATATTGAAGTATGTGCTGATAACTTTGAACTAAAAAATAGAGTTGCAAGGAAAAATGATATTATTGCAAATATTAAATCAAATGATGATAATTATAGTGTAACTATATCAAGGGGACTTAGTACAAAAGTTGAATTAGTTAAGGGTGGTACTAGAGAAAAGAAACCATATAAATTCACATATGGGGGGACATCCTCCTCATCAAAAACATATAAACTAGGAAATGGTGATACTAGTATGTCAAGAAAGACTTATAGCCTTGGGAAAGGGAAAACAAGTTCTTCAAAAGAACCCTATGCTTTAGGTAGGGGTGGTACAGATATGTCAAGTAAGAGTTATGATATGCCTGGAAAAAGTGATAAAATTTTATCAAATGAAACATATAATTTAGATGTTAAAAATGAAATAAATAGAATACGCCAAATTTTATAAAATGAAAAAATTCTTTAAATCATTATTAACAGCAAATGGTGATATATCAAGCAAACGATCAATAGGTATTTCTGCTGCAATGACTATCATATTTGCATCAATTGTTGATTTGTTTTCAGACTTCACAATAACTAATTATGTATTTGAAGGCCTTGTTTGGTTGGCTATTGCTGGATTAGGTTTTGTTGCTAGTGAAAAGTTTGCAGAGGTATTCAATTCAAAGAAGAATAGTTAGTTTGCAAAACAAAATAAATTTCTACTTTGTATATACCTCAAATCTCTTGTTTTAAAATTAGGTGGTAGTTGAAGAACTATAGCAACACCTCTACCTTGTTGACCAGTTTGACCACTATCTATTTTAATCTTCCAATCATTTGTTTTTTCTATATATTTTGGTCCATCAATTATTAAACCTTTTATATTATCAAAAGTCCTTTTTATCTTTTCAAGATCTCCTTCAACAATTTTTTTAGTAGCCTCAATTATTATATCAATTATTTCTTCTAAAAATTTCTTAAAAAAATTTATATCAGAACCATAATCATTAAGAAAACCACTTTCTTTAATGTTTTTTAATATTTTTGGAATGTTTGGTTCTAATATTCTTGTAATATGGAGTGTGTTATTCTTTTTACTACTTGTAATATCATCTATTTTGAAATATTTTAATTCAATAATATCACCTTTAACTAAAACTTCACTTTTTTCTTCCATACATAATGAAACAGGGTTATCCACCATTATATCACCTTTTGTCATTTTATTATGTTCTTCAATTTCTAAAAAAACAGAGTTTTTGAAAATTAATTCAATTTTATTTTTAATATCTTTATTTGAAGAAATACAATTACTATAAACATTATTTTGTTCATAACAATTTTTATAAAATTCTTTAATATTTTTACTTGATAACATTATTTTAATTGTGTCAGCATAAGCTAAATAAACTTTATTTTTTACTGTATTCTCACTATTTGCTTCACCTACTGCTTCAATATACAAAGCACCATTCAAATCAGCTAATGTGCTTATTTGGTAATTAACATTACCTTTATATGATATAAATTGATTTGAATGTTCAAATCTTTTTTCAAATTTAAAAGCATCAGTTGTCTCTCTTTTATGTGTCAATCCACAAAGTAATTTATCAATTGGTGTTGTTTTTTCGGTACAATCGTAAGAATAACTTGTACTTTTAGGTAATTCTTCTGAATCAAAATTTATTTGATAATCCACATATGTATTATATATTAAATTTTTTTCCTTACCTGCTTCAAGACTCATTAAACTTGTTTTATCATTTAGATAAAAAGAATCATCATACATATTAACTAAATTCCTATATGAATAAAAATTAGGTTCATTTATTGATATCTTTCTTTCTCTATTTATAAAGAAATTTGTAAATATATCAATATGAAGTGATACAAAATCATCAAACAAACCATCATCTCTTTTTTCTACACTTAATAGATTAGTAAAAATTTGACTAATATATATATTCATAAATTTAGGAAGACTACTACAATAAAATTCAGCATTTAATTGGATTGATTCATTATCTAAATTTGATTTTTTTGATTTTTTTGATTTTTTTAATTGCTCTGTTGCTTTATCACAATCACTAAAATTTTTAAAATCAATAGATTTTAACTCAACATTTGGCTCTAAATATGATATAATTCTATTTTCTAATTTAGTTTTACTATTATTTGGTACTATATCTTTAAATTTACCTTGTACACAATCATATACAAATTGAAACTCATCTGGTGTAATATATTTATGTTTCACACGTTTGCTATTACCCTCATCTAATCTAAATAAATTAAAACTATTCATAAATTTTTACAATTTTTTATATATTTATAAATATAACAATATTGTTATATCTAAACATTTTTTTAAAAAAAAACAAAATGACAAAAGAACAAATCTTAGGAGTTGTTAGGCATTTACTTACATTCTTTGGTGGTATTTTGGTTACAAAAGGTCTTATTGATGAAACAATTGTAACAGAAATAATTGGTGGTCTTTCCACTTTAATTGGTGCTATATGGTCTTTTATTGCTAAGACGCCAATTTTAGCACCTACTGAAACACCTGTTGAAACTCCAAAAGTTGCAAAAAAAGGTAAATAATCAAATTTACCAAAATAGAAAAGGGCTTATATCACTATAAGCCCTTTTTTTATAAGTTAAATGCTTTTAAGGAGTATTTAAATGGATTCCCAGGTATTTGCTTAATCTCATTAAGCATCTGTTCAACAACATCACCAATTTCATATTGTGATGGTGAATCTAAACATCTTTTCTTATATATCTGTACAAACCCATCAAATGATAGAAATTTATTGCTATTTAATTGTGAATTATACATCTTGAAGAACCTAGATGATTCTTTTGCCCTTGCTTTTGACATCCCTGCCTCAACCAAATCTTTAAAGCAATTATGATACATTTTATTTAACTTCTCACTTTGAGCATTTAATGTATCATACCAGAATTTACCCTTATCACCAAATTCAAGCCAATCTTTTGGTAAGTAGAATTTATCCTCTTTCAATTCCTTGTATCTTGCTGACTCTGCATTCTCAGCTAATAATGCCACAGAATGCTTCAAAAATTGAATGTGAGTGGCTATCTCTGTTGTGGTGACAAAGTGTAGGGAACTAAATCTAAATGGTGAATTATGCCCTTCCTGTCCCAAATAAAATAATAGTTGTTCCACATTCCTAATCTTCTTTGAATTGTTCACAATGTAGTCAACAATTGCATCCACTCTTTCATCAATATTTTCTGGCATTGGTATTTCTAAATCTAAGAAAGTTGAACTCCATGCCGCCAAACTATGTGTATTATCTCCACCATAGTGTCCAATCAAAATTGCCTTGTTGTCTGTCATATTTTTAGTTTTTGTTTTAATAATAGTAAAATTTAAACATCATTCAAATAACAATTAAAATCTTTTGGTGATTTTTTGTTGGGTAGGTTTCTGTTTTGGTTGGTATTGTGCAGGATCTGTTGAATCTTGTGCATTCATTGGTATATTTGATGGGGAATAAACATTTGGATTAGTTTCTACTTTTGGATTAGGACTTGTTAAGATTGTTTCTACACCACTTTTCAAATTTTCAGCGTTTTGACCAGAAAAATAAACATTTGCACTAGATTCAGCTTTTTTCAAAACACCACCCCCTACTGTTTTCATATATTCAACCATTTTTAAAAACCAAGAACTTATAGCGTCAAATTTATCTAAAAGAAACTTACATATATTTGCCAATAAATCAAAATTTCTTTCTGAAAAGAAAACAAACATATCATTTAATGATTTATTAATAGTTTTAAAATGGTCTTCTATTTTTCTCCAAAATGGAGTAAATATACTATTAACTTTATCTATTGATTGAACAAGTGGTTGATTCACTATAGTATCTTTCCATTTTGCAACTGGTGTCAATTCAGCAAAACCTGGCACAGCCAATACTAATTCAATAACACCAAGTATAAATTTTTTGGTTTTTTCCTCATTAGTTTCAGGTAAATTTAAACCCTCATAAAACCAATAAAGTGAATGTAATAAACCAATATAATTATCTGCAACACCACCAGTTGCAAATGCTGCTGTAAGTTGTGCATCATTTAATAAATTATGGATACCATTTGATGTACTAACATCATATCTAGTGATAACATTATTATATGTGTTTATTAATTTTTTTGTTTCTTTTTCATTATACCCAGAATATTGGGTAGAATCCATAAAAGACCTAGGGGAATCAGCAGAACCTTGCTCATTTATATTCTTAGTATAATATAATGACCTTATGTATTTTTTTTCATTTTTGTTTATATATAACATATTTTATATTTTATATATAAATACATAAAAATTTATTTTAATCCACTAACCAAACCCTCCAATTCAGAAATACTTGGCAACCCAACAATTGTTTCATTTTCTTTTGAATTTAAGTAACTTTTTATTGTTGGCACACCCCTAACTCCAACTTCATTAACTGCATAATTTACATCATTCTGCACATTAAATGTATATAATGACACATCTGAATTATTCTCTTTCAATTTATTGGCCAATTGCTCAAATATAGGTTTAAGCATTCTGCATGGTCCACAAGTTGTGGAGTAGAAATCAACAACCATTTTTTCACCAGCATTGATTTTTGACACTAATTGTTCTTTTGTAAGTTCCATATTTTTTTTTCTAAATATAATATAATATTGTATAATGTATTTAATAATTTTATGATTTTTTTGTACAGAGATTTTGTACTGCTGTTTTTGTGTTAATAAGAATACCTGGCCTATTTTCTGTTTTATTATCACCAATATTAAATTTAAATGTAAAATAACCTTTATCTAAATTTGGACCACATTCTGTATAAAATAATATTTTACTCTTTTCATTTTTTATCTGTATAGTGTTATTATATTTTTCAGCAATAAAACTATTACCTACATTGATATTAACTTTATACTTTTTTCCCAAAGTAATTAAATCACTTTTAACTGCATTAGTCACACTAATTCTATTTGTATTTTTACAAAAATAATTATATACATTAGATATAAAGTTAGAATCTGTTGTGTCAGTAATAGATTTAACAAACCCAGTTGCATTTAAATCTTTAAATTCACGTGGTTTTTTCATTAATGATTCACAGTTAGTACTATAAATTGGTTGATTTTGTTTATTTCTAAAAAATATTTGCCCCCATTGAGTGTAAGCATCCTTAACAAATCCAAGTGACTTTGTTTCTTGGTTTATTTTTCTAACAAGACCAGCTGTTGATAATTGTTGATTGGTTGTGGCTTGAGCATTAGACACAGCACTAGCAGGAGGTGTTTTTGCATTAGGTGCAATAGTTTTAATATCCCCATCAGTTACTGATATTTTTCCAAATTTAGCAAAAACAGCTCTTAATGTGTTTGTACCAAATTTACCATCAGGATTAACCTTCAATGCCTGTTGTAAGGGTTTGATATTTTCGCTTTCTGAACATACGAAATAAGGGCCACTATTTACTTTTTGATAACCATATGGACAATAGTTTGCAGATTGTTGTTGGGTTGATGCTGCTGGTTGTTGTTGTGGAGCAGTTTGTTGTTGTCTTTGTGCTAAAGTTTCTGGAGTGTCCATATCATCTTGTTCTAACAACACCCTTTTTATTAATGAAATAAGATTATTTTCACTTAAACGTAATTTATTTTTCATAAAATATTTTATATATAAATATACCAATAATAAGTTATTTATATTTTTATAAACAAATTGCTATATAGTTTTTTATAAACAAATATTTATTAAACATAACAATAAACAATATGAAAATATCAAACATGTTATGTCTTTTTGAGAGAAATTGGATAATGAATTTGAACACACGGCTTCAAGCCATAAACTTATAATTAAAAAGGGTTGCCAAAATACTTGCAACCCTTTTTTTATTTTATTATATTTTTAATAAAAACAGATGGAAACAATATTAGTTCTAAATTCAGATTATACCCCCCTAAATATCACAACGTTTAAAAGAGCAATCATATTGGTGATTAAGGGGAAAGCAGAAATTATAAAAAATGATGTGGATTTTATAAGAACAGAAACAATAAATTATGAAAAACCATTGATAATTAGACTTCTTAAATATATTTCACATAAGATGAAGAATTTAAGGGTTAATAGACAAAGATTATATAAAAGAGATAACCATGAATGTGCATATTGTGGTTCAAAAAAGGAATTAACCATTGATCATATAATACCAAAATCAAGAGGGGGTAAGAACTCTTGGGGAAATCTTATAACTTGCTGTTTACCTTGCAACCTAAAGAAGGGTGATAAGACACCAGATGAGGCAAGAATGCCTTTAAGGTTTGCACCAAAAACACCATCATTCCTATCAAATGATTCATCCATCATAAAAATATGGGAAGATTATAAATCATCATTTGCCTATTAATTTGTTTTTTATTATATTTTCAAAAAAAGGATAATATGAAGAATGAATTTAAATCTTATTATGTGGGTCATTTGGGAAAGCCATCATCCCATTTGGATTATTTTGAAAAAAATGTATCTGCATCTATGACACCTTATATCCTTGAAGAAAGGGAAATGAGGGCAACACAAATTGATATCTTCTCAAGATTAATGAGAGATAGGTTAATATGGGTGGCTGGTCCAGTTGAAGATAGAATGTCCACCATAATCCAAGCTCAACTTATGTTCTTGGATTCAGCAGATTCATCTGATGTAACATTACACATAGATAGCCCTGGTGGCTCTGTGAAGGCAGGTTTATCAATTGTTGATGTTATGGATTACATTAAGTGTGATGTAGCCACAGTGAACACAGGAATGGCAGCATCAATGGGTTCAATATTGCTTGGTGCTGGAACAAAAGGAAAAAGGTCTTCATTAAGATTTTCCAAAACAATGTTACACCAGAGTTCTGGGGGTGCAGTTGGTAATATTCAAGATGCAGAAATAACAATGAAAGAATGGCAAAAAACAAATGATATTTTGTTTAATTTGTTGGGTCAATATTGTGGAAAAGACCCAGAGGTTGTTAAAACAGATGCTAGTAGAGATTTGTGGTTGGATGCAAATGAGTCTTTGGCTTATGGTATAATTGATAAGGTTATTGTGTCTAAGAAGGGTTAAAAAAGAAAAGGTTGGCTAAACACCAACCTTTTCCAAATTTTGAACACCTCCTCTTTTTTTAAAATCCGATTTATAATCAACAGATGCTATCTGTATGATTCAATTATTATGCAAAAAATTTACTCTTTAATTGACCCCAAGCAGTAGATAAGAATTTACAAATAATAGGGGTTAATGCTTTCATCATAATTTTCTTTGTTTCATTATTTTGTAAAAATTCTGCAATTGTATTTCTAAACACTCCTCCCAATAAAGTTCCAAAAAAACCATTTTTAAAAATACTATCTTGTGCTTTACCTAGGATAACTGTTTCAGCAATAGCATCTATAAGTTTTTCAGTAAACACATTACAATCACCTGACAATGCTTTTACTAAGGAAGCTGGATCATCTAATAAAAAGTTAATAATTGTTTTTAATAACCAACCATCTGGAATTTTCAAATATTTAGTTAAAATTAATTTTAAGAAATATTCTAATATTGTTTGCCCAACACCTGAACCAACTGTGGAAGATGCCATATTTGCAAGATTTCCAGGGTTTAAAAAACTACCAATACTATTCATAGTATTAGCATTCAAAAATTCTCTTAATACTTTTGTATTATTTAACTTATTAAGTTCATTTATATAATGAACTGACACATATAGTTTTTTCTTTTCTGAAAATGAGTTAAATTCTCTTATAGTTAAATTAGAAAATTTATTTTCAAATTTTTTCTGTTCTCTTATTAATTCTAATATGTTTCTTTTAGTTATCATTTTTTATCTTTTTATTTTAAAGAAATCAGGAACATTTGCATAATCACCAATAACATCTAATGCTTCCAAATTTTTACCAAATTTTTTATCTTTATATGTATTATAACAAACTTGAATTTTATTTTTTAACCCTAATAAACTTGGTGGTATTCCTGTTGTATCATTCTTATACCTATATAAAGCATTTGTGAACTTTTCTAAATCAAGATTACATTGTCTATATGAAGCATCACTAATATTTAGTGATCCATAATCATCTTCCTTTGATTTACCTGTTTTCTTTGGTTGAAAAAGAATATAATCATATGAAAATATATTTGGATATAAATCCTTTAAATTAGTTTTAACATAATTAGCCTCCTGAGTATAGTCAAATTTAGCATCAGTTACCCAACCATTTTTTTCCAAAGTTGCAATAACTTGCTTTTGTTGGGGTGTTATACCACCAACATTTGCCCCAGTTGCTGGTTTATAGAAAAATTGGTCTTGTGTGCTTGGATATAATTTTGGATTGAAATTTGGTTCATTTGATAGGAATTCAAATATTTGTGTGATACTTAATTTTTCATATTGTTCAGGTGAATTTAAAAATCTCCTTTCTTGAACCGGAAATTGTGAAGCACCTTTAAATCCATAACTAGCAACTGATTCATTAACTTTTTTTATTGTTTCAGAAATCTTTTGACTTAATCCAGAACAAGTAAATGGTTGTGAACTTGTGAAATATTTTTGCCCATTATTATTACCAATAAGATAGGTGTTTAAAGTTCCATCACTATTTATATTCTCCAAATCAAAGAAAACAGCACTATCAACAGCATAATTATTATTAGTTTCATTAAGCCCTAAAATGCCAATTCTACCTAATTGTTTTGATGGTCTAGGTTTTCCTGTTATTTCTTTAGTGTTTGGATTCCAACCTTTAAATCCAGTGAAATCACAAAGATTTTGATTAACTATTTGATTAGCTAATGATTGAGTGTGATTTGGTGTGAAACTCTTTGTTGGATCAAAAGTATTATTTGTTGCCTGCTCTTTTAGAGCATTATGCATATATAATATTCTTTTCTTTTCAGAATTTTCAATATTTAAGTTAATTTTCATATCTTTTTTTTTTAAAAATTTTCAATAGATAAATCCTCCCCACCTAACCAATCAAATTTATTTTTTGCTGGTTGTGTAACAACTGGTGGCACAACAACATTACTTTGACATAAAGTAGCCAAATCTTGTTCAGTAAATTGTGTAACCCTTTTTTGTGATTGAAGTGCATTAAATGTGTTTGGCCCAAAAAACCCATCAACAGTAACACCTAAACATTGTTGTAACTTTTTAACAGGTTCACCTTTTGAACATTTTTTATAAACACCATCAGAAGGGAATTGAAAACCATTTGGACAAAATCTTGTTACTCCACCTCCACCAGTAGTTGCTCCTCCACCACCTATTGTTGTTTCATTTTTCTTATTTTTATTCTTTTCATAGCAAGAATGAATATAGAAAGTTTTACCACTAGTATTAATAAATTTTATACAACCATCATCATCACAAACAGTCTTTCCATAAGAACTTCTATCTTTAAAATACCAGTTAGTACCATATGTTGTGGAAGGGTAATATAATTTCAAAACAATACCACCATGTTTCTCCACTTCTGGATTCTGTGTTGAATTAATAAGGATACCTTCCCTAGGTAGGGGTGCATTTGGTTGAATACCATAATTATTATACAAGAAATTACTAATACATTTTGGTGCAGCATTTTTACCCCCAAAGCATTTGCCAGTGTAATAAGATTTACCATTTTTATCAGTAAATTTAACACAACCATTTGCATCACAACTAGTAAACCCATAAACTGAATTATCACCAAAATGCCAATTATAACCAGTTCTTGGATCAGGATATAATGATGTTAATACAATTCCACCACGTTGTTGAATTTCAGGGTTATTTGTTGTTATTTTATAACCTCCACTTGGGAAGGGGTCAGTTTCTTTCTTATTAAATTGATTTTTTATTAAATTAACAATACAAGGAACTTCTTTGGTTGCCATTTTTTTGGTATAGTTATCTAATAACTTACCAATCATTTGATTTACTTGGGATAACTCCTCTGCCTTTACATGTTCTTTTTTCATTACAGTATATAACTGTATGTTATTTTCATCCCAATATGTTTGTTTTGTTAGGCAAAAATCATTGAAAGTTTTCAATTCTTTTAAAGCCCCATAAACTCTTTCTAATATTTTACCTTCAATTAAACCTTGTGCTGGATCTGTAAGAGTATCCCAAAAAACGCCAGGTGAAAAACTTGAAGTTGGATTATACGCATTTTTTAATTTGGATGCTACACTACTAGCAATATCACTAGAACCTTTCTTTGTTATATTTGGAATTCTATCACACATTGCAAAATAACTATAAAGTTCATCTAAAGGTCTATTTCTACCTCTAGCATCAATAGCTTGTTTTGCCCAATAAGCAGCTGTCAAACCCCCTATAACATAACCAGCTGCTTTTAAAAAAGGCCAAATTAAAAAACCTGCCTCATTTAACAATTCCTTACTTTCTGATGCTTTTTGAATATTTTCCTTTAAGTTAAAACTTGGATCATATCCCATCAATAATTTCTGTCTTAATATTATATCTATTTTGTTATCAATATCTTTCATGATAGTTATTTTTTAATTTAAAGGATTAGCCTTGCCCCTACTTGCACCAGATTCCCACTTTGACTTGCTATCTATTGGGTTTGCTTTACCTCTTGTTGCACCAGACTCCCATTTTGACTTGCTATCTATTGGGTTTGCTTTGCCTCTTGTTACACCAGACTCCCATTTTGATGATGATGTCCCACCATTTGATGCTGGTGCTTCTTCTTGTTCACCAAATTGTTTCTTAAATTTCATAATTAATAATTTTGTGGTTTTGGTAATAAATTTGGATTAACTGTATAATATTCAGTTAAGAAATTTATTAATTCTATTTTATCAACATCAATATCTTCAAATTCATCAATATCAGTATCAATTAACTCATCATCTGGGATTGATAGGTGATTTGGAACTATTGAATAGCCATACTCTTCTGCTAAATCATAATCAATTTGATCCTGTCTAATAATATCATCAGAATCATCAATCAATCTAAATGTGACATCAAGTATGTTTGTTTCTTTATCAACAAAAAATGCTGTAAGTTCTTTAATTTCCATTTTTTAATATTTTGCAATTCTATGCATAAAGTTTTTGATTTCAACTAATTTATCATTAACAGGATTATTTTTTATATAATTTTCATTAATAATTTTTGCTGTTTTATTTTTTCTTGATTCAGATAAAATCAACTTTTTTGCTTGCCTAACAAATGATTCCACCATTGGGCTCATCTCATCATATTCATCATATTCAAATTCATAAATGGTTTCATCATCATCATCATAAGACATTTCATCCATTTCAATAAAATCCATTTTATTTTCATTGTCAATGTCTTCAGTATTCCAGTTCTCATTCATTGAACCACATTCCATACATTCACCTTCATACATACCACCACCACATTCAGAACACATTCCACCTGTGTTTTCTTTTATTAAATCTGAATTCTTTAAAGTAAATCCTTGTTTATCTGAAATATCATCATAAGTTGATATTCTTGTTGGATTGTTTTTTTGTTGCATTGAAAGATAACCATTATACAATTCCTTATGCTTTCTTAAAATGTCATTTTGCTCTTCTTCTGTTATTTTGAAAAAATATGAGTTCATAATTTTTGATTTTATTATAAATATTACAAACTATCCAAAATTTTTATATCTTTGCAAAAAAAAAAGATGAACATATTCTTCTTGGATGAAAATCCCCAACTAAACGCCCAATATCATTGTGACAAACACGTGGTTAAGATGATATTGGAAACAGCACAATTGCTATGTTCTGTGCATCATATGTGTGATGAGATTGATGTACCATATAAATTGGCGCATAAGAACCATCCATGTTCCATCTGGTGTAGAACATCATTAAGTAATTATTTTTCATTATGTGAATTGGGTCTTGAATTATCAAAAGAATACACCCATAGATATGGAAAGCACCATAAATCAACAGATGTGATTCATTGGTGCTTAGATAATCTTCCAAATATTAAAGATATTGGGTTCACCAAACCCCCACTTGCAATGCCAGAACAATATAAAGTAGATGATTATGTCCAATCATATAGGAACTATTATATTGGGGATAAAAAAAGATTTGCAACCTGGAAAAATAGAGATGTTCCTTCTTGGTTTAAGGACATTTGATGTTTTTTACTGTACCAAACCTTTTTATTAATTGTATATTTTGCATTAATTTATCTATATTACGCCTATAAACAGTAATTTGCAAACACACTTTTACTGAGTCTTTTCCTACTGGTATTGGTACAAAATCTATTTCACCTCCAGTCAAATATGGCTTTCTTAAAGTACTAGTATTATCTATTGGTGGTTGTTTTACTTGCATATTTTCTGTTGAAGAATATCTTATATTAACAAATTGTTCAGCATTTGCTTCTGGGCTATTAGGTACATTATTCTTACCAACAAGTGTTGCTTGTATTGAAAATTGTGTTTGCAAATTAGGTATTGCATTTTTCAAAGCAGCAATAAAAGACTTGGCTCTATTTTGACCCAAAGCAATATTTTTAGAACCATATGTGTCCTCACCTCTATATGTTACTGCTGAAACACCAGGTGTGATAATAGCACTACTTACTTTATTATTTGAAAATAAATCCATAGCTCTCCTAAACTCATTAGAATTTGTATCAACAATACTAGAACCTAATTTAAATAATGCTTTACCTAATTGTGTTTCTTGTGTCATTTGTGCATCTTGTGAAACATCTCCTCTATCTCTAACAGCATATGGATCAAATTCACCCCTCTCACGATTTGGGCTCAAATCTCTAGGTGGTAGTGCTTGCTCATATATTATTCTTTTTACTAATTTATTTAAACCAGATTCTGTTAATTTGTATTTTTTTTCCATTTTATTTTTTTCTATAAATATATCATTATTTGATTTTTTTTTGTATATTTGTACTCCACAAAACACAAAACAAATGAAATTAAAATTAAAAAAAGAAAGGCAAATCTGGGTATTTAGTGATCCCCACTACAACCACAAGAATATATGTAGGGGTACAACAAATTGGAGAACCAAAAATAATGAAGTCCCCACAGACAATACCAGGGATTTTGAAACATTAGACAAAATGAATGCTGCAATTGTGAATAATATCAATGCAGTTGTTAATCAAGATGATATATTAATATGCTTGGGTGACTGGTCTTTTGGGGGATTTGATTCAATACAAGAGTTCTATGATAAACTAATATGCAAGAACATACACTTGGTATTAGGAAATCATGACGACCACATTGAGAAAAACAAGTCTGACATACAGAGGCTGTTTATGAGCGTTAATTCCTATGTTGAACTTGAAGTTGATGGTAATAAGTTTGTATTGTGCCACTACCCCATAGCATCCTGGAATGGCTTAAATAAGGGCATAATGCACCTACACGGACACTGCCACCTTCCAACCAATAAAAGGTTCGGAAAAGGGAAAAGAATTGACGTGGGGATGGATGGACACCCAGAATTTAGACCATACAATTTGACAGAGGTTGTTGCATTACTAAACAAACAACCTATTGCATCAGATATGGGGTTTGACCACCATACTGAAGAACTTTTAAATGTTGTGGGATGATACTAATTAGATATAAAGATAATGAATATTACATAGCCAAACCAATATCAAATATTGATGTTGGTAGCTATGTATTCATTTCTGGGTATGAAACATTTGGTGAAATATTGGGATATGCAAATACAGAGCATAATCTAATTAAAATTAAAGGTTCATCAACATATTTGTCTGTATCCCAAAATAAATTATATGAAATTGTTGGTTCAACAAAGCCTGGATTTAAATACTCTTTAAATAGGAAAGATTTGGATTTTCAGTTTGGGGCGTTCACCCCAAAAGAAGTAATTCAATATTATTTGAATTATTGTGAAAAACATAAAGATGCAACCATTGATGATTTCAATAGGTTTTTCTTAAATAAGAATAGAAATGTGATAAACATTGAGGAAGTAACTATTGATTCAAATTTTGAGTTGGTTTTTGGAAATGTAATACCATTGTTATATTGATTTTATTAAAAAAGTGCATATCTTTACATTAAGACAAATATGTCAAACATAAACATTTAAAAACAAAACAAAATGCAGACATTACTTTTCAACACAACAGAAAAAACTGTAAGACTTTATGAGGGGCCAAAACCAGAAGGCACTATCATTTGTAAATTCAACTCAATTCCAACCGTTAAAATCTATGATGGGTATTATGAGGTTAAACAGAAAGATGAGGATGAAAAAACTTACCCTGTTGCACGATTTCCAGTAAATGGAACAAATATGTTTATTGAAAAATAAATCTAAAAACCCCCTACTTTATTACGGTAGGGGGTTTTTTATTTATACCTCTTCTGCATCACTATTATTCAAAAATAGGTCTAATTTATAATTAAACATATTATTATATAATTCATCAACAGGCATATTTCCAGTATATTTATTTTTTGTCTTTTTATCAATCAATATTACTTTAACATCCGCATCATCAAAATCAATTTCTGGATTTAAATATATCTTCACAAGTGAACCATCAAAAACTTTTGGGTAATCTCTATATTCCCAATTGTATTCATCATTATTCTTATAATACTTTTCAAGTATATCAAACAACTTCATTCTAATTTTTAAATTTTCAGGATTTGGCTCATCCAAATCACCAAATTCTTCCATAATGAAATCTTCTAATACATCTGCAATAACTGGGTGCATATCTCCATATGATGGATATACAGTATCATATTCAACATACCATTCATCAGTTACAATATCAACATGATTAATATAATTTCCAAATAGTTCACAAAAATCATCTATTTCAGTAAGTCTTTGCCTATTAACATATTGTATAAACTCATAAGAATTCACACTCAAAACTTGTGTCCTTGAATAATATCCTGTTTCAGTTATAAATGCGTATTTTTTTATATCATCTAAATCTCTTTCTATTGCCCCATTATAATTTGATATGGTTGCATCATATGTTTTGTTTGAATGTGCGTCAAATATTTTATCAAAATATTTTGATTTTTTATTATTTATATGTTGTAAGAAATATTTTTTAAATTTATCTAATGTTGCAAAATTATAATTCATATATTTTATAGAATTACTATTTTTTTCAAAATAATCATCTACATAATTTTCTAATGTTTCATTAAAATCATATCTTTCCTCATATATTGATTCACTTAAATTATTATTCCTTTTTTCACCTTCTAGGTATGAAATATGATTTTCTAAATTACCTATTGAAGGATAGTTTTTACTTATCTTTGAACATGATGTTCTAAGTTCAAAATCAATGTCTGACCCATCATATGTGATATCATCAATATTACTATCAGTAATAAGTGCCATACTCTCATCATCATCTTCATCATACTCTGTCATTTGGTCATAAGTTTGATTTTCAGCAAAAGCCAAAGCAATTTTGTTGCTTATACCAGCTTCAATTAATCTTTGAATTCTAATATAATTTAATTTACCTGCAAACTTTTCTGATAATGCATCTATTCTGTCAAATTGCACATCCTCACTAAAAATACCTTCTTTATTCACTAATAATGGAAAATAAAACTCCCTTAATTCTTCATGTTTAATAAAAAATCCTTTAACATTTATCATACCATCTCTAATATCTCTAAACTCATTCTTTTTAAACTGAAATTGGTATTTGTGTTTTTCATCACTCTTATCAATCATAATATATATTGGAGCATAATTATATGTTGTAAATAAATTACCCCTACTTTTGTATGCTGGGTCTAAACTGTATTTACCCCAAGTTGTACACCAGGATGAACCAACTCCAAGCCAGGCTGCTGCCTTCTCTGTTTTTGGCCTAAATACAACCCATTTTTCACCATTGTGAAGAAGTTCATATGAATCTTTTGGCAATTCTTTTAAGATTTCTCTTATTGGTGTATTAATAGATACAATATAATCTTTTACAACATTATACAAATCTGATATTTGCTTGATAGACTTCAAATCAATGCTCAAATTTTTTGCATAAACAATTTTCAAGTATCTTGTGGCTTCAACCAAGTTCTCAAGATTTGGCATATTGCCAATCTTGTAGATGTTCAATAATACTTTGGCATATTTCCCTATAAGAATGACATTATCATTCTGTACTTTTGTTTTGGGATCTGCTTTCACAATTCTATCAAATATATTCCTTGGAATATCATTATAATATTTGGTATAAATGTCATCCACCCTGGATTCAATGATTAATTGCTCTAATGATTTTAATAATCTCATATCTTTTTTTTATTTTTTTATTGGTATATTATTTTCTGAACATATTTCATAAAAATTATCTACAAACTCACTTGTACTAATATATGCATTACTATCAAGATATAACCTAGGTTTGCTTATCCTTTCTTCTTCATATACTAAATTATATAACTCATCTTTAACCTCTCCTGCTGTGGATAAAACTTTAGCAGAATCAATATCATCTTTAAAATCTAAAATATTAACTCTTATTAATGCACCCTCATAATTCAATTTTAAAACCTCACCATAATCAGAAAATGCTTTTTCAATACATTTATTAATATCATTATAGTAAGCGCTTTCATAAGCACGATCCATTGCCTGCCTAATAGCATCAGTAAGTTCATCTATGTCTAATTCTTCAATTTTATCAACTAAGTTTAAATCCTGAAAATATTCATCATCATCATTTGAGTGATTTAAATCATTTATTTCATCTTTAAAATTATTTATTAAATATTCTTCAATTTTTTCTTCTAATTCACTACTTGTATAATAAGTAAAATCTTTCCAAGAATGAAAAAAATCAAAATAATCCAACCCATTTTCAAGGAAGTTTTCAATATAATTAATATATTCTGAACTACCATTTTTTAATCGCCTTCTACTATCATAGTCATCTGAATTAATATATTGATACATTTCATCAGGTTTTATAAAAATATCAAAAATTACCTGTGGTTCTTTATTAATCAATCCTTTTTTGTATGCAGAATATAGGGCAATAGTTCCAAATAATTTTTCATTATGTTTCATAACAAGTTTAAATAAATCATCATTTAAATCTGCTAATTTAAAATCACTAGCTGAATCATATTCAGAACCAAATCCAACAATATCAACTTTTGGGTCTATAAGTAATTGAGCAATATATTTATGATATTTTTCTGCTGGTTTTGAATTCTTCTGACCTTTTAGTTGTAATATTTTAAAACCCTCACTTTGTTCTTCTATGGCTGCTGTTAAATGACTTTTATTTATTGTGAATTTATCATTTATTCTTCTTGCTTCACGCAATGAAAATAAAGTATCACCACGAGTTGAAGCGCAATGTCCCATTCTTTTCTGTTCATCATTACAATATGAAGTCTGCAAATCTATCCAATAAAATCCCATACCATCCTCATCCCTAAAATCAAGAATGATATTATCTTCATCCTCTTCATAATTATATATACCAGAACCAACCTCTAATTCATCATGCCATTTTTTAGATTCCCTAACTAATGTTAAGTAATCATCATTTTTATGAGTTCCCAAATTACCATTTAAACCTACCCTAATCCAGTCCATAATGGATACTAAATTTTCACTAAATATTCTATAATCTTTATTTAGCAAAATAATTGCTTGTTCTGTTGTGACTTTTGGGTTGTTCTTTACAATAATTTCAATAACTTTATTAGCCATTATAATTGCCAATTTACCACATTTTTCAACAAAGAAATCTGCGGCTTTATCACTTAATTTTAACTTATTCACCAAAACATCTTTTGCAGATGCTTCTAGTATTAAACTTTTTGTAACATTAATTAATTTCATTTTATAAATTTTTTAAGTCCAGTAATCATATGATTTTTTAAAAAACTCCGGATTATTTCTATTAAAGAAAGATTTGAGTAACATCTTACCCATATAATAAATACCCTTTGATTCAAATCTTCTATTTAAGGTGTAAACATTGTAATTGCTAACCTTAAATTTCCTTGGCTCAATCTTTTTGCTCAATTCATAATCTTCTGCAAACACACACTCATTATTGAAACCCCCCAACTCACGCAATTTTAATGTTCTAAACAACATAAAACCGCCAAGACAGAATGGAGATATTTTTGAAACCATTTTTCTTAAAAAATCCAACATAATATATGCAAAATCATATTTACCATTTATGGTCTTGAATTTTACAGTCTGCAAATCTAAATAATAATCAAGAGAAATCCTCATACAGTTTGTTAATAAATTCTTATCAGTTAAAAAAACATCAGCATCCAAAAATAACGTATATATTGTTTTTGAATGCTTAAACCCAATATTCCTTGCTTTTGCTGGTAAGCCACCACCTAATATTTCAATATCCAAGTTTTTAAATTCATTTAATTTTATCAATGGTTTAGTTAGCCTATCATTTGATGAATCACAAATATAAACTTTTGTTCCTTTGATGTTATTCTGTCTATCTAAATAATTCAAACAATCTATAATGACATTTTTTTCATTTTTGCATGGAATGACAACTGTTAAATATTCATTAAGTTTCATTTTGTTTTATTTTATAAATATCCAAAAATGATATAATTAAACAATTAATAACAAATATATTGATATATTCCAAAAAAAATCAATATTTATAAATAAACCTAATATTATGAATAAATTAATTTTCTTACTACTAATGCCTATTATTGGCCTTTCTCAAAACATTGAGAACAAACAAATGACACTAAATAAAGAAAGTGAAGAAAAACAGAAATTAAGAACAGAAAAATATGCCCCAAAAACTAATACTGTAATTGTTAGAGATATTGAACCAATATTTGACCAAGGTTATGGATTATTTAATCCTAGGGTTATGTATTATCGTAATATGCGTTACGGTAATCCATATTACTATAATCCTACAACATTAGCCCCAAGACAATTTAGAGGAACAATTGGGTTAAGCAAAAGTGTTAGATTAATTGGTTTATTTTTTACATTAGGGGAAGATAAATTCTTGGTTGGAGATTTGATGTTTAGACCAAACATAGATAATAGTGAATTTTATTCCAATATAAACATCCAGAATGCTATCCAGTGGAATGATGAACGTTTAAAGGATATAGAGAAGGGTTATAGGATTTATGTTGGTTATGGTCAACGTATAGGTCTTGTATCCCCATTTGTTTCAGTAGGGATTGGAAGCAGGGTTGTGAATTATCAGTTTATTGATGATTTGGTTATTTTGAATGGAAGTAAATCATATTCATTTCCAAAATTTGGAAGGAGTTTTGTTGGAATTAAAATTGGAGGATTATTTGACTTTAAAAAATTTGTTTTTAAGTTTGATTTAGATCCAATAAACCCTGATTTCTCAATTGGGGCTGGATTTAGAATATCCAAATAATGATTATTGATTATATTTTAATTTTTATATTCCAGATTGTTTTTAACATATTTAAGACATTTGAGATAAAATACACATATGAAGATAAATTAAAAGAGTTATTAGTTAATTCTATTTGGATTAATTTAACTTCTTTATGTGTTGCTTATTATTCATTAGATAACCTATTTAACCATAATTACTTTGTAATCCCTGTTTATATTGCAGGTAGCATTATTGGAAAATGGTTGAGTATGAGGGGCTTTGGTATGTTAATAAAAAAAAGGGAACCATAATGTATGATTCCCTTTTTTATATATTTTAATTTTACTTAAAATACATCTGCATCTTTTCTATCCTTGAATTGGTTTGATTCATAGTGAAATTGGTATGGTGATAATGGGTCATTTTGGTTGAATATCACATAGTATGAAGAACCTGGATGTTTTTCCAAGTAGTTCTTAAAGTGTGAGTATCCTGCAATTGTACATATATGTATTGAAGCACCTTCTTTACATTTACCCAAGATAGTTCTATACACCTCCCAAGTTTGCTTGTCCATATTGGATACTTTGAATATTTGATACCCAGCAACTAAACCAATTAATTTAATGCCAACATCTTGTAATTTCAAGATATCTGATTTTGATACCAAAACTGAATCTGAATCCATTTCTTCCTCATCACCTTCAACAGAACCAACTTCTTGAAACTGAATGGCAGCATCAATAAATGCTCTAACATCTGAAGATGATTTTATTTGGTTGATATCTAGGATAGGGAACATTGCTTTTCCTCTTGGAGTTTTCTTTGCTTTTTCAAATGCATCAATATACCCTTCAAATTTGTAGATATCCTCATCCTTAATTTTCTTTTCAGCAACTCTTGCTGCCAACCATTTCACATAAGCACCTTTGCCTTTGGAAACTTCAACAATCTCATCAAATACTTCTCCTGATAATTTACCAGAATCAACAAATATCTTTCTATAGTTTGAAATTGTTGCTTCATTTTGCTCTCTAATAACCCTCTTGATGATTATAGATAAGTCATGTTCTGTTAGTCTTATAGTCTTTGCCATATTTTTTTTAGTTTTTATTTATAAATATCAAAGATATTAAAAAAAAAATAGTAATCAAAATAATTTTAGGAATATTTATAATAAACTTTTATAAAATGATAATTAATGAAAAATTTATTACTGAAAGACCTAATAAAAAATTAAAGAAATTAAAAGGAATTATAGTCCATTGGACAGCAAATACACGATCTGGGGCAGGGGCTGCCTCTCATTTGAATTATTTTAAAAATAATTGGAAAATAGGTTGTACTCATTATGTTGTTGATGATAAAGAAATTATTTACTTAATTCCAGATGATGAAGTTGCCTACCATGTTGGTGATAGGGAAAGAAAAAGCAATCTACCCATTAGAAAAGCATTAGTACCCCAAGGTGGAAGTCCAAATGATTATTTCATTGGGATTGAAATGTGTGTAAATATAGACAATAATTGGGGAAAAACCATCAATAATGTAAAAGAATTATTACACCATTTATTTGAGAAATATAATTTAACAGTTGATGATGTTCATCGCCATTTTGATATATCTGGAAAAGATTGCCCTTTTATGTATCAACCACAACTTGTGAATGAAAGGTATTTTGATTGGGGCTGGATTACCTTTAAAGAATTTATAAAAGCAAAATAGCCCCAACCAAATTATTATTTAAATAAACTATCAAATTTTGGATAACCCCAACCATACCAATCATCACGACCAGGCTTACCTCCATCTGTAAGATTTTTTGTTAGATATTCTTTTAAGTCATTTTGGGTTTTAATTTCTGGGTTATATTTTAGCAATAGACCAACTGCAGCTGTGCCATGTGGTGTTGCCATAGATGTTCCATCCCAACTTACATAAGAACCATTATCTTTAAAACAAGACCAAATCTGGACTCCTGGTGCAATACCTACCAAATTACTACCATATTGAGAAAAGGATGCTTTATTACCTCTAACATCATGAGCACCCCAAGAGATGACATTTGGTAATGCACCTGGGAATGACAATATTCCAGTTCCATTATTACCGGCAGCAGCATTAACAAATGCACCATTATTCACAGCATCATTTATTGCACTTGTTATTGTCTTATTTTCAGTGGGTGCACCCCATGAGAAATTAAACACCAATAAATAATCTTTAAAGTTATCTTTCCATACATTCATTGCATGATTAATTGAATTAACCAAACTTTCTGTGGATCCGCCTCCATTACCACCCAAACCTTTTTGAGCCATAATTAAATCCCCATGATTAACACCATTCACATAACCAACGCCTAATTTATATTGGGGGTGCTTACCTAATATAATACCAGCAACGTGATGACCATGTCCATGTCCATCATTTTGGTTAGAATCAGTTGTAAAGTCTTTGCAATATTTCTTATCCACAAATTGGTTGTCTGACGTTAATGCCGTATGAGTTGGATATGCCATTGTATCAATAACACAATAAAGAATCTTACGTTTAAACTTCTCCCCTAATTTTAATTTATTATCAAGAAATTGACTTTGTAAAAAAACCCATCCCCAACTTGGTTGATTATTTAAGGATGATTCTGTTGATAAAGCCTGTATTTGGGTTGGGGGCAAATCAAGAATAACATCATTACCTTCTTCCAATGCTTTGAAATGTTTTGCAATTAAATCAAAATTAATTTTCTTTGCAAGAGCAACGTCTTTTGATGAAAAATTTAAATTCATATAATTATATTTTTAGATAAATAGTATTTTTATTTATTTTTTTTGAATAAATATATATTTATTGTATATAAATACAAATAACAATATGAGCATAAAGTTTAATATCACAAATGAAGATAAGATTAGAATTAAAAATCTTTATCTTAATGAGAAATCAAAAGAAGAAAACAAGCGTTTTTGTCATAAGAAAAATATCAAATCATTAGAAGAAATTGTTGGTGAGGATGACCAAGATGATTATATTGAAGGTATTAAAATTAGAAAGTCTGGAATTAATTCATTGACTGATATGATTGAAACATTGAAAACAATGAGAACTAGACCTAACTTAACAGATAAAGGTGAAGACTTATGTTATAAAGTTTCAAATACAATTAACCAGTTTAAACCATATAATTACTTTGATGAAACAAGTAATCAATGTGTTTCTGCTATGGAAAAAATAATTGAATTATACAAGGAAAATAAACATGGTGAGGAATTAGTTAAAGATTTAGAAAAAATATATAGTGATGAAAGTGTCTCACCAAGAGGTAGAGAATATATTAAGCACTGTCTAGGTGTTATCAAAGGTAAGAACTAAGTTCTTACCTTTTTTGTTTTGCTAACTTCTTTATTTAAGGCATCCTCATAAGCCTTTTTGTATTTTGTAACAACTTCTATTGGTCCTCTAGTTGTTATTGCCTCATCATAATACCAGGTTGTTGTTGAATTCTCATCAACAAATACTCTTGTGTATTTCTTTGCTGTGTTGGTTGGGGTTTCTTTTTTCATCTTTTTTTTTGTAAAGATAATGAAAAATAATTAATGCTGGTTAGATTTTAATGTTTTATTTTCTTCTTCTAAAAACTGTACTTTAACAGTTAAAGCTGAAACTTGCTCAACTAATTTAAGGATTGTATCTCTCATTTGATCCTTTTCTTCTGAACTTTTTAATAATAGAACTTCTAATTTTGCAATTCTATCTCTACAATCTTCACGGATAAAATTATCCTCATTCCTTTTACGTTCTTCTCTTTTTTCATAAAACCTCCAAGCACTTGCTGAACCTAAAACTGTTATTGCTGTAATTAAAACAGTTGCTATTGTATTTTCATCCATTTATTTTTCTTTTATTATAAATATGCTAAATAGTGTAAATAGGAAAAGTTTGGGACACAAAATCCCAAACTTTTCAATAAAAAGCATTTACATCTTAAATAAAGATAATTTCCTTTGATTCTATATTATATTCTATATTAATTGGATTGTTTGCTAACTTATAATTCTCCCCCAAGACAGCAGCATTGAAATACTGAACACCATCGGCATATTTCTCACCATAACCAGAATGGATATGACCAAAGCAATGTATTTTTGGTTTAACGACCTCAACACGTTTTGTTAATTCCTCACAACCAACATTGGCCCCAATAGGCAACACATCTAGTATGTATTTTGGTGGACCATGTGTAATAAGGACATCCAGATTATTAGGTATTTTATCCCAGTAGTATTTTAAGTCCTTGCTTGTGTGCAAATTAAAAGCCCAGTTAAAAAATGCTGGTTGCCAAGGGGATCCATATACATTCAAACCATCTATATTCACAAAATGGTCAAATAAATAAACAACACCTTTGTCTTTATATTTTTGTTCAATATCAAAGGCTTTCTCAAACCAGAAATCATGATTACCAGCAATGAATATTTTGTGAGTGTAATTCAAATCTTGAAACCAATCTAAAAAATCAGTTATTTCATGCTCATAACCCCGACCTGAAATATCTCCACTATGAATAATAACATCGCCACCAGGCAATAAGTTATTATCCGTTAATTCTTTGTGTTTGTTATGTGTGTCTGAAATAAATGTTATTTTCATTGTTTTTGTTTTTATGTCCACCAGGCTTTTACGCCATATTTTGCAATTTCTTTGTTCCCTTTAAATATCTCACATAATTCATTCCATTCTTTTTCTTCTAAAGCCACTGCTTCTTTAACATCATTAGGGGTTTTTAAGTTTAAAAAATAATCATCATTTAGCTGATTTTCTAATAATTGAATAAATCTTTTTAATTCTTGGATATTTTCTGAAGATGCCTCATTCTCAATATAAGACTTTAACATAAGTTCAGTTGATGCTTTCATATTTGCCAACATAAAAGTATAATCCCAGTGTGCATAATTCCAAAATATGGGAATAAATTTAAAAAGTTTAATAAAAAATTCAAAAAGTTTGTTCATAGTGTTAATTGATTAGTTAGTTGATAGTACAAATATAGTCAAAAAAATAGACCCAACAAGTTTTTTGTTAGGTCTCTTTGAAAGAAATCGGATATATAAAAAATTCCAAAGAAGAGGAATGATTTTTAAAAATAATCAATAAATATCATTACTTAAATAAAAATCCAAACTATCTATCTTTTTTTATGAATATTTTTTTATAAAACTCTCCATTTCTTGTTAAGAAATACAACCCAGTTTCAAATATACTTTCCCCCTCATTTAAATTAAATGGTCCAATTCCTTCTAAGACCTTTTGACCCAGAAAATTAAATAAAGCCCATCTATCAGATGGTAATATGCTAACATAAACATTGTTATCCCTATTAGTATTATGGATAACTCTATCAGTATATTTTTTATCTTCAATATTTGGACAAATTGTTATTGTGTCATTGATAATATAAACATTATTTACTTGAAATAAAGTATCAAAACCATTTAATATTCTAAAATTAATCTTATTAAGATAAGGTGATTTTGCATTATGCTTCAATGTTAGAGTAAAACAAGAATCTGTTTTTAAACATATAATTGTATCAGTTGATAACTTTTTTACATTCTTATTATATTCAACAACTGTAACACCATCTTGTTTTATACTATAATAAAAATCTTCAAAGAACTTATTCTTATCAATTTCTATTTTTATTTTTGAATATGTTGAATCATTTGCATTACAATCTCTAGGTGCATCAACAAGTGGCAAACAAATGGCTTCTGAAATGTTTCTTCTTATTTTATTCCCAGGTTGTTCCCCAAACCCCCACTTATAGTTTATACCCACCTTTGGATTCAAATGACAATATGACATAATAGTTCCCTTTGTATCAGGAGTAACTTCTAACTCTGGACATTTTACTGGTCCAGACTGTTCAACAAACCAACAACCATCTAAAGCAGTTCCATTACCATTCCACCAACAAGCATGAGTGTGGGGTGAACCAAGTAAATGACCAATTTCATGGGTCATTACTGTTGTATTCCAAGAATAGTTTGGAAATACACCTGTTTCCATATCCAAGCCAGAATAACTTGTTCTCCATTTTGCAATATCACAAAGAGAATGAAGAAAAGCAACACCTAATCCACTTCTTAAAGAAACTAATTGTCCAAATGTTTCAGGTAATTGATCCTCAGATTTAAATTGGTTGGCAAAGGAATATAACATATTAACTCCATCATAATTATAACCACTTGGCCTATCCCATAATTTAAACCTTGCAATTTTAATGTTAACCCCCTCTTTTAAATAAATTAAATGAGTTTGTGCAAATATGTTTTCAATAAATTTAATAACTTCTTTTCCTGACCCAAGTTTTTCAATCATATCATAATCTGCCTCAAAATACATTGTTATGACTTTGATTTTATTTGATTTTTCTTGTACATACTCAAACATTGGGGTTTCCTTAAAAAACTCTTCCTCATTTGGTAAAACACATTTAAATTCTTTTGTTTGTTTCACATCTAATTCATGCCAAACACCATGAAACCCCTTCTCTACTGGACCAAAAATCCAACCTTCACCATCACCCATAATATAGGTCTGAAAGCTATTATCATTGATTACAATAGATGCAAATCCGCTATCATTACCTTGAACCTTTCCAGAATAAATAAGCGATTGTGGTTCATATATAGTATTACATTCAGAATATATTTTGGGGTTATCCACATATATTTCCATTTTGGTTAAGTTAAGGATTTTAACACCCTCTGGTGTTGGCAATTGTATTGTTAGAGAATCCAAATCATTATTTATGATTTCCCTAATAATATTTTTGTTCAATATGAGGGGGGTTGCATAATTGTGTGATGTTGTTCTCAACTCCTTTGAATTTGTTTCAAAGAAAATGGATATAGGTTTATTATTCTGTGAGAATAATGAGAATGTTAATATTGAATAAATCAATATTAATTTTAATTTTTTCATTTTTTTAATTTAGTTTTTTATAAAATTTATTGAAATAGGAAATCCTTGAATCTAACCCGTGTGTTCCACCATTTACTCTTTTTGTAATTCTTGTAATAATATCTCTTGTTGCACCAAGATCTGCAATCTCATTCAATTTGTTTTTATCAAAAAACCAACCAGCAGATGCCAATGGATATGTTGTTGCAACTAAATCTGGATTGCCAATTATATCAACATCCATACCTGCCTCATTTAATGATTTATTAAATAATAAGTAATTATTTTTACCAGTCAATTGTATGTAACCCCTACCTCTGTATTTATACCCTTCAATGCTATCTTCATCACCATTTCCCATTCTATTTGCATAAACAAGACTTGCAATCTTGGATGGTTTCCTTTCATATAACAATGCTTTTGCGTGTGTGGTAAAATACTTGCCAAAAACCTCTTGTAATCTTTTTGCTGAATAGTTTAAATTCTCTTGTACAGCAGTAAAATTTCCTGATTCATGAGCGCATTGTGCTAAGAAATGTGCTAACCTTAATTGTGTGTTTATATCATATTTTTCATAGATTAAATCAATCTGATTGATGATTGATTCTGGAATAATTCCAATTAATTTTTGCTTGGCACTTGACTGATCCATAATATTTTTATATTTTTGTTATATATTAGTTATTATTGTATAAATACTGTATTTATTGTTATAAATTATAACAAATATGGATAATATTACAAAATTAATTAAAGAGAATTTAGAAAAATTCACTAATAGAACATTGGTATTAAAGAAAAATGTAAATATATCAGAAGAACTTGAATACCATATTAATGAAAACTTAACATTAACTAATAATGTTTTTATGGTTTATTCCAAAAAATACTTTGACTTGATTAATGAGGTTAGAGATTTATGGATGAGAGATTTAATCCAACTAAATGAAGAAGATGAACAAATGGTAATGTCAGATACTGGCAAAGTTGCATTATTTGAAGGTGAAATGGTTTATCTTGATGCACCTGTACTTGAAAGTGATGATTTTGATTTCTTAAATGAGGCTGAACATAGGGGTAAAAAAGTTAATATAGGAAAACCATTTAGAACTCCTGGTGGACCAAAGAAATTTGCAGTTTATGTTAAAACACCAGGTGGGGGCGTTAAAAAGGTTACATTTGGTGATCCAAATTTAAAGGTGAGAAATAAAAACAAAGGTGCAGCCAAATCATTTAGAGCAAGACATAAGTGTGACCAAAAGAAAGATAGAACCACAGCAGGATACTGGTCATGTAATGTGGGCAGATATTCAAAACAACTTGGATTAAAATCTTCAAATAGTTGGTAATGGAAAAAGAAGCATTAAAAAGAATATTTGATTTTCTTGAAGAAAAAGGAGAACATAGGGGTCCATTATTTTGGAAGCATAAAAATAATATACCATTAACAGATGAAGAATTAAATATTGAAGGTAATTTGGATTTAAGTGATACAAATATAACCTCTTTACCAAAAGGATTGAAAGTTGGTGGTGATTTGGATTTATCATTTTTAAACATAACCTCATTACCAGATGGATTGAAAGTTGGTGGTTATTTAAATTTATCATATTCAAACATAACTTCATTACCAGATGAATTGAAAGTTGATGGTAATTTAGGGTTAGCTTTTTCGCCAATACAAACATTACCAAAAGGATTGAAAGTTGGTGGAACTTTGAATTTGAATAATTGTGATGATATAACCTCATTACCAGAAGGATTAAAAGTTGGGAAATGGTTCAGTTTATCCGGTTCTAAAATAACTTCCTTACCAAAAGGATTGGAAGTTGGTGATGATTTATTTATAAGTTGGACAACTTTAACCAAATACACAGATGATGAATTAAAAAAAATGATTAAACCTGGATTTATAAAAGGTGAGATAGTAAGAAAATAATGAAAAAAGAAACCCTAAAAAGAATATTTGATTTTCTTGAAGAAAAGGAAGGGAAATCATCTATTAAATGGAAATTAATTAATGATATACCATTAACAGAAGAAGACTTAAATTTTGAAGGTGATTTATTTTTAAGAAATTCAAAAATAACCTCATTACCAGAAGGTTTGAAAGTTGGGGGGACATTAAATTTATTCAAATCAAAAATAAAATCATTGCCAGAAGGATTGAAAGTTGGTGATGATTTGGATTTAAGTGAATCTGATATAGAGTTTTTACCAAAAGGATTGGAAGTTGGGGGTGATTTGTATTTACTTGATACACCCATAACTTTTTTACCAGAAGGTTTGAAAGTTGGTGGTTATTTGGATATAAGAGATACAAAAATAACTTCCTTGCCAAAAGGATTGGAAGTTGGGGGTAATTTGTATATCTATAGAACACCATTAAAAAAATACACAGATGAACAAATAAGAGAAATGATAAAATCTGGATTTATAAAAGGAAGAATATTTAGGCAATGAACAAAGAAATAGTAAAAAGAGTATTTGATTTTATTGAAAAAGAGGAAGGGCATAAAGTACCATTTTTATGGAAATTATTTAATAATATACCATTAACAAAAGAAGATTTAATTGTTAAAGGGGATTTGAATTTAGAAGATTCAGAAATAACCTCATTACCAGAAGGCTTAACAATTGAAGGTGATTTCTTTTTTTATCATACACCTGTTGAACTACCAAAAGGGTTGAAAGTTGGTGGTAATTTATCTTTAATTGGTCCAAATGTAACCTCATTGCCAAAAGGATTGGAAGTTGGTGGTAGTTTGTTTGTATCAGATACAGAAATAACCTCACTACCAGAAGGATTGAAAGTTGGGGGTGATTTAGATTTAGCAGATACACAAATAACCTCATTACCAGAAGGATTTAAAGTTGGGGGTAATTTAAACTTATCACATTCAGAAATAACACGATTACCAAATGATTTGGAAGTCAATGGCAATTTGACTTTAAGTTTTTCAAATATAACCACATTACCAAAAGGATTAAAAGTTGGAGGTGATATTAAGTTGTTGGGTTCAAAAATAAGATCCTTACCAGAAGGATTGAAAGTTGTGGGTCGGTTGGATTTAAGAGATACCACTATAGGTTCATTACCAAAAGGCTTGGAAGTTGGTGAGAAATTAGCTTTAAATGATTGCAAAAAATTAACTTCATTACCAAAAGGATTGAAAGTTGGGGGTGATTTAATTATAATTCGGACAAATTTAACCAAATACACAGATGATGAATTAAAAAAAATGATTGGTTCGGGTTTTATAAATGGTGAGATAATAAGAATATAATGGAAAAAGAAACATTAAAAAGAATATTTGAATTCCTTGAAGCAAAAGGAGAACAGAGAATACCATTCTTGTGGAAATGGAAAAATGAAATACCATTAACAGAAGAAGACTTAAATGTTCAAGGTGATTTGGATTTAAGTAATTCAAACATAACCTTATTGCCAGAAGGTTTGAAAGTTAGTGGTACTTTTGATTTAGGATATTCAAATATAACATCATTATCAGAAGGATTGAAAGTTGGTGATGATTTGTATTTAAGTAATTCAAACCTATCCTCATTACCAAAAGGATTGGAAGTTGGGGGTTTTATATTTATATATAATACACCATTAACAGAATACACAAATAATGAATTAAGAGAAATGATTAAGCCTGGATTTATAAAAGGAAGAATAATTAGATAATGAATATAGAACAACTAAAAAGAATATTTAATTTCCTTGAAGAAAAAGGAGAACAGAGAATACCATTCTTGTGGAAATGGAAAAATGAAATACCATTAACTGAAGAAGACTTAAATGTTCAAGGGGACTTGGATTTTTCACAATCAGAAATAGAATCTTTACCAGAAGGATTAAAAATTAGTGGTGATTTGGATTTATCCTACACATATATAAGGTCATTACCAAAAGGATTGAAAGTTGGTGGTCATTTGGATTTAACTGAAACAGATATAGAGTTTTTACCCAAAGGATTGGAAGTTGGGGGTGATTTAATATTAGATGGTTGTGCCAATATAAAAACCTTACCCAAAGGCTTGAAAGTTGGGGGTAATTTGGAATTAACAGGTATAACATTAGGTGAAGATTATGATGATGATGAACTAAGAAAAATGATTAAACCTGGATTTATAAAAGGAAGAATTAATGCAGAATGAAAAAAGAAGTACTAAAAAGGATATTTGAGTTCCTTGAAGAGAAGGAAGGACATAATTTACCATTCTTATGGAAGTTGATGTCTAATGAACCATTAACAGAAGAAGAATTAAATGTTAAAGGTCATTTGACTTTAAGTAATAAAGGAATAGAAACATTACCAAAAGGATTGAAAGTTAGAGGTGATTTGGATTTGCAAGATTCCTCTATAAAATCATTACCAGAAGGATTGAAAGTTAGGGGTAATTTGATTTTAATTGATACACCCATAACTTTTTTACCAAAAGGGTTAGAAGTTGGCGGTTATTTGGATATAAGATATACAAAAATAACCTCCTTACCAAAAGGATTGGAAGTTGGTGCTACTTTATATATTAAAAATACAGCATTATTAGAATACACAGATGAAGAATTAAAAGAAATGGTTAAACCTGGAATTTTAGCAAGAAGAATATATAGAGAATGAAAAAAGAAGTACTAAAAAGGATATTTGAGTTCCTTGAAGAGAAGGAAAATAAAAATCCACCATTTATATGGAAATATGAAAATAATCTACCATTAACAAAAGAAGAATTAAATGTTGAAGGTGATTTGAGTTTGGTTCAATCAAATATAGAATCATTACCAGAAGGATTGAAAGTTGGGCGTGATTTGGATATTTTTGGTTCAAAAATAACCTCATTACCAAAAGGATTAGAAGTTGGGCGTTTTTTGGATATAAGAGATACAAAAATAACCTCCTTGCCAAAAGGACTAGAACTTGGTAGTAGTTTGTATATTAGACATACAGCATTAGTAAAATATTCAGATGAAGAATTACAAGATATGGTTAAACCTGGATTTATAAATGGAATAATACATAGATAATGGAAAAAGAAACATTACCATTCAAACAAGAAAATAAAGAAGGGAAATTGATTAGAGAGTTTAGTCAATTTGTTGATATTGAAGAATTACATTGGCATAGAGATAGAACAAATAGAGAGGTTAAGATAATCCAGGGTGGAGGATGGAAATACCAAAGCTGGGATGCTTTACCTATTAAACTAAAAAATAATGACACTATATCCATACCAAAAGGGTTATGGCATAGAGTTATTAAGGGTGACGAACCCCTAATTGTAGAAATAACTGAATTATGAAAAAACAAATGAATGAGGCTAGGGGTGTCCCAGCAGGCATCACTAATTATGCCACAAAAATATTTAATGATGTATTAGAAAAATTAAAAAGTAATAAATTTAAAAGACAATCTCCATTTGATACGTATAGTGCAGTTGTAGATGCACCAGGTAAATTCTTAAAAGATGATAAACCAGTTCAAATTAGTAAAATAAAGGTTAATATAAATTTTGACTTTTATCCTAGTTCTGATATAAAAAAAATAATAGCAGCCAACCCCAAAGTTAAAACAAAAACAGATAAATTATTATTGACTGGTTTGGGTATGGAGTTTTTTTTAACAAAAGACTTAACAAAAAATTATAACTTAAAAGTTGCTTCAACTGAAAACCCAATTTTACATATTAATTTTGTAGCAAGTGAAGATTTAAATGATATTGAAAATAATGTGTATAAGTTATTAAATGATAATTATGATACTTTTTTAAGTACATTTGGTCATGAAATTCAACATCATATTAATATGGAGGCAAAAGGGGAAGATGATATAGCATTACGAACAAAATATAGAGTAGTTTCAAATCCAAGTGATGTTACAGAGTATAAATCATTAAGTGATTTTGTATTTAATTTATATTATCTTTCACTAATTGAAAATATTGTTAGACCTACTGAGTTAAAAACTACATTAGATAATAAAAAGGTAACAAAAAAACAATTTCAACAAGTTTATTATGATTCTGAAATGTATCATAAATTTGAGATATGTGAGAATACAACATATGAAAAATTATGCAATGAATTGCTAAAAGATTTAGAAAAATCTTTACCGCCTATAATATTTAAACATAAAACTAAATCTGAGATTATAGAAATAATGTTAACAAAAACCTTTATTAATATGATTGATGAAGGTGCAAGTTTTTTGAAAATGGCTATTTTTGATAAAATGCCTAATGCTCCCATAGATGAAATAGATAGTGTTTTTAACAACAAATTTGAAGTTTTTTTGAAAAAACATATGTTTATCAAATACAAACCAAGTAAGGATATATATGGTGAAAAGGATTTAGATGTTGAAAAAACATATAGATCCTTAATAAAAGACATGAATATTACAGCAACTAAAATGAAGAAAAAAATTGCTAAATTATATGAAGATTTACCATATGAGTATGAGAATTAAAAAATAAATTGTATTTTTGCAAAAAAAACAAAAGATATGTACATTGTTAACATTAGAATACCAGATGATTTGAAAGGTAAAGTAAAGATAAACTTACCTGAACAAATAAAGATAAGAGAAACTAAAGAAAAAAGTTTGAAAGTAGAAATAACCAAATCATGAGAAAACAAATGAATGAGGCTAGGGGAGTTCCAGAGGGACTTACTAGTTATGCAAAAAAAATATTAGATAAATTTTTAGAAGATTTAAATAGCCCTTTTCCTAATAAAACCACAGTTGTTAATATACCAGGTACTTTTTTTAAAAATGATAAAACACTTCAAATTAATGATGTAAGTGTTCTTATAAATTTAAAATTTTATACTAGCCAGCAAATTAAGGCAATTGTAAAGGCTAACCCCCATATTAAAGAAAAAAGTGATGAATTACTGTTGAGTAGTTTAGGTATGCGGTTTGACATAGACAATAACCTAACAAAAAATTATAATTTAAAAATTTTCAAGAGTGAAAGTCCAACTATTACTATTAATTTTTTAGCAAGTAGAGATATACAAGAAGTTTATAAAAAGATATACATAATATTAAAAGATAATTACGCTAGATTTTTAGATTCATTTGGACATGAACTTAAGCATTTTATTGATAACCAATTAAAAGTTGAAAAGGATATAGCATTAAGCGCAAAGTATCAAGTAGTTTCACAGGCAAGAAATTTTACTGATAGTCAAACATTAATTGATTTTTTCTTTGATGTATATTACCTTTCATCAATTGAAAATCTTGTTAGACCTTCTGAGTTAAAAACAAAATTGGATAATGAGAATATAACAAAAAAAGATTTTAAGGAAATTTATTATAATTCTAAAATGTATAAAAAGTTTGATTTTTGTCAAAATATGACATATGAAAAATTATACAATAATTTGGGGGAAGAGTTAGCAACAAAAGTATCCCCTGAAAAATTTAGTAAATCTAAAGATAAACTTATATCAAATGAATTAAGTAAAACCATAAGAAAAATGATTGCTAGTGGTAAAGATTACTTAAAAACAATGATTCCTATCTCAAAAGGGGATATATCTATAACAAATGCTTATTTAAGCAAGTTTAAGAGTTTTTTAAAAAATCATTTATTTATTAAATATGCTTCAAATCAGGTTATAGATACAGAAAAAACATATAGAGCAATAATAAAAGATATGAATGCTACAGCAATTAAAATGAAGAAAAAAATTGCTAAATTATATGAAGATGTGCCAGATAATTATGAATCATAAAAAATAAATTATATCTTTGTCAAAAAAAAATATGGATATCAATAACATTAAAATTCCTGATGCTTTGAAAGGTAAAATAAAGATAAACTTACCTGATGAAATCAAGATAAAAGAAACTGAAGAAAAAACTTTGAAAGTAAAAAAATAGTCTGTATCTTTGCTTAAACTTAATCACTAAATAAAACCACAACTATGAGATATGATTTAGATGTTTTGAACAAGTATGTGGAAGATGGGTTGTTAATGAGAGCAAAACACAAATTATACCCATTGTATATCTATAATTATACTAGAACTGTTCAGTATGGTAATTTGTGGGATGATGTTACCATAAATTTTAGAGGAACTATATTGGATGAAGATGGTAATTTAGTTGCTAAAAGTTTCCCAAAATTTAAAAACTTTGAGGAACACTCTGCTGATGAATTACCAAATGAAGATTTCAACATCTATGAGAAAATGGATGGATCTTTGGGTATAGTATATTTCTATGACAACAAGTGGAATATGGCAACTAGGGGATCTTTTAACTCTGACCAGGCTATAAAAGGTTTGGAAATATTGAATAGATATGACTTATCCTTGTTGGATGTAAATTATACTTACTTATTTGAAATATTATATCCTGAAAATGTTATAGTTGTCCGCTACAATGAAGAGAAATTAGTTTTATTAGCAAAATACAATGTTATAACTGGTGAAGAAGGTGATGTTCAAACTGAATATTACAAAGCAAATTTTGATGTTGTTAATTGCTATAATAATTTACCAAATAACTTTGCAGATTTAAAGAGGGGTATAGAGGACAACAAAGAAGGTTATGTATTACGCTTCAAAAATGGAATGAGGGTTAAGATAAAGGGTGAACAATATGTTAGACTTCACAAAATATTAACTAATATATCTAATATGGATATATGGTTATCTTTGAAAAATGGTGAAGATTTATCTTTATTATTGGATGCTATACCAGATGAAATGGACAATAATGTTAGGGATTTTGTTGACTTCTTGAAAATAAACTATAATGTTGTATATGATACTGCATTAGATTTTTATGAGAACTTGTTAAATGAAAATGAAATAAATTCCAAAAAAGATTTTGCTTTATTAATAAAGGATTTAGACCCAAAAAATAAATCTTTGTTGTTTGCATTTTGGGATAAAAAAAGATATGAGGATATAATATGGAATATAGTAAAACCAGATGAATATTCTTTATTGTCTAAATTAGAACTTAATGAATCATAAAATACCAGAGTTTAAGGTCTTAGTTGTAAGAAGTTGGTTTACCAAAGACAATGCTAATTCTAATATATCTGATTTAGTATCTGTCTTTGGTTTTAGATTAATAAAAAATGAAATATAATGGCTTATTTGAATGCAAACATACCAACTATTACTTGTCTAATTAGGAATGAATTTTTATTCAATCATAAATCAGGCTTTAATGAATATACCCCAGCTGATGTACATTCAGTTGCATCTATTCAAAAGAGAGTTCCATTATTTGAAGCATTTTTAGACAACGGAGTAAATTGGACCCGTAGGCCTATTCACTCCTTTGTATGGAAGGAAGGGGCAGAAGTATTACCTTTATCTGAACATATGTATTGGGATTGTTTCTCGTCATATATAGATGTAAATGTAAGAGAAAGGTTAGCAGGTCTTAGAGCTGACTTAATATCAATAACTGGTGTTAAACGTTTAGGAACATATATGTTTACACTTGATTGGTCACATGAAAATAGAAATGTTATTGATACTAATTTTTCTGAAACCCCAGAACATAAATGTGGGCATCTTTTTAAGATGGATAATGGGAACTATTTCATATATCCAAACAATAGAATTATTTGGATGGATACCGCTTGGACTTATAATAGGATAGACAAAAATCCTGGGTATAAGATAGATATGAATGTCTATTCAGTAGAAAATATGAGTGGATATGCAACAGATTATAATTATATAACTAATTTTACAAAAGATGGAAAAGACTGATATTATATATAATATATTAAATAATACAAAATTAAAATTAAAACCATCTAAGGTATGCAATGGAGTTGGTGTATTTAGTATTTGCAAAATAAAAAAAGATGAGAAACTATTTTCAGATGTAACTGTTGATACAATGTATATATCTTGGGATGATCTTAAAGGTATTCCTAAATCTACTGAATCCTATTTAAGAACTATAGCAAACGTTGCTGATGGGGGGATTTATTTGTCAAGAACACCTAATAACATAAATCTATCATATTATGTAAATCATTCAAATAAGCCAAATGTTTTTCACAACTTAGATACAGATGAATTTTATGCTATATGTGATATTGATGAAGATGAAGAAATTTTATGCACTTACACTGATTTAGAAATTGATTGGGAATAGGTATTATGATATTTAACACAAAAAAACTAAAAATATGGATAACTTTAGATTAGGTAAGGAAATAAATATAACTGGATTAAGCAAGAAAAGCACAATTAGTGTTCCTTATCATATTCTTGAACATACCTTTGGAGTGCCAACCATTATTGAAGATAATAATTATGCAATCTGGAAATTAAGGTTTGAGGATACAGAAGAATCTATTGCAATACTAAATGATAATGAGAATTATCTTGAAACAAATAAATGGTTTGTTAAAGCACATAATTCAAAGGGTATTGAAAGAGTAAAAAACATTTTATCAAGTATTTAATGGTATAAGTTGTTTTTTTAAAAAAACATTCTTATCTTTGTAGAGTAATAAAAAAGCAAACATATGAAGAATCCATTAAAAGTTTGTACATGCACACAGTGCAAAGCAAGTAAGCAGAGAATGAATAGTGCTTATAAAAAAAAGATGAGAATTTTATTAAATAAAAAATTAAGAAGAATGGACTTTGAAAATCCAAAGTACATAAACTTCTACTACGCATAGAAGAGACATCGCAGGGTCGTATAAGGGTTAGTATATTGGGCTCATAACCCAGAGATATAGGTTCGAGTCCTATCTCTGCAACCAGTTAAAATAGGATGTGGCGCAATCCGGTAGCGCACTTGCTTTGGGAGTAAGTAGTTGCAGGTTCAAATCCTGTCATCCTAACAAATGTCCCCTAACCTAATTATGGTTGGGGGTTTTTTATTTCATCACCATTTTTTAAATGCGAGTTTGGGAAGAAGTTAAATCTTGTCTTTTTTGAAATCCATATTAATGTGGGCAATATTGGTAAAGGTAGTGGGACAAACCTGGTGCATATTAGAAAGAATACCTTAACAAGATCCAGGGATTGGTTTTTTAGGAAGGTTAACTCCTTTACAGTTACACCTTGATTTAAAATGTATTTTTTTAAGATGGAAAATGCAATTATTGTTTCTTCTTTTTCTAACTTTGTTGAGTCTTGTAATTTCTCCCAATTTTCTTGGATAAAGAAAATGGTTTTATTAAACCAATTTTTTAGTTTTTTTAAACTATCCAAATCATTGATTGATTTTACCAAAACATCTAATTGTTTCTTACTAACAATTAACTTCATATTTTCTTTTGTTTTTGAAATGTATTATATTTATAATAATAAATACATATTTTATGAAAATAATTATAACAGAAAGTCAATTTGGTATCTTAACTGAAAATAAGGCTACTATTGATAATCTTGTGAAAATTGCCAAGCTATCCCAATCTGATGCTGAATTATTATATTCAGTTGCTGGTAAATTATCTATGTGGTTGGCAAAGAAAATTAAAGACAAAAGGATAAGGTCAAAAATTGAGGATATAACTGGGATAATTGATTGGATTAAAACTGGATTAAATGGTAATATACAAACCATTAAGAATGTTGAATTCAATGAATTGGTTAATATGCAAGATAGATGGCACAAATCATTGAAAGCAAAAGATTATGATTTTGAATATTTTGATGAAAACATACCTGTATTGGATTTTAGGGATGATTCTGGGTTGGGGTATTATTGGGTCAAGTTAAAAACCAATCCTTGCACAGAGGAGGCTGAAAGGATGGGGCATTGTGGTAGATCTGGAAAAGGTGATTTATATTCTCTTAGAGTCAATGAGTTAAAAGGTCAAACTGGTAAAGTTAGTAATAAATCACTTATCACAGCATCAATTAAGGATGGGGTTGTTTATCAAATGAAGGGTAGATTCAACAAGAAACCAAGTGAAGAATATTATGATTACATTATAAAACTTCTATTAAAGAAGAACCCAGATGGAGATTATATGATAAAATCATTTGGTTCAGAATATGCTTCAAAGGAAGATTTTAATGTTATGGATCTTGATTTCTCAAAGTATGTTGATTTTTTCAAAACTAGAATTGATTTGTTAATATCAGATGAAGTTCTTGAAAATAATGAAAAAAGATTAGATAGTTTAGAAAGTGGAACATTGTTTTATGAAAATGAAGATTGTGTTAGACAAGCTGTTTATCAATTCTTGACTAGTTATGAAAAAATGGAAATAAGAGATGAGAATAGTAATTTAGAATATGCTAATATTATTTTTAAATTATATGAAGAATCTAATGTTTTACCAAATGAAGAATTTATTGATTTATTAAATAGATATTTTGAGTTAAAGAATGATAAAGTTGATTTTTTTGATATGAAAATTGAAGAAAGATATGGGGGACATGTTTTTCATTTTGTAAATGAAAATGGTGTAAAAGAGGAATATGAAATCTTTAAAGAAGAAGATGCAAGAGAAAGAGCAATAACCTCAATTCATGATATTTATGATAATATAGCAGAGTTATTTAGAAATAGAACATATTATGAAAATCGTGGAATTGATTTGGATAGTTTTGTTGAAATATCTAAAGATGAAATGATGGAATATATTTCATCTATGGTTTGGGATGATCCCAAACATTTTTTGGATAAAGATGATTATACAGATAAAGAAGTTTATGAATATATTGATAATGAAGTAAATGATTATGAGGAAAATCCAAAAAGTTTTATTCGTGATTTTGATATCGATGAAACTAGTTATTTTAATAGAGATAAATTTGATGAAGCCATTTTTGAACATGATGGGTATTCCACATTAGCATATTATGATGGTGAATGGGTAGAAATAAGAGTTTGTGATGAAACATATATAACATATAGAACTGAATAAAGTAATGAAATTAATAGAAATTTTTAAAACACTAATTAATGAGGAAACTGATGGTATTACTATTTTTTTAAATAAAATACAAAAAGAGTATGATATATCAGATTCCTTATATACTGAATTGATGAATTTCATTGAGAAATCTAATTGTCAAAAAATAGAGTTTGCAAAATTCAATTATCCTGCCCTTGGATTGGCCTTACATAATGGTGTTATGATAAACTCAACTATGGTTGGTGGGAGTTTAAATTTTTTGGTTTTTGTTATTTTCCATGAGATAGCACATCAATTCCAGTTTAAGAAATATGGTGATAAGATTATGTATGGTGTTTATTCTGGTGATGTTAGTATTGATGAGGCTGCCAAATTTATGAAACACACAGAAGAGGTTGCTGATGAATTTGCTATGAGGAAGATAAGGGAGTTGCAGAAAAAAGGATTAATAGATGATAAGTATAAACCAGCATCACAATATAAGAATGTATCAATTCACTCAATAAAAAGTATGATAAGTGGTTTTAGAAAACAATTAGAAAATCAAAACTTATCATCCCCTACTGAAATTAGTAAATTTTTCTATAATCTAGTTAAAAGTAAAATGTAATAATATGCTTAATGTATTTAAATTTTTCAATCAAAAAAATAATAACATAATCTTAAATGATTACATTGGTGAATATAAAGCTGATGATGGTAGAACTGGAAAATTATATGTGGAGGGTGATAAAATAAAGTTCACATATGATGGAAAGACAATAACCTTCAATCCAGAAGCTGAAGCAGACACTTTTAAAATAAGTTATTTCCCCTTTAAAGGGTTGGCAATATTCTCAAGGGATGGTAAGGGTAAAATAAAAGAGGTTAAGGCTGAATTGGCAGGGTATATCATAAATGCCAAAAAGATTGCTTAAATTTAATTTATGTGCCAAATTAGTTGTGTTTTTGATTAATGTTTCTTATCATTGTTAAGAACAAAATAATCAAAGATGAAAAGTGAAGGCATTAATGTTTTAAGTTTATTTGATGGAATGTCTTGTGGACAAATTGCATTAAATAGGCTTGGTATAAAGATATCAAAGTATTATGCATCTGAAATAGATAAAGCACCAATAAAGGTGACACAGCATAATTATCCAGACACAATCCAGGTTGGGGATGTTACCAAAGTAAAGGGTGATGATTTACCGCAAATTGATTTGTTAATTGGGGGTAGTCCATGTCAAGGGTTCTCTTTTGCTGGAAAGAAACTTAATTTTGAGGATCCAAGAAGTATTCTATTCTTTGAGTTTGTTAGGTTGCTTGATGAATGTAAACCTACATATTTTCTATTGGAGAATGTGAAGATGAAGAAAGAATGGCAAGATGTCATTAGTGATTTGTTGGGGGTTCAACCAATGAGGATTAATAGTTCAAAATTTACAGCAGCAAAGAGAGATAGGTTATATTGGACAAATATCCCAAATATTTCTGAACCTATTGATAAGGAAATATCATTTGATGATATTAATTCAAATATTGATGAATGGATTGAACCTGAAAGGATTGAAAAAATTGCTGCCTGGAAGGCACAACAAAAACCTTTAAAAAATGCCACATTTATTGGAAGAAAATCAAAATTGCCTTGTTTGACAGCAAGGGGATATAACCAATATCATAGTGGAATGATATTGATAACAGATGGTGAGAAGTATAGGTATTTAACCAATGAAGAAGCAGAGATGGCACAAGGTGTTCCTGTTGGCTACACATCTATATGTAATGATAGAGAAAGAAGCCATATGCTTGGGAATGGGTGGACAGTTGATGTAATTGCTCATATATTTTCACCACTAAAAAATGAATTATGAATATATTAGAATTATTTGCTGGAAGTAGATCCATTGGTAAAGTTGGTGATAAATTGGGAATGAATGTTTTTTCTGTTGATTGGGAGAAATATGAAGATATTGATTTATGTATTGATGTTGCAAAATTGAAGAAAGAGGATATTCCCTTTATACCTGATTTAATCTGGGCATCTCCCGACTGCACAACATATAGTATTGCTGCTATTTCAACCCATAGAAACAATACTGAACCAAAAAGTGAATATGCCAAAAAATGTGATGCGACAAATCAGCATTTCATATCCTTAATTAAGGAGTGGTTGGAGATTAATCCTGATATGGTTTTCTTTATTGAGAATCCAAGGGGTATGTTAAGAAAGATGCCCTGGATGCAGGAATTTAAAAGACACACCATATGGTATTGTGTTTATGGTGATGAAAGAGCTAAGCCAACCGATATATGGACAAATTCAGATAAATGGATTCCAAGACCAGTATGTCATAATGGAAATAAGGAATGTCATCATGCACCTGCTCCTAGGGGGTCAAAAACTGGAACACAAGGCAGAAAAGGGTCATATGAAAGGAGTAAAATACCTGAACAATTATGTTATGAGGTATTAGAATCTCTCAATAAACCTAATATTACACAATAAAGTAATTAAGTTTATTGTGCAAAAACAACTTTATTATGGAAATAAAAGGTCCTTTTTCATATAGTGGGAACAAATATAAGATATATAAGGCTCATTTAAAGCCCATTTTTGATGAATTTGACCAAGTTATTGAGCCATTTGCTGGTTCTGCGCCCCTATTATACAATGCAAAGGGGGGTGGAATTGGCTCTGACACCAATAAAGCGGTTGTTTTTATGCATAATTCACTAAAAATTGATGAAATTGACAAGAAAATGGAGGAAATTTACCATTTTTACTTCAAAAATGGGCTAAATAAGGACTCTTATATGGAATTAAGGTCATTTTTCAATGAAAAGTGGAAAATATTTGGGTTTTTTGATGAAATTGCACCACATTTTCTATTATTATGCCAATTATCCTTCAATTCTTTGGTTAGATTTAGCAAAAATGGGTATAATGTACCATTTGGAATGAAAAAACCTGACTTTAATAGGGTTTTAGTGCATTCAAACATCTCAAAATCAAGAAATATCACCATATTTGAGTTAGAATATGATAAATTGGACATTTCTTTGTGTAAAGATGCCATAATTTACTTAGATCCACCATATATTGCATCAAAATACCAATATAATGGGTGGAATGTTGAAGATGAGGTTAAATTATTGGAATATATTGATAATTTGCACAAAATTGGGAGGAAATTTGTATTATCCAACACATTATATCATAGAGGAGTTAAAAATGAACACCTAAATGCCTGGATTTCCAAGTATAATGTTAAATATATTGATAAAAACTACAATTCTTGGTCTGCGGCAGTCAAATCTGTTAAAAATGACTATAAAACATGTGAAATTATTGTAGATAATCTATAGAATTAAGAATATGAATGTATTAAGTTTGTTTGATGGGATGAGTTGTGGCCAAATTGCTTTAAATAAAGCAAATATTCCATATAATAACTACTATGCTGCTGAAATAGACAAGTATGGTATGCAAATAACAAAGAAAAACTACCCCAACACAGTTCATTTGGGTGATGTAACTCAAATAAGGGGTAATAATTTGCCAAAAATTGACTTATTGATTGGTGGTAGTCCTTGCCAGGGGTTTTCATTTGCTGGGAAACAACTTAATTTTGATGATCCAAGGAGTAAATTGTTCTTTGAGTATGTTAGAATACTAAATGAGGTTAGAGAAACTAATCCAAATGTTAAATTTTTGCTTGAGAATGTGAAAATGAAGAAAGAATTCTCTGATATAATATCAGAACATCTTGGAGTTGAACCTATTAAGATAAATAGTTCATTAGTTTCTGCCCAAAATAGACTTAGGTTATATTGGACAAATATTGAAGGTGTTGAACAACCAGAAAATAGGAAAATATATCTAAAAGATGTTTTAGAACCTATTGTGGATGACAAATATTACATATCACAGATTGCTGTTGAAAAACTAAATAGACATGGTAATAAAGTAATTAAGGAATTGGGCATTCCTAAAAAATCTGGAACAATACATGCTGGATATTATAAGATGGGAGGTAGAGATCAGCAGTATGTCAAGGATATTCCAGATTTACAACCATCATTGCAAGATAGGATTTATTCAGATGATGGTAAATTTGTTGCAATAACCCCCTCCTTTATGCCATATGTTATTACAATTGATAATCATCATTCAGATTCTGAATTAAAATGTGTTGGTGCATTGGGTAAGAATAAAAAATGGCTTGATAATGGTAAAAACTTGCAAAGAAACTTTTCACAAGGGGAGAGAATATATTCAACTGATGGTAAATCACCTTGTTTGTCTGCAAATAGTGGTGGTAGTGCTGGGGTTGGTAATACATTGATAACAGATGATATAAAAGATGAATACAAAATTAGGAAATTGACACCTATTGAATGTGAAAGGTTGCAAACAGTTCCAGATAATTATACAGAGGGGGTTTCAAACACTCAAAGGTATAAAATGTTGGGTAATGGATGGACAGTTGATGTTATTACACATATATTTGAAAAATTAAAAAGTTTATAACTATATTTATATAATAAAAAGTATGGATAAATTATATAAACAAATTAATAGGGTTAAATTTTTAATGGAAGACCATAAAAATTTTGGGGATGAAAGATTTGGTATTGGAAACTCCATTGATTTACTTAAAAATAATTATAACATACACAAAGAAGATAAATTACCAGAAGAACTAATTAATGTACATGATTCTGCAACACATTCTGAATACTGGGAAGATACGTTAAAATATGTTTCATTAAAAAAAAAGAAATTAAGTAATAACAAAAAATTATATACAACTCAAAGTTATTTATCAAAATCATTTATTGATACAATAGATAATAATGTTTATAATTATTCTGATATAATTGTTGCAACTGCAAATGATGATAAATTATGGATTTTAAATGGTCATCATAGAATTTACTATGATAGATTAAATGATAGAAATTCTATAGCATATATTTTATCAAAAAATGATGTAAAAGAAATTGACAATGTGTTTTACACAAGTGAAGATGATGAATAATAAATATTGAAATATGAATGTATTAAGTTTGTTTGATGGGATGTCTTGTGGCCAAATTGCATTGAATAGGGCTAATATTCAATACAACAATTATTTTGCATCAGAGATAGATAAGAATGCCATAAAAGTTACACAGCATCATTACCCTAACACAGTTCAATTGGGTGATGTGACAAAAATTGAGTTTATTGCTTCAAAGATTGATTTGTTAATTGGGGGAAGCCCCTGCCAGGGTTTTTCATTTGCTGGGAAGCAACTTAATTTTGATGATCCAAGGAGCAAGTTATTTTTTGAGTTTGTTAGATTAATTGATGAGTGTAAACCAACATATTTCTTATTGGAGAATGTTGTGATGAAAAAAGAATATGAGGATGTTATTACCCAATATTTGGGAGTAGAACCAATCAAAATTAATAGTTCGTTGGTTTCAGCACAAAATAGAATTAGATTATATTGGACAAATATACCAAACGTTAAAGAGCCAGAGGATAGGAACATTTCATTGAGTGATATTCTTGAGGATGATTCTATTATAAATCCTGGTGCAATTAGGGGTAGGAGATTAAATAAAGCAACCATAATTGGTAGAAGGTTAAATTTTGATGGAAAGAGAAAAGATTATGACAAAGATATACCCATTACCCAATGCTTGGAAGTAAGAGCAACCAATACAAATAAGAGCAATTGCCTCACCACTGTTGATAAGGACAATGTATTGACCACAATGCCCATTGGAAGGCATCCAAATGCTTTTAAAGATAAGTTACCATTTAGATACTACACATTAAAAGAGTATGAGAGGCTTCAAACAATACCAGAAGGTTATACAAGTGTTGTATCTACATCACAAGCAAAAAAAATGATTGGTAATGCTTGGACAGTAGATGTTATTTCACATATTTTCTCTTACTTAAAATAAGTAAAATTTGGTTCACACCAAAAAGTTCACTATCATTGTATATAAGAAATACAACTATGACAAATCAATGCATTGAGTTTGAAAAACTTCCAGACAACAATTTTTTTATGCTTGATGGTATAACATATTGCAAATTTGGAAGATATGGATTAGGGTTTAATGATGGTGAAAAAGCCTTCAAAATAGTCAATCCCAAAACATTGGTTGAGCAATTAGATTTAAAAGATGTTTTTTCTAAAAAAAATACATAATTATACCTTTCTTATCAAAAATATATTTATCTTTGCACTGTTATAAAGATGATGAGTTATGGAAAAAGATGTAGCCAAAATACTTAGAGAATTACAATACTTAGCAACAGCTTCTAAGGACTTTAAGACAAATTACCACAACCTAATAATTGTGTCCACTCTAATACGTGGTAATTTGAATGAATACTACCTGCCAGATCATAATGGCAAACTAAGTATTGTATCTAAGGAAATGGCAATTGATTATATAAAGTCAATATCCGCTTTGCCTCAAAATGAAACTAGGGGCAAAGCGGAAAAAAGTGAAAACAATTAAATTATTTATTATGATGATAATCTTTTTATTTGTATATATATCTCTTACAGTTCATTTATTATTTTATGAGTTTGATGATAAACATCTTAAAATATTTAGATTACTAGGCAAAGTTATGGGTACTACAATAACATTATTTATTCTATTTATTTTAATGTCATCAGTAATTGGAAGATTTGTTGATAATCTTGAAGTTAATTACACCATTTTATTATTTATCTTACTTTTAACATTCCTTATTATTTTCTGGACTATAAAAGTTATAAAATTCTTTGAATAATTTCTTTTTTTTGATTTAGTTTTATTATCTTTACAGACCAAAACAAAAGAACAATGAAACTCTTAACAAAAACAGAAAACCTAAGTTTTGCAGATAGTACAGGATTAGCAAATGCTGTTATTGACTGGTGTGAAAAAAATATTGGAACTAATTGGAGATATCCAAGACCCAGGTTAAGTTTATTGGGTGGTATAGCAGATGATATGTCAAGAGACACATACGGGGAGTATGATGTTGAAAATAATCTTATCAATATTAATTTAGAACGTAATGTGTATGTTAGGTGTCTTATAAAAACCATCATACACGAATATACACACTACCTTCAACCAGTTAGAACAAAGTATTGGAAACTGGCTAAAAAGCATGGATACTATGACAATCCATTAGAGGTTGAAGCAAGGTTTAATGAAAACACAAAGTATAGAGATTGTTTCAAGGACTTAAAAAAAATATTATGAAAATTATTAGGTTTTTAGGAAAATTATCATTATATTTGCTAACCATTTTGATATTGAGTTTCCTTGTATATCAAGGGATATTAATGGGGATAGTTTTGTATTACTTTTTAAAAATATTTGCATGAAAGAAATAAAACAAGAAAAAGACAAGTGTGTTCTTTGTGGTAAAGAAACACCATATTTAATAACTACTCATATTGATTATAGAGTTGGGTATATTGAAGGTGGGGGACAAGGCTGCTTCCAGCCCCAGACATGTAATGATGAGAAATTTTATCAAACAACTAAAAATAAGAAAAATGACTAAAACACAATTTATTTCCATTCTTGAGAGATATAAAACTATTAATGATAAATTTTCAGAGTTGGCTAATATTGGGTTTGACTTTTTTGAGAATGCAAAATTTCCATTGATTGAATTAACTGAAAGACAGTTTGATGCTTTTATGGAGACAAGATATAACAAAGAAGGTATTGAATGGATTTCTTGGTTTATTTTTGACTATAACTGGGGTGAAACTGGACAGCCTAGTGCTTGGGATAAGGATAATAATCCAATTTGCACAGACATTGAATCCCTATATGATTATATAGAGGCAAATTGTAGAGTGGAGTAATTTTTTTATTAGGATCTGTAGCTCAGTTGGTAGCAGCAAAACGCTCATAACGTTGAGGTCGCAAGTTCAAGTCTTGCCAGATCCACAACATTATTAATTTGGCATATAGCTCAAAGGTGGAGCACAATTCTGATAAGATTGAGGTTGCTGGTTCAAGTCCAGCTATGCCAACCAAAAAACAAAACAATGGCAGAATATAGCAAGGAGTATTGTATTGAAAGAAATATGGGATTTCAAGGAGACTTTTCCATAGAAGAAGAGTTTAATAAACTTGAAAAAGACAATGATATTGGTATAGTTTGTGAAGGTTATGGTTTTATTGCCATAGCCAGAAACCAAGAGGATCAATGTCTGGTTGCATATAGAGATGCTGATGATGGTATTATCTGGGATGAATTTTTATTTACACAAAAAAATTAAAATATATGGGAATTTTAAATTATGTTTATGTTGTTGTTTGTGATGGTAGGCCAATATTAGCAGCACATAATAAAGCTGAGATTGAAAGTATGCTATATGAGTATATATTTGGATCCAGAGAGGTTAATAAAGACCAGTTGACATACCAACCTTATGATAGCAAATATCCCTCTATAAACGACTTGGAGGGTATCTATTACTACAAGGATGAAATGGGGGATGTGGATGAGTTTAGAGTTTATGGAACTGAATATTCAAATAAATAAATGACTAAAATGAAATTGGAAGAAGTTATTTCAAAATATGGTGATGTCAAATTAAAGTTTGAGTTTTACCATAAACATACCTTCAAATTTGAAGGCACAGCACCTGATGGTACAGATATAGGTGCGTATTGTGGGGGTGATGCCCAGGCTATATTTAATAAAGAGATTTTTAATGATAGCACTGATACACTTGGCAATATAATTGGAAAGTGGTATTATGTACAATTGGTTAGACAAGGTGAAACTATTTTTGAATTGGAAGATTTCTCAAAATAATAAAAAAAATGAAAACATTTAAAGATTTGGTTTTTGAACCATCAGAAGCACCATTAAATGGTATTAGATCCACAATTGATTTTGATAATGGCTATGGAGTAAGTGTTATTAAGAATTCATTCTCATATGGAGGATCTGCTGGTTTCTATGAACTTGCAGTTGTTAAAGATGGTCAAATTAATTATGATAATCCAGTTGCCAATGGAGATGTTGTTGGATGGCTTAATGAGGAAGAAGTTTCTGAATTATTGATTGAAATCCAAAATTTTGAAGATAAATTTTGATATTTAGAAAATAAGATGTATATTTGAACCATAATCAAAAACAAAAACAAATGAACAGACTAATTTTAACAATTCTTGTTGCTCTACCCCTAGTTGGGTTTTCACAATCTACGATTGACACATTATGCTTTGAACTTCCTTATAGGAAACAAGCACCAGCTCCTTGCAGTATTGAAGATACTACCACATCTGAAACCAGATTATATATGGTTAAAGTTGGGTTATATGACAGGAATATTGAAGCTAGGGAATACATCATAAAGATTGACCTTGGATCACAATATCACTACTTCTATAACCAATTATTTAGAAGCAGGGATAAAGCAACTAATGCTATGAAGAATTTAAGGGGATTGGGCTACTGTGATGCTTATGTTGTTGAATTACCTAGTTTTATTATGGGGTTTGAATTTAATGAACCAAAACAAACAACCTCACTTGCTAACCCAAATCAACTTCCAACATCGCTTAGTAAACAACCACAAAGTGGGGCAAAGGTTACTTGGGTGAATTGACACAACCATTTGAATCTTAAAAAGAGGCATATGCATTTTGTGTATGCCTTTTTTAATAAACATTTTTTAATAAACAAAAAAACATGAAGAATTTAATTTTATTAATTTTTACAATTTTAACCACATCATTAAATGCACAGTTTATCACAACTGGTATTAGAGGGGGTTTAAGTAGTTCTATGAGTTTGGATGAAATTCAACTCATTAACACATCAAGCAAGGAGGAATTCTTGTTGTCTATGAGTAACAAAACATTTGGATACCACTTTGGTGCATTGTTAAGAGTTAAACTTGGACCATTATTTGTGCAACCAGAGGTTGTTTTCAATTCAAACTCATTTGATATATCTTTCCAGGATATAAATAAGTTAACAACAAATATTGGAAAACAAAAATTTCAATACATTGATATCCCTGTCTTGGTTGGAATTAAATTTGGTCCATTAAGAGTTAATGCAGGACCAACTGGTCATTTATTTCTAAATAACACAAAGGATTTATTTGATGTAAATAATTATGCAGCAACTTTTGAAAAAGTTAGTATTGCTTACACAACAGGTGTAGGGTTGGATTTGGGTGCATTTATGCTTGATGTGAGGTATGATGGTAATTTATCTGATAATAATCCCCTAATTCAATTTACAGAAGGATTTACCTTATCAAATAGACCACCAAGATTCTCTGCTAGTATTGGTTTTAAGTTTTAAAACTAAATGAAAATTTTAATACCCCAATCTGAATAATAATTTAGGTTGGGGTTTTTTTATTCAAGTATTATGTGTATATTTGCATATCAATTAATCACAAAAAATAAATCACATGTTTGTATCACAGAATATCCAGAAGCCAATTGAGAATGAGTTGGATTTATTTGAAAGAGCCTTAGAAGGTAAGGACAAAGATGCTATTAAATTATACATCAAGAAAGAATTTTTTGAGGAGGAAAATTTGTATAATTTCCTCAATGAAAGGTTGAAAGATTTGGAGATTAAATCAAAGAGGGCAACAAAGTTTAAGAATTTTGAGGCAATGATTAGATCTGGGTTAAAATCTTTGGCTGGAAAAGATGATTTTAGACCTGCTATGATGACAGCATACTTCTGTTTTGATAGAAAGGAAATTGCTATTACAGATGCACATAAAATGGTTGTTATTCCTGCACCAGATTTAGAATTTACAGAAGACACTTATTTCTCTGTTGATAAATTAAAAAATCTAATTGCTCAAAATGAGGAGGAGTTTGTAAATAAGTTTCCAAGATACTATAATGTTATTCCAGAGTTATCTGATGAGAATGCTTTTGATGTTGATATTACCCAAAGGGATATTGATGTGATGAGGAAGTTTGTGGAAGTTTGCAAATTGTTGGGAATGAAGCATATGAAGGTTAAAATTGGACCATCATTATTTGATCCAATTAAAGTGTTGGAAGTAATTGATTTTGCTAGAAGCATTGACCCAAAATGGGCAATCAATTTTAAAGCCAAGACATTATCACATCCTCATATTATGGTATCAAATGGTTATACCTTTTTGATTATGCCATTATTGCAATCTGAGGATGATAAATTCTTCAAGGTTTAGTATTAAATCCCAATATATTGTACCCCCCAATCTTATGGTTGGGGGTTTTTTATTTATTAATATATTTATATATAAAAAAATGAAAGATTTGAATAAACTCATTAAAGAAAATATACACAAGTATATTCTTTTAAAAGAGAGCCAGGAAAAAACACTAAATGAACTTTTGGGTATATTATCTAAATATGAACTTCCAGATGGGGATTATGCAATTTTTGGTTCAGCACCACTTATGGTATCAGGTATGATTGATTCAGTAAATGATTTAGATGTTATCATTAGACCATCAAAATGGCCTTTTCCTAGCAAAGGAGAATATAGAACAGATGACATTGAATTTTTTGATAATTGGCCTGGATTTGATGTTGATGATTTAATTGATAATCATACCTTTGAATATAATGGTTTTTTATTTGTTAATTCTAGTGAGGTTATAAAATATAAAAGAAAATTAAAAAGAGAAAAAGATAAAAATGTTTGGATGTTTAAATCTGATAATAATTAAACATAGTGTTCATTGTCAATGAACGTTCAAATATAATGAACACAATAATTTCTTACAGGTTTAGTATTAAATCCCAATATATTGCACCCCCCCAATCTTATGGTTGGTTTTTTTAGTTATTAACATATTTATAATAATAATAATAATAATAATAATAATAATAATAATAATAATAATAATAATTAACTTGTTTTAAAACCTGGAGGGTTATTAAAATATAACTTGATTAAAAAAAATATAATGGAAAAAGAAGCATTAAAAAGAATGTTAGAGTTCTTTGAAAAAAAAGAAAATTATAGAATACCACTTAGTTTTAAACTTAAAAACAATGAACCAATAACAAAAGAAGATTTATATGTTAAAGGTGATTTGAAAATTGTCAATGGTTTTAATTTAACATCATTACCAGAAGGATTAAATGTTGGTGCTTTGCGGTTATTAAATTGCAATAATTTAACCTCATTACCAAAAGATTTAAATGTTCGTGGTGATTTGTATTTATCAGATATGCCTATAACCTCATTACCAGAAGGATTGAAAAAAGTTTTTAGTTTATCTCTAGTTAGTTGCCCTAATTTTTCCTCATTACCAAAAGGTTTGGAAATTGAGGGTCCTTTTATTTTATTGATGTGTCCAAATTTAATATCATTACCGGAAAGATTTAGAGTTGGTCATAATTGTTTATTATCTTCTTCAAATATAACTTCATTACCAAAAGGCTTGGAAGTTTATGGTGATTTATTTATTAAGAATACAGCATTAACAAAATACACAGATGAAAAATTAAGAGAAATGATTAAGCCTGGGTTTATAGGTGGAAAAATAATTAGACAATGAAAAAAGAAGCATTAAAAAGATACAAAGATAAAAATATTTGGATGTTTAAATCTGATAATAATTAAACATACTGTTCAATATTTATTAATGTTCATTGTCATTGAACATTCAAATACACTGAACATAATATTAAAATAAAAATTATATGAATTTACAAGAGAACATCCAGAGAATTATGGAGGTGATGAGCCTAAATGAGGTTAAAAATATGGGATTACTATACCATTACACATCAATGGAATTTGCAGAAGATATTATGAAGTCAAATAAACTTCTTGGATCTTTAAATGATTTTGAGGATAGAACATACAAGGTTGTATCTTTAACTAGGGATAGGAATTTCCATAACACACAATATCACAAAATGGTTGGTAAAAGTTATTTTGTTAGATTTGCATTAGATTCAGAAAAATTAAGTCAACGTTATAAGATGAGGCCAATATTTAGTTACTTTGAAAAACAAAAAGGTAAACAAAATTTATTTGGGGCAGAAGAAGGTGTTATTACAGATGAAATATTTCCATTAACAAGATATTTGGTAAAGATTGAAATAATAAAACCATTTATGGATGCATCATTAAAAATGTATAAGAATGATTTGGAACATTATAATCTTGATAAGATGGATGAGTTTATAAAAAAGTATGATGTAAGGCTTATAGATTTGAATAATAGGGAAGTTAAGAATGATAACATAAATGAGGATTAATTTGGGGGTATTAAATTTTATAATATGAATTTACAAGAGAACATCCAGAGAATTATAGAGGTAATGAATATAAATCAATACAAAGACATCCAGGCATATAGGGGTATTGGCAAAAGAATAAATGCAACATATGGTGGGAATGATGATGGTATTGGTGTATTCTGGACTGACAATATGACAATGGCAAAATGGTTTGCTGGGTTAATTGAATATGATGTTGATACGGATCAATATGAAACCATTTCAGAAGATGGAAAGGTTATTGAAAAAACATTAAACTTTAATAACCCATATGTAATTACAACAGATGATGAGGATTATGACGCATTCCAGCAATATATGGATGAGATTAAAGAAACTGGTGGTGTGGAGGCCTACAAATCAAATTTAATTGATAAAGGCTATGATGGCATTATATTAGAAGACAACAACACCAATTATTATGAAGATGGTACATACAACATCTATATAGAATTTTAAAAAAAGGCAAAGAGGGGGGGGGGATATATAAAAGAAATTTTTTTATTTTAGCCCCCCCCTCTCCAAATCAACCAAAACTTGATGCAATAAATTATATTTAATATATTTATATAAAAAATTGAATATGAAAAAAAATAGATTTAATCAATTATTGGAAGCAACAATGGGTGATGTTAAACCCTTGTTAATTGAATCCGAAGGTTCTCAAAATTTTGTCATTACTAATGAAACAACAGTTCAAGAATTAGAAGATTATTTATACGAAAAAATTCAGAATAGGTATAATTATGGAGAGGATAGAACTTTTAATTTTATTATTGAAGAATTAGTAGAGAATATTCTTGAAGCATCTGGCAAATCAGAACAAGAAGCAGGGTCTGTGGCTACAAAATTTGTTGAAGACAATATGACTAATAATCAAGCAAATATTCCAAATGAATATTCTGACTATGGATTTGATGTAGAGGGTGAAAATCTATATAAAGGGAAGACTATTTTTGAATTTACTGCTGGGGGAGATGGATATGGATATGGTGGAACCCTTAGTAATTTAAATGAGTTACTAAATGATTTAAAAAAATTAAGTCAATAAGGTACTATTAATGAGGAGTGAAATATTTATAATAATAAATAAAATATGAAAAAAATAATATTAACAGAATCTGAATTAAACTTTTTGATTAAAAACATACTAAATGAAAATTTAATATTGGAATCAAATAGAAGGGGGTTAAATGTGGATAATTTAGAAAGAACTTTTGCACATTACAATCAGCTTGAATCTCGTGGAACATTCAATGAAATATTCAAGTATGAAAGGGAAAATGGAATAGAACCTATGAAATCTTTCACAAATGGTTGTGCTACCAAAGTTTCTTTGGCATTAAATTCTGCTGGACAATCATTAAACCCAACTTTTAGGGTATCAAATGGACCATTTAAAGGTAAATATGTACAAACAAGTGCTAAAGGACTTAAAGACGAATTGATGCAAAAATGGGGGCAACCAGATGTATTTATAAAAAAAGTAGAATCTCTTAAACAAGTTCAAGATAAAATTGGTCCTGGTAAGAGTGGGGTTTATATTTGCACACCATGTGGATTTAAAACATGTACAGGACATGCTGCTATTTGGTCTTGGAAACTAAATGGTAATAAAGGTGGTCCTATGGACAACACAACATATCCAGAAGTTAAAGGTGGAACAATATATTTTTGGCAAGTTGGAGAAACTGTTACTAATTTATATGGTTGGGATGTTAATAAAGATAACATGTTAAAAACAAAGAATCAATCCAATTTTCCCCTAAATATCTAGGTTTTAATAAAAAAATTAATAAATTATGAAAAGAATATTTAAATTAACAGAAAGTGATGTTGCAAGAATCATTAAAAAAGTTGTAAAAGAAGCCGACCCTGGTGATGGAACACCAGATGATTTTTCTGAATATGAAGGAAGAACTAACATTTATGCAAATAGTGTTAATAATCCTAAACATCTATTTAATAAAAAAAGTAAAAAACCTTTAGTTTACAACACAAAAAACCAAAATATTTAAATAAAAAACCCCCACAATAAATGTGGGGGTTTTTTATTAAAAACTTTTTAATGTTGATTTATTAAAAGTGAATTCTGAACTATATAAATATTCACCAAAATTTAAATCATACCAAGGTGATTCTCTATCATCACCAACAAGAATTTGAATATCTTGTGCAGGCATATAACTTTGTGCTAACATAAATTTAACCTCACCATTTTTATTAAAACATTTATCCACAACAATTACAGCATGACCTGGAAATCCACCAACAATGAATACATCTCCAATTTGCAAATCATTTATTGGTTTTGATTTAAGTTGTTTGCTCAATGAATATGTGTTGGCATAAGAGAAAACTCCACACATATATTTCCATAAATTATTGGTTGATGGATTTCTACCTTCTAAGAAATTAATATAATTTGATTTAAATCCACTTACATAGAAAAATTCAATTTCATTATACTTTTTTTGGGAAAACAAATATTCAGCACGTAATCTCATAATGGCATCAGCACACTGGTGGTTAGGATTCCCCTTAAATGGCAAATTAACAACAGCACAATAGGCAGATGTGTTGGTTTTTAATGATCCATCAAAATGTTTAACTTTTGATCCATTTGGTAGCAAAGGTAAATTTTGTAGATATTCACCAAATGAATTTTTTTTAGATTTTACTCTTACAAAACCTTCTGGTGTGTTAAACCTTGTTTTCACTACAAATCCATCTTCATTTAAGATTTGTTTTGATTTAACAATAATAGTTTCATTTTGTGCAGAACTATTACTACAAGAGTTATGTACAAGTAAACCAATTAATACAAAAATGATTAACAAATAATTTTTTAATATTTTCATAGTTTTTTTTATAAAGATAAGTAGTCTTATTTAGATTAGCAAATATTGGAAAAGAGTAATTAGGATTAATCATACTTATTCTTGACAGGTATTGCCAATTCCGGATAGAATATTGCAATATCCTTTCCTGTAAATATTTCATCTCTATGATTAATCTTATAATGTGGTGAATTATCAATATATATTGAATCAAAACCTTTCTCTTTTAGGGCTTCAATAAATGGTCTTGATTCCAGAACAGACCAATCGCCATCATAAAGGGCTTCTGATGCTGCTTCCTCATAATCTCTAATTCCTCCCCTTTGATGTTGGATAGTAGAGAAATCCCCAGTATCTGCTAAAAGTTCAATATACTCTGGGTCATCAGAATATTGTTCTGGGTCAAATGTATTCTTTACATTTAGATGGTAAGATAGGATTCTAACATGACCATAGTCTGGTTCAGACTTTTCAGGGTAATCAAAATTCATTGCATATCTATATGCAATTTCTTTATGTTTGGTAAAAAAGATTAATCCCCTTTCATTGATTTTTAATTCATCATCATTAAAATTTGGGTTATCTGTTCCATGATAGTATGTATCAGAACTATCAACATTAGCTTCCATAAGGACTATAATCCTATTAATATTTTCTTGCAAGTTCATAACTTATAATTTATATATAAATATTGTTAATTTAAAAAACTTGTTGCTTGGGGGTTATATATGATATATTAACTTTGCTTTTTGATATGCTTCTGCTGCTTCACCTGGGGTGTCAAACAAACCAAGGTGTATTATTTTTTTATTAATTTGTATTTTTGCAAGCCATTTTTTACTTGGTTTATTAAAGTAATAACCTTTAACCCCTTTTTTATTTCTATGAGTTTCACTCATTTTCTGTTTTGTTTCTTCTGAATGTGTTTTACCAAACATGTTAGTGTTACCTTTCATTGCTTCACTCAATTTCTGTTTTGTTTCTTCTGAAAAAGTTCTACCTTTCAGTGCTTCACTCAATTTCTGTCTTGTTTCTTCTGAAAGAGTGTTACCTTTCAGTGCTTCACTTATTTTCTGTTTTACTTCTTCTGAAACAGTTTTACCTTTATTTCCTTCACTCATTTTCTGTCTAGTTTCTTCTGAGCATATTAAACCCAAACAACCTTCACCCCCATCTGTCATATTAACCAAATTCCCCAAACCCAAATCTTTCCTTCCATACTTTTCTATTAATAATATTTCAATCTTTTTTGCTTCATCATGTTCAATATCCTCATAAACAATATTCACAGTATATCCAGCTTTATTAACAATATTATGCCAATGTTTATTTCTATTATGTTTATCAAAAGCCCTTCCCTCTTCTTTACCAATACCAACATAAAACACCTCATTGGTGTCATTTCTTAAATGTTCATATACAATTGCCATATTCTTTTTTTTTGCAAATATAATTAAAATTAATTTGGTTGCAAAGCATATTTATAATTAAAAATATAGAATGAAAATATTAATCAATGAGAATCAATTAAGTGATATCATAAATGAAGCAATACCTTATAAAATTGCAAAAAAATATTTAGAATTAAATAGGAATCCAAGCATAAAAAAACATATTGATAATATGTTTAATAAGTTAAAAGAAATGCCAGGAGCAAGAGTATTGGATAAAGCTGGGGATAGGGTTGCATTCCCTTATAAACAAATTGATTTGGAAAATGAGATTAGCAAGATGCTTAAAAATAATAAATATAAATTAGTAGATTTCAATAATAATGAGGCATTAAGTGTTAAAGATATCATTGGGGAAAAACCTCAACCAATCAAAATAAGCAAAGCATTAACAATAATATCAAAAAAAAGTGCTGAGGCGGGTAGATTATTAAAATTATATAATTATACTAGAAGCCAGAGTATTAAAGACGAGGATATTGAATTTATGATTGTATTTTCAAGAAAAAAATATGATCTTGCTGGAATGACATATGGAAGGAGTTGGCCATCAAACTGTATGCACTTGACAGATGGGGTTAATAAGGATTTCATTTTAAAAGATGTTGAAAGTGGAACAATAATATGTTATTTGATAACCAAAGATGATATAAATATAGATGATCCAATTGGTAGAATTTTAATAAAACCATTTGTTAATGTTGATGATGAATCTGATGTGATTTTATATCCAGAAACAAAAACATATGGCAATATAAAAGACACATTTAAATTTGTTAAAGATATTGATAAATATATGGATGCTGCTCAATCCATTAAATGGAAATATGATTTAAAAAAAGGTTTATATTGTGATGGAAGGAGGAAGACTGTGTTTGGTAAAGATGCATTAAGACTTGAAGTATTAAAAAGTATGGAACAGGGTTATTTAACAAGAGATGAAAATGAATTGGCATTGTTAACATCAGAAGATTTATATAAATATGTTAATAAGAAGATTGATAAGTTTAAGGATAGTCCATCAGCATATAAAGAATTAGAATATGAAGATTTTAAAGTAGCAACTTCAGAGCAAATAAATCAATATTTTGATATTATCAAACAAAATAATCTAACTGTAAATATAAATAATATTAGATTTTTGAAAAAAAGTATAATAAAAGATTATTTAGATAATCAAATTTTAAAATATAAAAATAAACTTAGAAATAAACTTGATGAAATTGAAATTTTCTTATTAACAGATAACCAGAAAAAAGAATATTCAAATAGTGTTATTGATAGAAATGAAATGTTAGATGATAAATTATTTGATTTACTTTCATTTGATGAAAAGGTTGATTATTTTAAAAAAGGTAATAGTTTTTCTGGGCGTCAACGTGAATTTAGAAATAAAATATTAAATAATTAAAAACATATAGAATGAAAATATTAATCAATGAGAATCAATTAAGTGATATCATAAATGAGGGGTCAATAAGATTAACACCAAGTGAGAGGCAGCAGGTGGAGGATATTCTACCCAAAGCGATTGAAGTCATAGCAGGAAAAGACCTTGGAAGCAGCACAGGATGGTGGGGGGCTTTCAAGAAAATTGGCATAATAAGAGCAGTTTCAGCGGATGGGGAAAAAATATTGATAGATATATTTGTTGGAAATAATATAAGTGATGAAACAAAAACAGCACTAGGTTACTATAATCCAAGAGATCGAAAAAACCCAAATGATAATTTCATTGTATTGCAACAACGTAACTTATCAAGTTATTTTAAAGGTCCACTAGGTATAGATTCCAAAATAGATAAATTTGCACTGGGGATAGAAAATCCTGGCATTGAGGAAGTACGAGGGGTGTTGAAACATGAAATCATCCATGCAAAGGATCCAAATATGAATCAACATTTTAAGTTTAGATATAAGAAAGAACCAAAAAATTCAAAGGAAGAGGAAAAACTTTATTATAGTTCATGGGAGGAGTTTAAAACAATGTCAGGACAACTACTTGAAGCAATAATTGTATGTTCAGAAAAAGCACCAAAACTAGGGATGGAAAAAAAAGATATAATCAATGGTTTAGATAATATACTAATGTTATATGCTGGCAAAACTAAAAGTTTCAATCAAAATGCCAAGGATCTTATTCAAGGCAGTGGTAAAAGGAATATCTTCCAAAAGATAATAGTAAATAGCAATATATATCAAAAATATCTAATATCAAGCAATTATACCCCAGTGGAAACATATCATGCTTATTTGCAAAAAATAAAAGAACACAACCCCAAGGGTTATAACAGATTTTTAAGGGAATTATATAGGACAATAAATGAGGCCAAAGATATGGCAAATAAACAAGAGGCATATAATGCTTAGAATACAAAAAAGTTTTTTTTTTAAAACCCCCAACCTTCAATGTCATAATGGTTGGGGGTTTTTTATTTCTGCAGATATTTATAATTAAAATTATATAATGAGAATATTAATAAATGAAACCCAGTTAAGCAACATAATAAAAGAAGCAATTCCATATAGTATTGCAAAGGAATACATAACAAGGGAAAGGAGTGATGCTGCTATTAAGTTGATGGATAATGTATTTAATAAATTAAAGAATCTACCCAATGCAAAAGTCCTTGATAGGAGGGGAGATAGAATTGCATTTCCTTATGGTGAAACACCTTTGGAAGATGATATAAAAATGTTATTGAAAAAATATGATTATAATGTTTTAAATTTTAATAACAATGATGCTTTAAGAATTGCCAAAACTGAAAAAGGAAATAAGGCACAACCAATAAAAATAACCAAAGCATTGGCAAATATATCAAAATTAAAAGATAAGGATGGGAATGTTATTGAACCAAAGGCAAAAAACTTTGTGGATTTATTTGCTGATGCAAAAAGTAGGGAAGGAAAGGCAATGGAAAAAAAACTTGGGCTAATTATTATATTTGCAAGACACCCATATGATATTGCTGGAATGTCTTATGGTAGAACTTGGAGGAGTTGTATGCATCTAGTAGATGGGAAATTTAGAGAGTTTGTTAAGAAAGATATTGAAAATGGTACAATTGCTGTATATCTAACAAATGCAAATGATGAAACATTATCCAACCCCTTGGCAAGGATTTTGGTTAAACCTTATGTTAATATTAAAAATGACCAGGATGTTATATTATACCCAGAGGCTAAGACATATGGAGAAATTGATAACCCAAAAAAATTCATAGATTACCTGGATTATGTTTTGGAAAAAGTTCAAAATATGGATGGGGAATATAAGTTATTAAGTTGTTTAAATCCTGATAGCACAAGAAATATAGTTACATCAAAAAATTCTGAAACAAGACAAACTATTTTGGCTAAATTAAATAGGGGGACAAAATTAAATAACATTGAAATTAATATGATAACAAATTCTGAGAGGGAAGAATATATTGATAAACAAATTTCAAGATATTTTAATTGGAAACCAAACTTGGATGATACTGATTTGGAAGATGTTGCCTTAACAGAAGATGAATTTAATATTACCACACCTATTGAAAAGGAAGATTATCTTGATGAAAGGATTGAGGATTTTTATAGGACAGTATTTTTACCTAATACAACAAAAAGAAGGGTTTATGCAATACATGATTTTGAAATAGATCATATGACAAATCAACAATTGCATGATTATTATGAAATAATGCGTGAAAAAGAAAAAAATTATTAATAATTAAAATTATAATATGAATTTACAAGAGAATATAAATAGAATAAAGCAAATGATGGGCATATTAAATGAACAAGAATTAAATTTTGATATACCAGAAGATATTAAAAAAGAGGCTGATGATATAACAAAAGTTTTATTTGATAAAGCCAAACAATATTATCTAAATCATTACTCAAAACCTGAAACCACTGCCAAGTTTGCATATCCAGAGAATGTTGATGGAATAAAAAAATATATACCAACAATTAAATATATATTTTATTCTGCAAATGATGGTAGATTTGGTTTTGTTCCAAATATACCAAATGAGCCAATTAATTTGAATATAACTTATTTATTTAAAGAAGAGGGTGGAAAATTAGTTCCAATAAATGAACTCTATAATGTAATTATACATGAAATGGCTCATGCTATTGAGTACACATTAAAAGCAAAACAAGAAAAAACAATCACCCCAACATATAATAAAGATAATGTATATGATACTCATACTAAATATACTGAAAGTGATAATGAAACATATGCTAGAATTCAAAATTTGCGCAATCTATTAGATTTAACCCCAACCTCTAATGGCACAGACATTAAGAATAAAATTATTGAATATTTTAATTCAGGGAAAATAACATTCCCCAATGTTAAATTATATATTGAAGGGCAGAGTAATTACTTAGGATTTACAACAATTGATAAGCGGAAAATTTTGCCAGATTTAACAAACCTTACATATTTTTTTGGTGATTTAAGAATTAATGGAACAAAGAATGATGACATTGCATTCTTATTTGCAAAATTCACATATACCCCATTTGTTGAAGACCCTACCACTACCGTATTCATTGATTTAAATAAACTTGGTGAAGTAAATATTTCTGTTGTGGATGCCACAAAAAAACCCAACAACACAACCCAAAGAGCATAAATCTTTTGTGTATTATAAAACCCCCTATCTACATAATCTGGATGGGGGGGGGTTTTATTTGCCCCTTAAACCATATCAACCCTTGCCCCCTTCTTTAAGTTATCCATTGCCCATAGGGGTTGCAAATTGGTATAGTGAGATAAAGCAATTAACTCATCTTCTGATTTTGCAGAGGATAATGGAATAATATGATCAATATGCCATTCTAAACGATTATCCCAACTCATCCCATTAACAAATTTTGATTCCATATATATCTTAAACTCATTATAACTAATCCCAACAATGCTTTCTGTCTTCATTGCAAAATTGGTATAGCCACTCTTTCTAAATGAACCCCTTATTAAAGTGCGTAGTCTCTTCTTTAATGCAAATAAGGGGTCGTTTTTAAACTTATTCTTCCACCTCTCATATCTTCTAGCATTATCTTTATTCTTTTGTTCAACCTTATACTCATCTGTCTTCTTATAAGCAATCATTCTATTCCTTTCTTCTTTTGCAAGTCTTTTCCTTTCTAACTCCTGGCTCTTCTTTTCCTTCTCAATGTTCAATAATATTAAAGCATCCTCCTTTAACTTCTGCTTAATCAATCTATTCTCTAATGCTTTCTTTTTTTCATTCTTTCTCTTATTCTCTCTTATCTTTTCTCTATTAACAGGATTACTTAAATATTTTTCCATATATGTTTTATTTTTTTCACTTTTGCATTTTTTACATATATAATATAATCCATTCTTTCCTTTTTTATAATAATCTGTTATTGGCAAATCTATATTGCAATTCTTACATACTTTTGTTTCCATAATATACTTTTACTTAATAATAATAAAAACCATAGATTATGTAAATTTTTCCCAAAAATTTTATTTGAGAAATTGGCAAATAAATTCCTTTACAACCTGTGTGGGGGAAATTGAAGTTTTATGTTGTATGGGGAGGGGGCAAATTTTACCACAAATTTTTTAATTGTCAAACAGGCCATTAAAGCCCCTTTTGACCCCCACAAATGCATTATAAGGGGGGACACGGCTGGGGGAGGGGGCCCCACACAGGGGTATAACCCCATCCAGGGGGGCGTAGGGGTCCCGTTATGGTGGCTGACGTTATGGCAGTCCCCCCTTGTGTTGTAAGTGTTTGATTGTGAGTGTGTTGTGTGGGTTGCTAGTTAAGTGGTTGGTTTATAATACATTATAACATTAGTAAAACATTAACACCCCCTTAACTAGGATATATAAACCCTTGTAATACAGCCCCTTAACTAATGAGATAACATTAACTAAACTTTAATTGCCCCCACTGGTCGGGGGATGTGATCATGTGTAAGCCCCTAACATACAATATGTTATACCTGAAGGGACATTATGGTGGGAGGGGAACATTAACATAATATTAACCCCCTTAACTAGGGGGCTATGCAATAATCTATAATGCACTGATCATCCATTAGTTATGTGGAGGGACCCCCTAATTAAGGGGGAACAAACTTTAACATACCCCAGGCTAAAAAGTTACTAACACGACAGGATGTCAGTACGCCCCCTTAATTAGGGGGAACTGTCTATGTTATAAGCCATTATGTGTGATTTAAATAGGGGGTGTTAATAACTTTTTATTTATCCCCACATAGTTAACCCCTTATAAATCACAACATTATATAGTGTGACATCTTGTCACCAGGGGGAGTTTGGCACAGTTTTTGCACATAACAATACCCCTCCGGAGGGGGCAAAAATAGGGGATAATCCCCAAGCAAAACTGCCCCTACATACCCCCCATACCATAATTGCCCCTCACATAGTTAAAAAGGGCAATTATGAACTAAAATTGCCCCTCACATACTCAAAAATACTATATACTTTTCCTAGCAAAAAATAATGAGTTATGGAACAAGGTGGGGGTAGCGAATGTAATGAGCCTGTAATCCCCCATCACCACCCTTCAATTAGCCCATATATTACATATAATGAACCTTTATTGTCAATATGATATGACACATAGGTATGTCATTATCTATTGTTAGAAATCAAATATGCCCCATTACAATCATATAGTAATTTATACAACCCCCTCTGGGGGTATAAAACAAATTAATACTTATGATATAGTTATAGGGTTTTAGGTGTCTATAATAGGGCAACCATTAAGCCATATGGCTTTTATTATGCCCACACCCAGACCATAATCAGTAGGGGAAATAAGTTTGAACGCAGCAACCCGCCAAACAGATGCGGTAGCATCGTGTGGGGGTGGGGGGATGTGAGAAAACTTATTTCTTGATATATTTATGTAATAAAACATATAGTATGAGAAATAGATTAAATGAGCAAGTGAATAGGTTCAAACAAATAATGAATGTCATTAGTGAGAATACAAATGATAATGTTGATTTTGTTACATTAACTGGACAAGTGATAGATCAGTTAGAAGGTGGATATTACCATCCAGATATGAGGTATAGATTAAAAGGTGATTGGTCTAAGTATGGTAATTCTGGTGAAACTATGTTTGGGATTGATAGATTAAGAGGTGGTTCAATCAATACAACTTCTGCTGGTAGGGAGTTCTGGACTTTAATTGATAATGCTAATGCAAAGAATACTTGGGATTGGAATTATAAAGGTGGTCAATTGGGTGATAGGTTAAAGGTATTGGCTGCACAAATGATGAAACCACAGTTTGATTTATATATGAGGAAATATCTTACACCAGAAGCACAGAAGATTGTTAATAGTAGTAAAGCATTGACATTTAATTTCATCTATGCCACTTGGAATGGTCCAGGTTGGTTTAAGAAGTTTGCAAATAAGTTTAATGAAGATGTTAAAAAGAATTTAAGTATTGGAGAACTTGTTGGTAAAGTTCTTGAATATAGAAGAGATAGTGGTAATAGAATTATTGTTGATACTGGAAAGAAGTTAGAGAAGATATTACCAAATATTGAAAACATTAATATTTCTCCCCTATCAACAGGTTCATCATCAGATACAGGTATTACATCAAGTGATAATAAACAACCAGGTTTTATTGATATGTTATATGATAAGTTCTTGGCTTCACAAAAGGCATCAAATAAGGCATAGAATTGCATTGTGCTTAACTTTATGATATGTTTTGCTATTGGTGCTTGTCTTTTATTATAGTGTGTCTTAAATTGCCTTAAAATAAGAAAACCCCCATATTGTTATATATGAGGGGTTCTTTGTTTAAATGAAAAAAGCAATTAAAGAATAATAAATCCCTTGTTAATTAAATACTCCTGGTTCTCATAATGTTTCTGGATTTGTTCCTCCCTGGTTAAATTGTGATATGATACAGCTAGTTTGTTCTGAATCAATCCCTCATTAATGTTTAACCCATCCTTTGTGAATACAGTTGCCAATAATCTACCATACTTCTCACGCTTGTCAAGCACAGTCTTTATTGTAACCTTATCCCCAACCTTTAAATTATCAAACAAATACCTTGTGGCCATAATTGCCTGTAATCTTAATAATGGATCCTCTGATGTCATCTCTGGTGTGTCCAATCCATACAACCTAATCTTGGTCTCATTCATAAACATGTAAAAACCCAAATCAATGTCCAGGATTAAACTGTCCCCATCAATGATTCGCTTTACTGTTGCTTTGTATTCATACATAATCTTATAGTTTATTATAAATATGTTTAGATGCAAAAGTTTGTTTTACCTATATGGTATTTAGGTGCAATTTTCATGTTTCATATTAACCTTTGTGTTTAAATATTCTTTAATTTTTTTTGTAAGCCTGTCTCTACTAACTCTCACATCTTTATTTAATTCTTTATAAATTTTATAAAAACTAACACCTTCTTCATATTGTTTAGCAGCTTTAGCTATAACCAATTCATCTAATACAAAATGTTCAAACTCAACATTGTATTTGTTTTTTAATTTTTTTCTAATCTGTGAACCACTAAACCCAGTCTTTTTTTCAATTTCTTTAATAGTTAAACCTTTCTGGAACATTTCAAATGCTAAAAGTATATCAGATTCTAACATATAAACTTTTGATTTATATTTATTATCAATATTAAAATTCTTTTTTAATTTACGTGTTATTTGAGCTCTACTAAATCTAGTCTTTTTTTCAATTTCACTAAAATTAAACCCATTTTGATACATTTCAAACACCAAAAGTATATCAGATTCTGACATGTGTTCACCTTTATATCTTTTTGGTTCTAATTTATCGTATTTAATATTTGACCATAAATAACCATATGCTATTCCACCAGTTTTACATGCTCTACTTATTAACCTATTACATAAAGGCAAACCTAACTCTTTAATTAATAAGTTTTGAGATTCAAAAGATTTAATATAATCACCATTCAAAGAATATTGATAAGTTTCAACTGATTTGTGATTTTTCTTACCTGTTTTACCAAAAAAAGGATTTTTTTCACCTTTAAAAACACCACTCAAAAGACTTCTTTCTCTAACTTTAATACAAACTTCTTGAGTATGTTTATAACCCTTTCTAACACCATCACCACCATTTGTTTGATTTTTTAAAATGAAACCTCTTTCTTTATGTAATCTTATTTCTTCTATTTCAGCAAAATCACCTTTATCTTTTTCTACTTCACAAATAAGTGAAATTTTTAAATCATTATAACCATATTTACTAAGCCAATTATATAATTTAGTTTTTTTATTTTTTTTAGAATTATATATATGTTGTCTAAACCTAAGTTCCAATGATTTTTCTGTTTTACCAATATAAATCACATTTGGGTTATTTTCATAAAATATTTTATATATTTTTACCATTTTTATAGTTTTTATGTCTTTTTTAGCAACTGAAACTTAATTGTTTTTACTAGTTTAAAATATAACCACCCTCTTTAAGGATCTTTACCACCTTCTTCTCAACTGTTGTGCAAATGGCTGGTTTATTTGCAATGCTACCAAACTTACCATCAGAAAAGATAATATAATATTTCTCCTTATTGTTATCGTAGAACCTTGTAACCTGGCAATATTCATTTTTATCATTTTTGAATATACCATAACGTTTTCCAAGCAATAACATCCATAATCTTTCCATAGTCTTTTGGTTTTGTTTATTTCTCCTGCTAAGATACAAACTTTATCCCAAATACCAAAATATCATTGGGGTTTATTTATATAATCACTATATTTCTTTGTCTGGATAATAAACATTGTTTCATTCTTTATTGGATATGTCTCCACAAACCATTTGCAATAACTAAAATCCTGCTCCAATACATCAATTATCTTCTTACCCTTATGTTTGCCAAACCAGAACATATGATCACGACTTAATTTCATTGGGATATTCTTGCTTTGTATATATGTTGATGTTTTTGAATTTGGAAATGTCCTAACAAACCAACTACAATAGTTTATATCCTTCTGGAATACATCATCAACCATCTCCCCATTGTATTTGCCAATATAAAACTTCATATCATTTTATTTATACATCTCCGGATAATCATCCATTAATTGTTTTTTAATCTTGTTTCTACCCAAATTAACCAATTCATTATAATTACCACTATCTATAATCCCAACTGATAATTGTATGAAATCAGGCTGGGGATTGCCCAAATGTTTTATCATTGTCTCAGCAATTAAATAATTTTCTGGGGCAACCCTAAATGATATATTTGGATTATAGAATTGTTCAAAATAATGATATTTCTCATCCAGTTCCCTTATATCAATCATTTGCTCAATTTTATTTTTTAAGTAAAGCTGTTTCATATTTTTATTCGTAATAAAATTCATCCAATATAACCTTCCAATCATTTATCTGCCCATCAGAATCAATGTCCATAATAATATAATCACCCCAACCATCCTTCTTTGGAGATAACATCCTGGGAACATAATCCCTAATCTTCTTTATTAACTCCATATTGCTATCAAGAAGTTTATATGTCCCATTATCACATACCTTATAATGCGTGGTTGCCCTAACCCCCTGGGTCCAGTTTACAATCTTTCCAGTATTGATGTTTATCAATGGCTTCCAACAATCCCCATCCCTACAAGGAATGTTACCATCCTTATCCTCAATCCCATTCATTATACCATCATCCCAGCGTCTTACACCAGCCTCAACAAACAAATACTCAATGTCAAACTCTTTTGTAACTGTGAATTTTGCTTTCATAATTTATTGTTTTTTTTAATTTGTTTTTTAATCCCGTGATTTACACTAGAAAAGGGAATTTGTCTTTGTCCTGGATCAAAAACTATAAAATCATATATATAAGAACATTCATAATGACTTCTATGTGTGCTAATAAGATTAACTATCTTATTGTGTGTTCCATTACTATTGAATGCTAAATTAATATTTTTTTTAATATTCTTCATGTTGTTTTTCTAATTCATTTTCAATCTGACTATATAGTGTAATCTTTAATATATCTCTTACACCATTAAGAGTTTTATCACTCACACTATTATATACATTGGCTTTAAGACAATCATCTGTTCTTGTTAGAGATTTAGCCAATCTAAAAAAGTTTATCTTATCACCAATACTTGTTCTAATATTTCTCATCATTCCTATTTAAATTAGTATCATTCTGGTCAAGTATTGAAGCCTTGAATACTGTTCCTCTTACACCAAGAAGAGCATATTCAACAACAATATCATATAGATCAGGCCCAACACTATTTATTGTTTTTTGGTCATATTTATCCCACCTAATGTTGTTTAGAATATAACCAATTTTTGCATTAACATTTCTCATCTATTTGTTTTTTAAATTATCCTCAACCTGGTCAGATATTGAAATCCTTGCTATAGCACTTACACCAATAAAAGGATTAGTTATATTGCCAATTACATTTTCCATAACGTAACCATTTATTCTTGGCCTACACTTGTACCATCTAAAAGCATTTATCTTATCAGCAATATTTCTTTTAACATTTCTCATCTATTTGTTTTTTAAATTATTCTCAACCTGGTTAAATATTGAACTCCTTAATACACCGCTTGCACCATGAATAGTAACTTCAACCACATTGGTATATACGTCAATTGCAATGTAATCATCTATTTTTATTTTATGCATACCCCGAATAAAATCAAGTATATCATCACCAATCTTTCCTCTAAAATTTATCATTTTTTATAAATTAAATTATTCACCAATTCCATTTTGACAGCAGAACTAAATTCAATTTCTCTATTAACTTTACCATTTTGTGTAGAAAGGCAAATTCTAAACATATCTCTTCCACCATCAAGATTTGAATCAATTAGATTATGATGTATATTTTCCTCAAAGCCATTTCTATTTTGTTGTTTATACATCCTTTGTATAAAAGTAATTGTAAAATCCCTAATCACCCCTTTTTTATTTCTCATAGTTTAATTTGTTTTCAATCACATTACGTACCTCATAACCACTTTGAATTAGAAATATAATTGAAAAATTTACTTTATCTTTCATACTCTGATGAACAGTGTTAGTTACTTTATCATTATCTCCAAGAACAACAGATGTGTTTGCTGTAAATTTATTGTGTCTTAAATAATTCATACATTCACTAACACTTGTTCTAATATTCTTCATAGTTTAATTTCTTTTTTAAATTATTTTCAATATGAGAATAAACCTGATCTGTTATCTGCATTTCTATATTATAAGATATCATATCCCCTATCTTACGCCAAGATTTTTGCATAGTGTGATTTGACACTATGTCTAACATTTCAGCACGTAATTTGGCTTGACCTCCAATCTTAATCTTTTTCATATTATTTTTCTAATTTATTTTCAATCTCCTTACACACATCATAAGTAGATTCAATTTTTTTAATGTCATTAGAAATATCCCAAGTACAACCCCAGGCAACACCATTTATACGATTAATTGTAATTACAAACATAGCAGCATCAACTCTAGTACGTAAATTAACCTTTTTACTAATATTTTTCATATATTTGGGTTTTAAGACGGTCAAGAACCTGGATTATTATATCCTCTTCTATATCAAAGGATCTATCAAGAAGCTGGTATATTACATCCTCTTTTGAATTAAAAGATTTAACTGAAATAGAAGTCCCAACACAATCAAATACTTTATTTGAAATTTTGTCATGGGTATTACTAAATTTTGCTCCAATTGTGTAATGAATATTCTTCATTCTATTTGTTTTTTTACTTTTTCTACAACCTCTCTATATAAAGGTAAAGTTCTTAACCAAACTACTGAAAAAATAACATTGTTTGCACAATCATAAGTCTTGTGTTCAACACAGTCAACTGCATTATTTAATCTTTTCCTATAGGGAAAATTAAAACTAATATCATACTTTATATTATTCATTGTTACCTATTATTAAATTGTTTTCAACTTCAAGCCAGTGAACATCACTATTTTCTTTATACATTTTACTTCTTATTTTAACTTCTAAATTAGAGCATAATTTATTGGACACCCTAGCCTGTAACCTCTCCTGGAATATACTCCATATATCATCTAATTTTTTTTCAAAAATGTTCTCCATAATTATGTTTTTTTAAATTATTTAAAGTCTGAAAATACACCTGGTTCTCTGTCTGAGCCAATATATTGAAAAATGCCTTATCCCTTATCTTATCTTCCAAAAGATAATTTACTTTCTTGGACAACTTAGCCAGTAAATGCTCCCAAATCATATCCCATTTCTGAAAATTCTTTACACCAATGTTCTCCATGATTATTTTTTTACGTTATTTTTAATAAGTGAATAAAACTGGTGACTTACCTCAACTAGCATATTATCATAAACCCTACCCATTATATTTTGTAAACAGAAATCCATTTTCTTATATACCTTTATATTTAAAGGCGAATGTAATTTGTTAGTTATTTTCAAATCAATTTTACTAATATTTATCATATATTGTATGTTTTACATTGTTTAAGATAGTTTTTGTGTTTTCATAAATTGAGTTTATTTTCTCATCTGTTATTTTATTCTTTATATCCTGATCAAAAAATACTGTTTTATATGCCATCTTTTGTGTAAAAGAAACCCCCCTATCTGCCAATATGTATTTAATATTTTTCATTTATTTTTTTTTAATTTACTACCAATCACCAAACAAACTGGTAAACTTGTTTGCGTAAATAATAGTCTGTTAATAGGGCTATTACTCCTACTGGTTCTATCCCAGGCATAACCCACAACATAATCAAATAACTTATATAAGATTTTACCACGTGTTTTTATATCAATTTCATGACTAATATTCCTCATCTACGTTAATATTTAAGACCTCTATATTATTCCAGCCATTATTCAAAACATCCCAGTATATTGGGTGTTTCACTTCCATATTAAGATTACGACTAACAGCATTATTTATTATACCACGAATATAACTAGCAACATGATAAGATATTTTATCCGAAGTGTCATTACGCTTAGTATTAACCCTATTACCAATTATAGAGTTAACCCTCTTCATAACTTTACATTTTGTTTTACTTGTTTCACTACCCTATCCCTTACTTTATTAGATACCTTATCACTTACTTTATTACATACCTTATCACTTAATTCATTACATACTTCATTACTTACTTTAACTCCAAAACTAATTCTCCTCTTGTACAACTTTTCATGAATCTGATTAGAAAAACTGTTCATAACTTTACATTTAGTTTTACTTGATTCACTCCTTGATTCATTATTTTATTGCTTATCACTCCTTCATCCCCTGCTTTAGCCCTTACTGTAAGCCTAACATTATCACTAACTTTATCCCACGCTTCATCACCCAAACCAATTCTCATCTTATATAATGTAAAATGAATCTGATTACAAATATTTTTCATAAATTCATTTTTTCAATAAATGGATTTAGGTTATTCCCCTGGACTTCTGGAATAAAGTATTGCACCTTATCATAATGCCAAACTTCTTTCCCAGTTATATCATCATAATAAACCTCAATTGGTTTTGTTGAATGGGTGATTTTATGACAATAATCCAAATGAATTTGGCTGCCATCCCTAAATATAAATTGCTCATTATAATATTCAATAACTTGACAAATCTCTTCAACTTCAATCTCGGAGCAATACACATAAACCCAATCACCTATTTCAATATCCAAATCATCCACAATGATGTAATGATCTTCACTAATATTCACTAGTCGCATATTATTTAGTTTTTTTGTTTGTAAGATTGACCAAATGTCCTGGGGAGAGTATTAACCAACTGCTGAATTTCATCAGGCTCTAACTCAATTGTTACCCCATTTTTAATTATAATCATTTTTAAACCTTCTGTCCAGTGAGAATATTCAAAAAGACCATCTGTATTGCATATAGAATATGAAAAAACATTGAACTCTGTTGAGGTGGGGGTAATGGTTTCATTAAGTTGTTTCATCTTGTTTAGTTTTTTTAAATTGATTAAACCACTCTTGTAAAATTTCCTCTGCTGATTTATTAGAATTTTGCATTGTTGAGTTAAATTCTTCTTGAAAATAAAAATGTGCAAAACTAATCAAATCTTCCTCACTATACATCTGTTCTTGTTGCCATTTCGCGCCTTTTTTAAATGCTTCTTTTGTTAGCCAATTACCAACGTTTACCCCCAAAAGGTAAGGATTGAAGTCTATATAAATATTTTTAGCAGCCTCATCAACTGTTTCTTTTTTAGGAAGACATTCTTTGTTACAAATACCTTCGCAATACATACAACCTCTAGCTATATAGTTCATTTTATTTCTTTTTAAATTGTTCAATAATGGTTTCACAATCACTTAAATATTTACCACAATGACCTTTATCTTTGTAGGTGTATTTAAGATGATTTATTTCTGAAATACTACGTTTAAGCATCTCTAGTAAATCATTAACTTCTTCCTCACTATACATTCTCTCTTGCATCCATTCAGCACCTTCAATAAATCCTATTTTATGTGCATAAGGATTTAATCCATTTTTATATTCTGAATTTATTTTATCCCAGTTATTTTCAGCAGCATCTTCAACCGTTTCTTGTTTACGTTTCATCATAATAGAATTAGATATTCTTTCTTCCTTCTTTGCTGATTCTGTGTATGTGAGTTTTTCTTGTTTAGGTTTACCACCAAACAAACCAGATGCTAAGTCATTAAACTCTTTTGTTCCAATTTTTGGTAATCCAAAATATTCTAAATTTAATTGTTTAGGTTCTTTTTTTGGAATAATTATTTTGTATTCCTTATGGAAAGTTGGATAACTTGTATGTCCTGCAAATCCAACATAATCTTCTACTTCAATTTCTCTAACCTCAACCTCCTCACAACTTGGATTATTAACAAACCATTCTAAAAACTCATCATCAATAGCTTGAACATGGTCTTTAATCAAGTCTTGGTCTGTGGTTAGGATGATTTTTTTACATAGTTCATATCTATCATAATAACCTAAACGATATTCAGCAAAAAAATATTCATCACCATTTTTATAGATAATTAAATCCCCTTCTATAATTTCTTCATCATTAGTGATGTATAGGTGTTGATTTTCGCTATCCAAAATGTTAGGCATAACCCTATCAAATAACCTTAAATCATTAAAGACTTGCTTACCTTTTTTAGTTAGATATCCTAACCTACTTGGTTTATCTGTTGGAATTATGTGTATGTTTTTCATAATATTTATTTTTTAGCAATTTCAATCATTTTTTGTAAAATTGACTCTTCTACTTCTTCATATGTTTCAAAAATAGGACTATTCCAATCCCCCCATTCAACCCACCATTTATCTACATCAAACTTCTTTGGCTGCATATAAACACCATACTTCTCCCTAAACCACCTGAATACTTGTTGGTATAGTGGTGTTACTAATCTAAATCGGTCTTCTGAAAATATTTTACTAAAATTAGAATTGGTTATGAGTCCAGAATTATCAATTATTACTTTTGTTTTATTTTCTTGAAAGTATCCAAAACATGGTTCGTCAAAATCTAACTGTTTGAGTTCTAACGCTATTTGATAACTTACAAATTCCTTTTCCATATTAATTTATTTTGTTTTTAGCAATTTCAATCAATTTTATTAAACACTCTAACTCCGCTTCTTCGTAAGTTCCAACTTTAGGGTCTTTATTAAACTCTTCCATTGTTCTTTGTTTAGCGTATTCTAAACCTGATAATGACATATCATAAATGTGACAATCAAATTGTTTAGTATTTGGTCTAAACCCAATAAACCCTCTTAAATTATACTTCTCTCGAAACCACCTGAATGCTATAGCATTGACCACAGTTCTGTGAATCTTATTTAATGGTAATTCATCAAGATATTCTGGCGATATGTCAGTATCTTTTAAATTATGAGTTTTTGATAACCACTCAAACAATCCTAAAGATTCTAATTCATTGTATATTTTCATTTTGTTTAGTTTATGGTTAATAAATTCCTTAAAACCTATCTGCAATCTTATTAATTAGTTCCTCATCCTCAACAGTCAATTTCCAGTAGTTTTCACTTATTTTAGAAAGTTGTGTTTTCCTATCATCATATTTATCATCACCACCTCTATTAAGAACAAATCCTATATTATCATCTTCCATTGCTTGTAATAGGTTCTCTCTAAACCTTTTGTTTCTTTTGAACATATAGATGATTTCATCTGAATAATCATCCAAATCAATATCAGCTTCCACTGTAATGTATGACATAACTATTATTTTTTTTGATACACAAATATAAGGGAAATAAAATTACTGCGCAAGTTCTTTCTGTAATATTTTCAAAACAGCATGACTTGTATGACCATCAAAAGGAAATAATGCTTTTGATGTTTCTGGGACTTTAAAATCATCCCACCTATCTGCTGGATAGTGATTGGATATTTGGCCACTTGGTAATTTTGCCACAACAATAAACCAGCCCCCACCAAAACAAGGATAACCATCATTATGTTTCCAACTCTTATGGACACTATATTTGGTGTTCTGCATCACCTGGTTCAAATCCTGGAACTCTTCATCACCTTTCTGATTTGCCCACTCATTAAACAATAAAGCATTGTAGGCTGCTCTAAAATCATATAATTCCTTAAAGGTGTGATATCCATCAGAGGTGTTTTCTGTTACTTTATGATAATCCTCTTCTAGTTTCTTGATACGTTCAAAAACCTCATTTGGGATTGTGTAATTTGTAATCCTGCTACCATACTGGCTATTGATAACATCACATAAATAATCAACTGGTGTTTTCATAGTTTTAGTTTTTTTGTTGTTATAATTTTTCTATTTCTTGTTTAACTTCTAAATAATGTGCAATAGACCTTTCCATTTTAAAATCAAGATTAAAGTTAAGTACAAACAATATCTTATCAACTGCAATCAAAGCACATTGTTTAGCCTGTCCCCAAGCTGTATAGGTTTCCATAAATTCCCCTAAAGGCTCATCAATCCAAGTCTCATTAGGAGTTGTTTGATAGAATGTATCAACTAGCTCTTTTGCTTCTTCTTTTGGTGTTAAAATCATTTTGTTTTGTTTTTCTAACCCATTGTATATTAGTTTTTCCACATCCTTTTCCATTTCCTTTTCCATTTGTTTTAGATAATCATAATCATCATTTATTCTATCTTCCCAATGTTGTTGACTTCCTATATAATTTTCTGTTTGTTTGCTCATTTTATTTGTTTTTTACAACCTCAATTAATTTATTTAAACCTGCTAAATCAGCTTCTTCATAGGTTTCATATTCCCAATCACCAGAAGGTCTATTTTTTGGCATTGTATGGTATTCTTCACCTGTTTTATGATTCCAAATCCAATAATTGTAACCAAGTTCACAATTGTGCTGATCAGATGTTGCTTCTACTGAAAATTGCCAATCAAACTTCTCCCTAAAAAACCTAAATGCTGCTGTAAAAGTAGGAGCTGAAGCATCTGTCTCTTTATTATGCTCATTATAATCTTGAAGACCATTTATAGTATCTAAAAAGATATGTTTATTATGTCTTCCAAGGTTGTAATCTATTATTTCAGTTTCTTTATAATTACCAAAACAAGGTTCTCTAAAACCTAGTTTTTTAAGTTCTAATGCTAGTTCATAAGGGACAAGGTCTTTAATAGCCATAATTATTTAGTTTTTGAAAATGTAATTAAAAATTATGCTTCAACATAGTCTTTTTTACATTTGGTTCTAAATTTTGATATAATTGACCAATAATCTGTTCAAAAACTTCCCCTTCTGCTTGAATAAGCACTTTATTACTTATTTGAAGAATACTTTTTTTAACTACATAGGTAGTTACTTTATCTCCTAATTCTTTAGATATTTTCTGGCTTACACTATTCATAATTTTAGGTTGTTTTGTATTTGAAACCATAGTTGACCATTTGTTTGAACCTCTCCTACTCTAAGTATTTTTTTTCTTAATTGCATATTTGGTTTATCATGTACAAAATAACCCACTTGCATATACACTTTATCTATTACATTTTTCATACTTTAAATTTTAAGTTTGCTTTCATTTGCATAGATACTTGTTGGCTAACTTGCCTCCATACCTGATGATATACTTGATGCCTAGCATTATTAACCACTGGTACCCGTGCATGTTTATTCCATCTTGGATACTGGACTTTAGCTTCTATTTCATGACCTACATTTCTCATACTTTAAATTTTAGGTTTTCTTTTATTTGAATAGATACTTGTTGATGAACTTGTGTCCAAGGTCGTAGATATACTTTATCCCTAATATGATGAACCACTTGTATTGATATGGGAGTAATGGATCGTGGGTTTTGTATTTTATTTCCAATTTTACTAGCCACATTTTTCATGCTTTTAATCTTTTTTCTATTTTGGAAAACAATTCTTGAAGTGTTTGATTACCAAATTGGGGGTAATCATAGTATTCAATAGTTATTTGTTTACGTAATTCTTTACGTAATACAAAATTAACTTTCATACCTATATGTTTCCGTATTTTATCATCTACATTTTTCATGCTTTTAATTTTTTTCAAAATAAAAAACTATATCAATCTCATTCTCCTGGACAAGACCATAACGTTTTGCAATTTTATATTGGGTTGATTTCTCATTTAGATGTTTCATGAACCCTTTAATCAAAGACCTAAACTCTTCCAAAGATAATGAATGTTTATTAATATTGCAACTTGGACAGCTTGGATTTTGATTTTCAATTGTTAATCGTTCTGGATGCTGCATAGGATTATCTTTATCTATCACAAATTTCTTCTTAACTTTGTCATATATATGATTTCTTTTAACAGGTTCTATTTCGTCAATGTGCCAACCTTTCTCTAACTTATCACCACAATAACAACATCTACCATTGCATTTTTCAAACAACAAATCTCTAACTTTCTTACTCATAAAATTATCTTTGGCAAGTTTCTTAATTTTAGGTTGATTATTCCTTGCATATAAGCCCCCATCCAAACATTACCAGGAAGATATTCTTTTATTTTTATTACACCCTTTAAATTTCTTAGAGTTTCATCATGCACTTGATTCAAAATTATAGTTCTTATACTTTTCATAAAATTATCTTTGGCAAATTTCTTAATTTTAGGTTTATTGTCACTCGACTATTAAACCACCTAAACTGATTACCAGGTAGGTATTCTTTTTCTTCTATTGTATCCTTTAACTTAACTTCAATTTCATCATACACTTGATTCAAAATTTCAATTCTTACACTTTTCATAATATTATAGATTTAACTTTATACCATATTTGTTTACCTATGACACTTATTAAGCGACGACCAGTACGTAGATATGATAACTTTGTATCAACTTTAAAATCAACTCTATAACTAACATTATCAGTTTTAGTGTGAAAAACATTAACCTGTATTTTAGTAAATTTACTATTTACCACACTTGAAATATTTCTCATTGTTAGCATTTGATTTGTTGTTTTATGATATAGTTCTGTCCAGATTTTATGGCGCAATCTACTAAATAAAGTTTCATAACTTCCATTCCAAATTGGGATTCTAATTTCATTTACTAATTTATCTTTTGTTTCTTGCCCAATATTTTTCATCACTTAAACATTATTTTTATTCTAAGATTATCTGTAAAATTATGTGTCATTTGCTTAAATATTTGGTCATTTATTATTTCTCGATATCTAATATGATATGCAGGATTAATAGTTGGAATTAAGTTAAGTCTTTCTAACTTCTCTATTGATGAAATTTTCTTTGTGATTTTACTGTTCACTCTTTCCATTTCTTAATTTTAAGTTTTTTTGGATTATCTATTTCAAGCCACACCTGGTCTCTTATTGGTAAGAAAACTTGTCCATATATACCATCCTCTGCCTTATCCCACATAATTTTCCATAATCTATCACCAATATTTGTGGCAGCATTTTGTTTTATGTTAGAATTTACACCATCATATATCATCACATCAAATATGTTTCTACTAATGTTCTTCATAGTTTAATTTATTCTTTATTTGGGTAATTAATTTTTCTGCCATATTATTATCCACCTGCAACCAAGAAGGATCCCATAATTTAACTGTAAGTTTAGTATATATTTTCCATCCTTTGTCAAATATAGCATTATCAGCCTTCATCCTATATTGGTCATATATTTTACGTAATATAAATTCATTAATATTCTTCATGTTTTAATTTATTTTTCACTTGCATAACTACATTATTAGTCACGTTATTCTCCACCTGAAGCCAAGCAACATCCCACAACTTATTTCCAATATTAGCATATATGTTGTATCCTTTGTCATTAATAATATCATTGACCTTTTCCCTATGTTGCTTATATATTTGATAAATTATTTGTTTATCAATATTCTTCATGTTTTGTCATTTTAATTTTCTAACTTGTTGAATAACATTATTTGTTAACCAATGAAAACGGCTTATTTGTATAAATTTACTATTCATGTTAGTTTTAAGATACATACTATATGATATATCTTTTGTAACTTTCTCCTTAATCTTTAAATGTATTTTCCACACTATTAAGTCCCCAATGTTATCCATGTTTAAAATTATTTTTCATATTAGGAAATAAATTTTTGATTATGTTATAATATGCAATGTTATCTACCTGATTTTTTGATTCATCCATAATAGGTGCAGCTTGAAACCATGCTTTCTCATACTTCTTACCAGGATAAATTTTATCAATATATAATCCTTTTGAAGTTATAACTCTGGAAACATTCTTCATTCTTGTTTATTTTAAAATGGTTTCTTTAATCAATGGTGGTTGTGCATTAGTTATCTGATTACGAACCTCACTATTTAATTTGAGGTGAATCCTATACATTGTATCCATACTCCAAAAACTCACAAGCGTAGGTGTACGATATTTAACTAAATAATTAATTTGATTATGGATATGTTGTTTAACATTCTTCATTTTATTTATTTTTTCTAATTAAAAACCTAACAATAGGTATGCAGGGCATTTTATTCTGTATCTGCTCTAACATCTCCTCAAATTCTAAATCACTTTTACGCCTCAAATATTTATTTACTTTATAATCAATAAATGCTTCATTATTTGTATTTAAAATATCAATTTGTTTTGTTATTTTTGAACCAACGTTTTTCATACTTTTGTATTTTAAAGTAAGAAGGCTACTTAAAAATCTCCAAGTAGCCTTCTTTGTTATTAGTCAATAACCCTTTTCTTCATATTCTCCAAAGGATCAAACCTTGTCTGGATTCCAGCATAGTATTTGCCTGGTGGAACAATAGTGTGTCTGTGGTCTTTTTTAGGCGTAATAACAGCCGTATCCATAGAAACACCAGATCCTAATAGTTCTGACTGTAATGAGTGGTTTAGAATACACTCATCATGAGCCTCAATAAGAAATCCCCCATCTGGGTATTCATAAATGTCATAGTTACCAAATAAGGCATGGAAACTACCTGACCTTTCTGATGCAGCAATAAATTGCTTTTGCACCTTTTTAACATCACTAGGGAGTTCAGTTAATCCAAAGAACTGGACATCACCTTGGTGGAAAGAAATGTTGGAAAAATTTAATTTACTCATTTTTTTGTTATTTTAAGTTTAAAATTTAGTTGGCAGAATACCACGTGTAATCAACAGAACCAGGAACATTACTTGGTCTATGCCATTTGGCACACTCAATAGCATCAGTGAATGTTGGACATGTATCAATTAGATACACAGATTTAGTGCTAGGACAAGTGAACTCAATCCAGGCATAAGGTTGGTCAAACTCACCTTTGCTGTTCTGTAAGAAAGGATATGTGCTTTTTGTTTTGTATATCCTTATAGTTTCAGCATAACCATTTTTGTGGGTCACATTTTTCTCATCAACAGTAATTGCATCTAGCATTTCCAATAATCCCTCGTTTCCAAAATTCTCTTTTATAATAGTGATGATGGCTGCTTTAATATCCTCATTACTCTCATTGTGGAAACGTATCTTTGCATTAATTAATGCATCACAATCCTTGAATATCTCCTCCTCAATAAACCTGCCATTCACATAGTGCTGACCATACCCATCAGCAAACTCAATAGCATACCCTGTTGTGCAATGCAAGTCATTGTTTTCATTTCTTGCAATCTTTTTTGGGTATTTTGATACCAAGCAAACCTCATCCATTTGGATTTGAGCATAAGAGTTTTCAACACACTCTAGGATTAGATTAAAATCCTCTCTGTATTCATCAAGGAAGTCAAAGTTGTCCATAAAGTAGCCATAGAATGACAACCAAGGAATATCTTCTGCATTGATATATACAGAGAATGGTTCATATTCAATGTTATCACCTGTATTACCCTTTAACCTGTTAATTTCTAATTGACAGGCCATTGGGCTATCTAATAGAACCACTCTTGGTTCTTCAAGGCCACAAAATTTGTATAACTTTTTCATAGCTATCTCTGTCTTTTCAACATTATGGTTTTTATAAAACTCATAGTTGAATATTTTGCTCAGCCAGGCATCTCTGTGGATGTCTAGCTTAGCTTCCTGTTCTGGGGTTAGACTCTCAATTTTTTGCATCTTTCTATTTTTAAGTTTTAACAAATGTAATATATTTTTTTCACAATTCAAAACCATATTTTAATTAAAAACCCCCACTTTTGAATTAATTTTATTGTAGATAAAACCAATTTTGTTTTTGAAAAAGTTTCAGCATCTGTGCTAGTTTCAAACAACTTGCCAAATGTTAAGATAACAGTATCGCGCATTTCTTTTTTTTCAATGCCCTTATCTGGACCAGAAAAAACCATTGAACTAACTTCTTCAATTTGAATGATTTGCACTTGAAACCAAGTACCTGACTTTATTACTTTTGTGGTGATTTCCATTGTGTTTGTTTTTTGTTAATGCAAAGATAATCTTTAATCTTGAATAAACAAACACTATGAATAAGTTTTTCATTTTATTTTATAATAATCTTCTAGGAAAGAATGTAATCCCTCAATTGTCCTGGGAATTTCCACGTTTGTTTCTTTTGTTCCAAAATCTATGTCAAAAATATAGAAATGAATCCACTCCCAGCCAATGTTTCCATACTCTTTCAATATGGTTTCTTCAAACGATTTAAAGAACACATCCCATATTGCAGGTTGATCCTCTTTCTCTGAATGGAATTTCTTAAAGTTATCCATTATAATCTTGAACTTATCTAAAGTCATTTGTTATTACTTTTTATATGTTAATATCAAAATATAATCTTCATAATCCCATGACCTATGAATGTAATAATCACTATCAATTAACTTATAACCAAATTCTAATCCTAAATTTTTTGCTCTTTTATTCACAAAATCTTTGATAATTTCTTCTTCAGTTTTGCCTTTATATTGTGTTTGCTTTTTAAAGCCCTTCCAACATAAACTAGAAAACCCCTCATAGTATTTAAAAGTATTATCATTAATATACTGGATATATGTTTGATGTTCATAACCATCATAGTGATCAGGTTCTAACAATAAATCATAATCTGGTTCATCAGATAATTCTTCTTTAATATCTTCATCAGAAATATTCTTTAAATACTGGTCTATTAAGTCTCTCCTTAATGCATCAGCAAAAGAACCTTCTGGTAAACAATTAGTTTGTTCATTTAAATAACCCTTTATTGTAGTCTTAATGGAATCTCTCAAATCATTCATGGGTATTATTTTTTGTTACGAAGCAAAGATAATAAAAATTTATACAATTCTCTACTGTTTGTGATATATTTTAATTCTTCATCATTATATTCATCACCAACCAATCTTCTTTTAATAACAACTAACTCATCATCACCTAGGTATAAGAATGTCCCAGTGAAATCATCATCTTTTTTGAGATTCCAGACATAACCCCCACCCCAATCTGCATTATTTGTGAATGGTTTTTTATCTAAATGATTGCTAATAACTCTCTTTAATTTGGATGTGTTCTGAAAAATATCTTCATCCTCTTCAAATTCATCAAATAATAACTTATTGCCATTTACATCAAATGTATTGTTGTCATCACTAAACAACCATTCTTCTAAATCTGGATTAATGTCACCATCACTATATTGTTCTAAATATGTCTTTTCATCAGGGGTTAGGCTTTCTTTCCCATTCTGACTAACCTTATCTAATATTTTATTAACATTCTCCTCATTCTCATTCACAAAGTCTTTTATAGTGGCTTCTATAAGTTTTCTTAATTTCATATTTTATTAATATTTAATCTAATCATTATAAAATTTATTTAAAATTTCATCTTCAACTTTTTCCCAATTATTATTATAATATTGTTCTGTTTCATCATCCATAAAATAAGTAGGTTCAAATTCGTGTTCTTCGCTCCTACCAGTGCCAAATTGATTTAAAATACCTTCAATTTCAATTAATTTACCATCAATAGTAATTTGATAATTGACATAAAATTTATCTGATCCTGTAATTTCAATATCCAAATTTTCTTTTCTTAATGGTTCATTATTTATTAATTTCCATTTTAATGGTGCTTTTTGTTTTTCCTTTTCTTCAAGGAATACAAATATTTTTTTAAATTGTTCTTTTTCCATTATCTAAATATTTTTATTATATAAATATAATAATCATTACTTTTTCAAACTTTGGAAAATATGTGCAATCACATCCACTGTCCAACCATTGCCCAACATTTTGTATCTATGTGAATCCAATAAACCAACATTTGTATAGTTATCCGGAACAGTTTGCAACCTCTCACATTCCAAAGGTGTTGGTATTCTCAAATAATCATCAGAAAACTTTATGTTTGTTGATCCTGAATTTGATATCCCATGCCCAGATGTTGTCAATGTCTTTGACTTCCTTTCTGGTGGTCTAATATTGCCCCTAGATTTCTTATATGATAATGTCCCCTCTTTCTTCTTATAGAACCTCTCTGTGATGTTATATTTTTCATCCACCTTATCCTCCATAATATCCTTCAAGCACAATCCTAGGTCATCTGGTTGGCTTATTTGACCAATATTTGTCCAATATAATCTCTTCCTATCCTGGGCTGAAACAAGGTTTGAATTTATCATCACAGGCTCAACTCCCAATGTGTCACTTATGATTTTTTTCCAATAATCTTTCATCATAACATTTTCAAGAAGAAAATATTTGGGTTTTAATTCCTTCAATAATCTAACATATTCCCAAAACAAATAGGATTCACCCTCAAACTCATATCCTTGCTCTTTTAATTCAAGATATGAATCCAATGATAATATATCCCTCTGATCCTTTGTTGACATACCTTTCATCTTTCCAGCAAATGAAAAAGATTGACAAGGTGAACCCCCCATTATCAAATCAATTTGGGGTAAATCACTTGCCTTAATCTTTGATACATCTCCCAACTGGATTGTGTTTGGGAAGTTATGTTGTGTAACCTTTATTGAATTCTTTTCAATCTCTGATGCAAAATATTTATCATATTCAACACCAACACGATTTAAGGCAATCTGCCCGCAACTCATTCCATCAAATAAACTTAATACATTCATAGTTGTTTTGTTTGTAATCCTGGTTGGATTTGAACCAACGATCCCCTAATTAAAAGTTAGGTGCTTTAAACCACTAAGCTACAGGATTATTAAAAATTGTTACCACAACTGGATTTGAACCAATACTAACAGAATCAAAATCTGTGGTGCTACCTTTACACCATGTGGCAATTTAAAAAGAAATAAGTTTTTTGTCCCCGTTGAACATCATGATCCAGTTTTACCTGGATGGTTGGATTTTCCTAGTTGCTACCAAATTGGCCACAGTAGCCCATAGTTATATCAAACTCTCGGTCACTTGCTAATATATCGCGAATCAAGCAAGTTAAACCTTACATATACCCTGGGGTTTCACCAGAGTCATCACTTATTTTCATCTTTTGAGGTTAGTGTTAGAATTGTACTAACTCTATGAGATTTGCAGTCTCACTGGTCTCCATGACCAAACTAACCATAATTGGGTGTTTGATGGGATTCGAACCCACATTTAATATGAGTCACAATCATACCCCAAAGGCCAATACGGGTTCCAAACACAGTGGTCTTATAGGGATTTGAACCCCAACTTCAGCATCCGTAGTGCTGTGTGCTGTCATTACACAATAAGACCAAAATCAATCAAGCATTCTACTCCCAGCCCCGAGGAATTGTATCTAACTTAGCCCATCTCACCGCTGTGTGGGTACTTGACCTTTTGTATTTTCCTAATTCAATTCAGGTATTTGTTCTTTTAAATACTTATAAATCTTCCAAGTTTGAATTTTAGGTGAAGAAATAAATGGATATAAATTCTTCCAGTCTGTCTTTTTCATCACATCTAAAACTCTTTCTTGGTATGTTTTATTGTTTATAATCACATAATTTTCCTGACAAAATGTTCCTATTTCCTTCACTTCTTTTCCAATACTTGCCCCATATGTATTCATAGCAAAATCAAAAGTTTCAGGTTTTTTATATGTTCCACCTCTTCTATATTCACCAACAAATACATCATTTAACTTGTAATCTATTGCTTTTTTGTTAATCCCATTTTTAGGCCTTTGGTACACATTAAAACAACATAATAATTCAATACCACTATATTTAATTAAAGGCAACACTTCTGAATGGATTAAATCAAACTCATACATTTGTTGATTATTGTTATATTGACTAACAGGTAATATAAAAGCAATATAATCACCCATTTTAGCTGCTTGTTTATAAAAAGCAACACTCAAAGTATTCCTTGTCCCAAATGGGGGGTTTCCAATAAACAACCTACCTTTCTTATAAGGTAGTTCAAGTTTTAGAAAATCTTGTTTAATAATACTTTTATGTTCAGGCTCTAAATCATAAGCAATGCAATTGGGTATCTGTAAACTAAAACTACCTCCACCAGCAGCTGGTTCAATTGTTTCAGTTATTTCAAATCCTAGATTATTTACAACATCAATACAATATTTTGCAAGTTCTTTTGGTGTATAATATTTGTCTAAATTTATTTTTGACATGATTGTTTTTTTTTAAAAGTAAAACAGAAAGTGTGGGATTCAAACACCGCACATGATACCGACCATGATACCAACCATGATACTTTTATCTTTTGCGTAGGTGGAAGATTCAAACCATACATGATACCATACATGATACCAATTACACCACACCTACTTTAAAATCACTTGGATTTTTTGCCATCCAATTCTGTAAGTTTGTTTTCAAACTCTACAAGCCTTCTGTCAAATCTATTCTCAACCTCATCTATGATATTATAAATATCCCTGTGGAAGTTTGAATTAGCATGTTGTTTGTCTTTTAATTCATCTGTGATTGCGTTCACTTTGGCTTTAAGATAAATAACACCAGTAAATGACCAAAATAATGTTACGATAATTGTGGTGACAATTGCACCTAATGCAAATTCTATCATAGTTCTGTTTTTAATTTACTTAAATCTTCATTTAATCTTCTAATAAATGATTCCTCACCATCATCACCAGATACCAACCAATCAATCCTTTGTGCATAAATATATGCAATCTGTAAATGAGTTATTCCTTTTTTAAATTCTTCAATAACTTCATCTGGATATTTATGCCAGAACATATCTTCTGGATACTTATTGAAATAATCATCATCAAAAGCACCCCAAGCACCATCTATAATTTCTTGTTCTGTTTTAACTCTACCATTATTTGCAATCAAATCTTCAATAGAATCAATCATATTCTTTATCTTAGATTGGTCATAGTCAAAAAATCCTCCAGACATATTTGTTGCTTTTTTTTGTTTAGTAATTAGGATAGTATTTGAATTAATGCCCCTAGTAATGCAATCACACCAAATATATAAACAATCATTGGGTCTAATGGATAACACCCTTCAACCATTACTTGATGTAGTTCTTTTAAAAATCTTTTCATTTTTTTGATTTTAGTTAGTGAGGGTAATAGGATTTGAACCTATTCAGACATAATCATTTGATTTACAGTCAAACCCAGCTCTCCCACTCTGGCGTACCCCCTAGTTTAAATTTGTTTGAGCCAATAGAGGGATTTGAACCCCCAACCCCATCTTTACAAAAGACGTGTTCTACCGTTGAACTATATTGGCAATATTACAATTTTATCTCGAACCTTTTCCGCATTTTATCAATTGCCTCGTCTGGCACATTGTGAACATTCTTCCCCCCATGCCTATTCTCAACAACTATGGAATAAACTCTATACCCATATTTTTCTGCTAACTCATAGTAGGGCTTCATTTCCCACTCTTGGGTGAATGTGTTAGATACAACAATTCTATCAACATTATACCCAGAATTATCCACCTCCATCCACTTTCTAACTTCTTCTCTGCACCAAGCATGAGCCTCTTTCAATTTTGATGCATCAAATTTATATTCACCATACTGCATAAAGTATCTATCTGCTTCAACCAATGATCCACCCAACTGGGCTGCCAATGTTGATTTACCTGAACCAGGTAGTCCTCTTAATAAGAAAAGTTCCTTTGCCATAATCTTCTTTTTATTTAATAAACATTAAAAGGTAAGTTTGTGTTCAACACAGTATGACCTTCTTTTTTAACTTTTGAACAAAAAGTTCTCAACATTTTAATAGCCTCTTCATTCTTTATTAAATCAACCATTGAAAGTCTCTTGCCACTTCCAGCATTAACAAAAGTCTGTATGGTATATTTTGTTGTATCTCCATAAAGAATTCCCTTCTTTTCATCTTTCTTTATTGCTTGATTTGTTAACCAATTTTGGAACAAATCATCAACAACCCACTCCAATTTATTACCATAACCTTCTATGCCTAGGCTATCACAATATTCTTCCATCTTTTTGAAAGCCTCTTTGGTTTTGGCTTCACCATCCCAAAGGTTGCAATCAGTACTCCCACCAGTTCCCCTATTTATACAATATCCAATTTTTTTGTTATCAAAAAAAATATCTGCTTGGAATGCATAAGTTTCTTCTGAAAACTTTGCAGAATATTTCACATTTTTTAACTTAATTCTTTCCATTGTTCTTTTGGTTTGATTACCTCACAAAGATAAACTAAAGTTTGCAGAAGTCCAAATGTAATGATTATTTTTTTTTCAATTATTTAATCTAAACTATTAGGAAAATACAACAAAGTTGGATTACGTTTCTGAATGTCAACCTGGGGATATGATTTCCTAAACATATCAACATCAAATCTTTTTGTGATTAAATGATAACCACTTTTAGTTGGGATTACTGCTTCAACCTTATTACCCCCTGGTCTAGTTTCATCAAGTATAGCAATAGTCTTTGCTAATTCTTTTTCATCTTTATCATCAATATCAACAATCCATCTATTCTCCATTCTTTTTACCTTCCCAACAACACTCTCAAATAAATTTTTCTGATTATGTTGTCCATTTTTGATTCTTTCAGCCAAAAGCATCATCATATCCAAGGCCACATCTTTATGGTTCTGTTTTTGAATGTGAATGTAGGTTCTTGCTTTGAAGAGTTCTGATAACTGCATAATCTCTTCATATTTGCTATCAAGATAATCCAGGCTATCAATACAATACGTTTTAATGGTTCTGGATGACTGGTGATTATCTCTCTCCTCTTTTGGTTGATCCTTCTTTCTTTTAAGAATATATAACATATAGAAATCACCCTCTTCTGTGAAGTTTAGTAATGGTTTGATTATGTCCAGGTTGTTTATCATGTTTTTGTTTTTTTGATAAAGCAAAGATAAACCTAAAAACTGGTAAATGCAAATCTATTTAAAACTTTTTCATTTTGTAATGAATGGCAATGAATTTCTCATGATTTATATCATTTTCATCACATATTTTAATGATTTCTCTTAATTTACCACTAACTTCTGAAACAACTTCACCTAATTTGTTTACCTCATCAATTAAGTTATCAATCTCTTCTTCTATGCTGGTATAACCCCCCTCTTCCCAATCAACATCATACAATGTTTCATCATCATCTAATGTGATATATAGAAAGGCACTAAATTTACCACTATTATGTTCAATTTGAATATAAGATGCCACATCCATTGTATATAACTCAAAAAGAACCACATTTGGTTGTTCATTTTCAATAGAAAACTGGATGCCCAGATTTTTTAGGTGTTCACTTACATTTTCAATAAACTCTGCACTATTTGCCATAACTTTACTGTCCTCAACCAAATTTGTTGGTCTGGATTGAATAAGTTGTTTTAACCTATCAATATTTTCTTGTAATTTCATATAGTTCTTTTACAATAAATATATCCATTAACTAATTAAATCAAATGATACATTATTACTATCCATCAATTCATGTAAGGTTGTCCTAACTTGAACCAAAGCATCATGTACCTCCTGGCTCATTGTGTCTGGTGCATACTTTGTCTCTGACCTCAAGTGTTGATCCAGTTCATATAAAGTCATCATTATGTCCCTACCTTTTGCAGCCAACATAAATTGCTCCATATCCTCTGGTAGATTAAATTCCAATATTGCTTTTGCCATCTTATTTAGTTTTTAATGAATTTATAAAGTTCAAGTAATAATAACCCAGCTTCAGCCTTGGTTAGAAACATCTTACCCCTATCATGATTGATATAGGTATGAACAACAAGGATTTCCTCTGAACCATTTGATTTATCAATGGTCACTACTGGTGCTTCAACATAAATTTCATTGGGTTCTGTAATCATTTTATTCTTGTTTAGACCTCAAAGATAGTAAAATACTTTTAATAATCCCAGGTAGATTTATCTACTTTTTTACCATTCATAATGCAATCAAACACATAATCCCATTTTTGATTTTTAGTGATATAATCCACTAAAATTTGGCTAAACCCCAAGGAAGTGGATCCGTTTTCTGTTTCTAATTTAATGTCTAATATTTTCATAATTTTTGTTTTAATATAAGTCTTCTGAAAACAATCTGTTGCCCCTAATTTGGGATAAATCAATTACCTGGTTTTCTTGTAATGCAATTTGAAGCCCCTCTTCACGGCTAACAAACCTATTTTTTGATGTCAAAAACCCTTGTTCATTTTCACCACTTTCAGCATCTCTTAACCCTGTAATAGCATATTTTGTGTAAATACATTGCCCATGCCTATGGCCACTAAAAACAATACCCCTATCAAGGTTTGCTGGAAGATAAACCTCAATTGGTAATTCCTTTTTAAGTTCAATGTTTTTATACCAAATAGCAGCACATATTATTTTCTCATTCATGTTTTTGTTTATATTCTTTAATAAAAGTTTCTAAATCTTGTGGTATATCACCGTAATTATGTAATTCATATGCAAAGTTTTCAACCCATTCTTCTTCATCACCATATTCTAAATATTCATAACCAAATAAATCATATTCTAATTCACATATTGCATGTCCAAGTTCATGAAATATTGTTGTTTCAACTGTCACCCATAATGGTACATTATATTCTTTAGAACCTTCTAAAATATCCTTTTCTGATAAAATAACTATTGGTATTGATGAACTTGTACCACTTCTAAATCTACCTAAAGCACCTTCTCCAATATTATTGACAAATATTATTCTAATATCCTTGAATAAATCTATTTTATTTTTAAATATTTCAATTGCTTCCCTAGAAAACTTAACTATATCAGAATGTACTTTGGTTATATCTTTAACCCCATAGTCATTAATAATATGGTTATAGTCATCACTTTCTTTATTTAAAAGAAATTCAATATCCTCATTCAAAAAATCTTGAATTGTGGTTTTAATAATTCTTCTCAAATCTTTCATATTTTATTTTATATATAAATATTAAGTTTTAAAAGTTTTGTGGTCAGGATAGGATTCGAACCTATATTGTTGAATTACCCAGCTTCAACTGCTTAAGTATAGCGTTTACCATTCCGCCACCTGACTAATTAACACCCTAATTTATCCAACTTACAGATGTTATGGCTGTCCCCCCACAGAAGGGGGTTAGGAATAGTCATTTTGTCCTGATGAGGTCGAGGTGACATCCTCTGACGTTCTCCCTATACGTCAATGTACGTGCCCATACAGTAATCACTCTGTTTCTTCATATTGGGCATACTATCTGGTGATTAACCAGAACGTATCTTTAGAGTAATAGTTTTTTATCTTTCCAATTTTTATAGTGTATAGATTTTAAGTTTTTACATTCATCACATCTACAACCTCTATTATACGCTCCTAAACTTGGGTGTTTTTTTAATTTTTCAATATTAATTCCACCTAACAATTTTATTTTACCTTTGTCAAATCCATCTTGCCAATTATCTTTTGGAGTGCCTAAAAATAAATGTTCAGGATTAACGCATTTTCTATTATCGCATTTATGACAGACATATAATCCTTCTGGAATTTCACCATAATGTAATATATATGACATTCTATGGGAATCAACTGTTTTTTTATTTATTTTAAACACTCCGTAGCCAGTTTCACCCCTCAAACAGGCAGTCCACAACCAACAATAATCTGTTTTAATTACTTTGTCAAAAAATCTTTTCATGTTTATTTATTTTAGCAATAAATATACAAACTTTTTTAAAAAAAGCAAGGGCAGGATTTGATACCTACAAGCTAGGCTCAACAGCCCAGAACAGTTTTGTTTAACGTCAGCATCCTTCTGATTTCTGTTTTGCGTCTACCATTCCGCCACCTTGCTTTGCTTGTCTTTCCAGGCTGTCAACAACTTATATACCAGCTTTGTACATCAATCACTAGGTTGTCAGCTTTGTAACAAGAATAGGATTCGAACCTATATTTAGGATTATTTAATCGGGATCCATACCGTACCTACCTTTCGGCGTGTCTAACCAGTTCCACCACCTTGCTATAAATCTTTTTGAATATCTAATTTACATTTTTGGCGATCTGATTTGGAGAACATCCTTTTGATATTCTTCTTTACCTTATCACCCCAAAAAGAAGCCCATTTTCCTTTACCAGAAGGATTCATTTGTGGTTTCATATCTTCAATAATTTTGTTAATTCTAGTTATTAATACATTTTGACCAATGAAAAATCCTACCCAAAAAGTTAAGATGAATACTGATATTAAATAAATTACTTCTATAATCATAATATTATTTTTTTAAAAAAGGTAACAATGACAGGATTCGAACCTGTATGATGTTTTATATCTGTTCCAACAGTGTGCATCAGTTGTATCTACATCTCACATCACTTAAAATTAAGTTAATTAGCGTCTAACCAATTCCGCCACCTTGCTACCATACCTCAAAGATACATCAAGATTTTTAGAAAACCAAATCTATTTTTAACTTATTTTGTTTTTGTAGCAAGAGTGAGATTCGAACTCACACGGTGGATTTTATAAGGTTATTTTCTCTGTTTTACGTTGCAACATCCACCCAACCCTTAAGCGTCTATCCAATTTCGCCACCTTGCTGTATTTATATTTTTAAAACCAATATTTACCAAGTAATTAGTTATAGCCAATAGCTAAAATCGTGGTACATGGGTGTCTATCTTTTCAGACAGAACATTTTTAATCATTTCCCAACTTTGCATTACATCTCTATCAATGCTTGCGGTTTTGGTTTTACTATCAAGTGATCTTGCAACCAATCTAAATGTATCTTCAATTTGCTTTGCTTGAAACTCGTAAATCTTCAATTCTTTCATGATTTTTATTTTACCATTTAACCCAATAAGTTCTATTTAGCCACCCAAAACCTATTTCATTTGTACCATCTGAACATTTGGTATAAGTAAACATTGGAAATATTAGCCATGTTTTATCTTCTTTCATAATTTTAATTGTTTGTAGTCAGGGCAGGAATTGAACCTGCGTCACACTCGCTTGATACCCTACACACCTCATATTTTCATATGGAACGGACTCGAACCGTCGTCACCAGTTGCTCTACCCATCTGAGCTACCTAACTAGTTAAGATTTCTAAAACCCATCTCTTACAAGGCAAGGAAACTCCATCTTATGTTTTTTGCGTAGTCAGGGCCGGATTCGAACCGGATAAGCAACCGTTTTTAATGGACTTGGAAACCATTCCGCATTACGCCCACCTGACTAAATTGCCTGTCTTTCCAAGCTGTCACCCACTTATAAGCCTCTAGGTTTTTGTTCCTGTCAGGGTAAGGCAATTAGCTGCATTGCAACTGTAGTCAGGGCCGGATTCGAACCGGATAAGCAACCGTTTTTAATGGACTTGGAAACCATTCCGCATTACGCCCACATAACTATCATAATTCCTTATTGACAATTCAAAGATACATCAATGTTTTCATAAAACCTAATTTAACTTTGTATTTTGTACTACTTGAATATATATTTTATCATTCACTTGATTTTCCAATGTATCACATATTTTAAAAATTACTTGATCATGTACACCATGAGGCACTTTGTTACGTAATTGCATTACATTTAAATACCTAACGTCTTTAAATACTTGTTCAGAAACATCCATAATTTTTGCCATACTATTGTTTTTTAAAAATTCAAGTTGCAGAAATGAGAAGTTATATAGACAAAAACAAAATCAAAATAAAAATCAAAGACCCAACTTACTTCAAAGGCAAAAACAAAAACCAAGACCCTTTTTATTACATAATTAACAATTTAATGCAACCTATGTAATGTTTGGGTTCTATCCCAGTTTTATGTTTGTAAGTTGGCGGTTGTGATATTCATCATTTGTAGTTTTTTGTCAACCTTTCGGTTAACCGGTCATTAATATACCTCCCATTCCCACATAAAAGTGGGGGTGCTTAAACTCCTGCAAAACACCCCACACTACCCCTTACTCTTTGCTATCACCAATTGTTCCCAAGAACTGATCAACAACTGGCTTAAATCTTGCATCAACCATAATTCTTAATGCAGCAACTCTTCCAGTTTCTTCCTGGATTTTGGAATTAAATTCTAGTTCGGCTTTCTTTCTCTTACCCTGCCATTCTTGAATTGCAATAGAGTATTGCATATTCAACTTGTTGTTGGCCTCATTAACCAAAGTTTGTAAACCAGCATTCTCATTTGCAATTTTTGCATTCTCCAATGTAACCAGGTTCTTTACCTTTGCTTTGTAATAATTAACTTTCTGCTCATATTGTCTATGAATAGCAGATAAGTTTTTGTGCAACTCACCCAACTCATCAATTGTATGATGAATGGTAACATTCATTGGAGTTTTCTTCTCCCTCTCTAATTCAATCCATTCCAGAGTTTTTAACTTTGGCAATTCATTTCTTAATTTATCCAATTTACCACCCTTATGGATAAACTGACCATAATGGGCAGCAAAGGCTTCTGCCTCCAAATACTCATTGTATTCGCTTGAGGTTAATTGTTGCCAACCCCACTCTTCATTTACCTCATCCTTGTAATCAATAACCTCATAATTTGGTGATGTAGGTTGGGGGACATCAAAGGTAAATGATTTCTTTTTTAAAGCATCAAGCATCTTATCCTTTGCCTGGATATTATCCATTAGGAATGCTTGCGTTGCGTGTAGCCTTGCTTTCTCTTGAAGCAAATCCACAATGTTCTCTGGCATTTTAACTCCCTGTGTCTCAATATATACCCCACTTGGTAATGTTAAGGTCTTATGAGAGTTATTAACACTATCAATCTTTGACTGAATATCTCTTGCCTCTTGATTGCAAAGATTGGAGATTGATTGTGCTTGCGATAAAGACAACCCTTTATTGGATAATGAATTACTTCTCATGGTTATTGTTTTTTTGGTTTAATATTTATTTTAATTTACCTGAAGCATCTTTTAACATCTTTGGTAAATAGTCTTGCATTAACTGTTTTCTAGTTACTTCCCATCCAATTTCAGGCAAAGCATAATCTTCAAAGTAAGTATATCTAACCATACCACATAAGTTTGAACCAGCTTCTTTAACTTCATCCTCTCCCACTTTTACCTGGAATTTTCCTTCACCAAGATGAGTTATTACATAATCTTCTATTTCCATAATTTATTTTTTTTTACCCAATAACTGATTGATGCGGATTACCAAGTTGGCATAAAACCTTACAAAGATTTTTACACCTTTTGGTGTTTCATCTAATATTTCTTGGAAAATCTTACTCCTCATATATTGTTGTTTTTTATTCAACAAAGATATTTATAATAAATCAACAAGTCAAACAATATGAAGAAAATATTTCTTTTAATTTCACTTTTAATTTCACTTTTTATTTCAAGCCATTCATTTGGTCAAATTCCCCAGGATAAACTATTACACTTTGGTGCTGGTGTTGGCATTGGTGCAACCATAACTTTAACCCATAAGAAACCAAATATACATATTGGGTATGGAGAAATCATTCAAAAAAGCGTATTTGCTGGGGCTGGTATTGGATTATTAAAAGAATCCTATGATGCATCAGTATATGGAAACAAGTATTTTGATGTTGGTGATGCTGCTGCAACCGCATTGGGTTCATTGGTTGGATCCTTAATAATATATTCCATTGTTAAAGATAAAAAACCAAAATCAAAATACCACTTCTGTCCCCAATTTTAAACAGTATGTGGAATCATCTTCAAACCTTTTAAACTATTTTGCTTCAAGAACCGTAAATTCAACTACACCTGTTTTCATTGTGTAATATATGGAATAATTTATTTTATCACTATCAGTATTACTTACACTCCAATAACTATTGTTTTCAGACTTGTTAGTCCAGCTATTATTTAAGATAGCATTCATAACCATTCTATAAGGTAATTTACCAGTAAACTTTTTTTCTACACATTCAGCATATTCTTTAGTAATTTTTGCTGCGTTCAACATCCAGTTTAATTCTTTTGTAGTTACCATTTTTGTTGTTTTTATAATTGAAGTGCAAAGATATAAAATTATTCTGATAATGCAAACTTTTTTATTTTATTTTTTATACAGCGGACAAATTTAAGAAAAAATGTTATTATTATTTATATCCCAAGTTCCATCATTATCAACTGATTTAATTTGGTTTGGTTCAAATGTAACATAAACACTATCTGAATCTTGATAATCTTCGTCATCAATCCAAGAATCTTTTACATTCACAAAGATAACACCATCATATTTACTTCTATTTTTATAAACATTTGCCACAACTTCTCTTGTGGAAGTACCATATTCACTCTCAATATCATCCCATTTTTTGTCTTTACAATCCAAAATTAATGGTCTTTTAATACTCAAATAAACTTCATAAACAATTCCATCCCTAGAATACCCCTCGGCATTATAATAATCAGGAGTGAAATACGTAATACCCATAAATTCATCAAACTCTTCATATGAACCGTGATAAACAGGTAATGGTTTCCCGTTATAAGCAACTTTACTACCACTAAACCACTTCCTAAAATTATTATTTAAGTTATTTTCAACTTCTTGTTCTTCATTCAAATATTTACGTATTGTTTTTACTATAACTTTTCTTAGTTCCATATTATTAATTAATTTAAACAGTATGTGGGACAACCCACCTTATGCAATCCTGGGGTTGTCTGGTTATATGCTTGTAGTTGTTGATATAACCCATCATATTTGCAGATCCAATTGCATTGGCTGAATGAACCTTAACCTCACATACTGGTGCACCATCCATCCATTTTTCAACCAACCACTTGGTGCAATCCATTCCAGTTTTTTCTGTGATGTTGTTGTAGTCCAATGTGAAATTGTGATATACATTGTTATGCCACTCTTCTATGGCTGTATCACCCAAGTCGTGATCCAATGATATAAGTTTAATGTTTTCTAACCCAAGTTCAGTTATCTTGGAAACAAATTCATCATAACTTCTAACTATAATCCATCTGATATTGCTAGTTATAGGTGTACGCACGTCATCCAAATAAATGTTATATTTCATAGTTATTAGTTTAGAATACAAAGATAGTTTAATTATTTTAAATTTCCAAAAAAATTAATCCTTATACCTCCATTCATCACCTTCCACATTAACATCATATACATCATCCCAAGTTATATAATCACGTAATGTGCCTTTTGAAAAATCATATATCTTATCATTTATTGTAATCCAGTGATGGGTCATTAATGTTTGTTCATCACCATATTCATCAATATAAGGTTCATCTACTTCTATCTCACCAAATACTTTTTTAACAGTTTTGAACTCATAAATAATTGTTGAAACAATACCCTGGCAATCCCCATTTTCTTGATTATCAACAAAACTTTTCCAGGCTAAATCCAAATCACCATCATATAACTCATTAAACTCCTCTTCATCTACTAATGTTTCCATTATTAGTGATTTTTTTATTTGCTGAATTAGTTCTTCTGAATTTTCAATACTTTCATTCAAATAACCCCTTATCACACTTTTAATAGTTTGCTTCAAATCTATCACCTATTTTGATTTATTTATAAATATCAGTATTTTAAATTTCTACTTACTGGCAGTTTCTTTTGTTGCGTTCTGCACAAAATTTACAATTCCCTTTATGGGCAAGAAAATCTCTATTACCCCCTACTACACTTCCCACATATTCACATTCATCAATAATATAGGTTTTTATATATCTACTATTTATGGTAGATATAACTTCACCATCTTTTTCACATCCACAAATAATGATAGATGCCAATAATACATAAGCAAATTTGTTCATATTAGTTATATTTTTTGTAAATTAATTCATAAGCACGTTCTAATTGTTTCTCCCAAGAATCTATTGGATAACCAGATGATTGTGAGTTTAAATTTTTTGACATCACCTTGAACTGGTCCGCACACCCCTCTGTTAACATTCGATACAATGGGGCATCAACATCTTTTATTTCCAAAGCAACTTTTCTTGTTCCACTCTCAACCTCATCCATAAGTTTCTGGATAAGACGCATTTTCTCCACTATTGTCATATTCTATGAATTATATTGGTTCATTAAGTCAGCAAAATCAAATGCTTTGTCTATATTAATAGACCTATAAACAATTCTAACATCTTTATCTTCTGCTATGATACTTAATGCATCTTGCTCATCAACAACAAAAGCAGACGTTCCATCAAAAAGAACATAATGTAATCCCATAGTAAAATGTTTTTAGAAATTTCCGTGAATACCACATCTTTATTTCTTTCACAAATATACACATTTTTTTTGAAACAAAAACTATTTATAAAAAAAAAGAATATGGAAGCCAAAAATATCAAAAATGTAAAAAAAATTAAGTATTACGAAGTTCCATTAGATGATGGAAAATTTGCATTAATGGACCAAAAGGAATTTGATAAATGGTCTGTAGGTTCACCAGATGATGCCATTGCAAAAGCAAGTGGTCTTATTGAATATATTCTTTTTGAAATGGATGACAAGAATTATGCCATACCTGAATCAAAATTTGAAGCCTACATCAAAAAATTAAATGAAGATGCAAAAAACATATAAGATAATCATAATGTCAGACTTGCATCTGGGTATGAATGATTCAAAACCAAAAGAAATACTTAACTTCTTATCCAGAATACAAACAGATACCTTAATCCTAAATGGTGATATCATTGATATTGATGCCCTAAATAGAGGAGCAAAATGGAAAAATAAACACACAAAAGTATTATTAAAAATACTTGAAATGTCAAAGAAGACAAAAGTGGTTTATGTTAGGGGAAATCATGATGATGTTATAAAAAACTTCTTTAATGCAAGAATAGCAGGTATTGAATTTACTGATGAATATGAAATACAACTTGAAGATGATAAAAGATATTTAGTCTTACATGGTGATCAACTTGAAAACTTTGAAGGAAAACTAAAAATACTTTATCATATTGGTTCAATAATGTATGATGCATTACTAACTCTAAATAATTATTACAACATCATTAGAACAAAACTAAACCTACCCTATCACTCCCTATCCAAAGCAGCAAAAACAAATGTAAAGAAGATAATGTCATTTATATTTAAGTTTGAAACCAAGGCCATTGAACTAGCTGAAAATAGAAACTTTGATGGTATAATATGTGGTCATATCCATACACCAATAATAAAGAAAATATCCAATATAGAATACCTTAATAGTGGCGACTGGGTTGAAAATAGAACAGCATTAGCCTTGGATTCAAACAACAAATGGTCAATCCTTAATCTTGAGTAATTCAAAATATTTTTTCCTAACCAATGCACCCAACTCCTGATCATTTGGTGTTTCCAATATTTCTTTTTCTGTAATTTTTATATTCATATAATTTGATTTAATATTCTCCCAACAGTTTCATCATCAACACTTATGGTTTCATATTTAACGCCATACAAATCCAACATATCTTTTATCTCTTTATCAATTATTATTGATTCATCCAATGTCTGAAACCTTTCCCCCTCATCATATGATGAATTTAAATTACGTTCAAGAAAATAATTAACATTATCATATCTATTAAATAAATTAACTATAAATGAATCAAATTCTTTACCATATAGAGATGATATGAAATCCCCCTCCTTCTTGTATTTTTCCTTATAAACAAGTGCAAACAATATTGGTGAATCACATATAACAAAATCAACCTTACCATAAGACCTAACAATATTCCTATGCTGATTTGCTGTAATATAAAACTGATCCTTTATTGCACCTGTATTTTCATCCCAAGCCAAGTTTTTGGGAAACTCATATGGATTATCAACACTAATATGTTGTTTCTTTAATTCATACATCAAACCACTAGCAATAGTGCTTTTTCCAGCACCTGGACCAGCAAATAAATTAATTATCTGTGTTTTCATTTTTTTTTTAAAATTTAAAAAAAAAGATTTATGATGTCCAGTTTCTATTGTAAAAAACTTGACACTAATCTGGCAAACTTGTTCCCCTCTTTAACACAACTTTATATGCCATCTTATTTCCTGTTCTTATGGCTTCTATGATGCTTTCATTCTTATATAGGGATAATGCCAAGGCAGCGGTAAAAGTGTCTCCTGCTCCACTTATGTCAATGGTGGGGGCATTTTTCTCTTGCATGTAAACTATACCATTATGGGAAACTCCATTACCACCCATTGTTATGATAAACTTCTCTCTATTCTGATTATTAATCAAATCCTTATTGTTCTCATACTCATCCTGGTTTAGTTTAATATAATCAATGCTATTGATAATATCATCTGTTAATCTCCTCTTGCTATCCAATATGGTTGTCTTGGATTGCTTTGCTATTTTAACAATATCATCATTAGTCAAATAACCCTTATTGTAATCACTAATAATAGTGATACCATATTTGTTATCAATGTCACCATAATAAGAATCAACATTATCCTCACCTGTGTCAACCCTTATAAAAGAATGATTGGTTTTCTCATCAACATACCTCTTCTTCTTTATCTTATTCTTCTGTGTAATTAACCTTATGCTCACATTTGAATCCATATTAATAACATTATTATATACATTCATAGCCATCCCACCAGCCTTAACCTTATGTGTTGGAATTAATACCGGAACAGGTGCTTCTGGTGATAACCTTGTGCTTTTTGTGTAAACATATATGTCTCTACAACTTTCTCCTATTACTATAATCATTATCTATATATTTTTCCTTTTATAAACCCAGGTTTAATCATTTCTCTTAATTCTTCATCTGTATATTTTTCTAATTTTGTACTACCCATATACAACATACCCCCAACCTTTAAGCCTTTTGGTAATGAGGTTATTTTTATATGTCTTAAATCCAAATTACCACCAACTTTCAATCCTTCTGGTAATGATGTTATTTGTTCACAGCCAAATAATGACAAATCACGCCCAACTTTAAAACCTTTGGGTAATGAGGTTATCTTTGTATATGATAAATCCAAATTACCCCCAACTTCCAAGCCTTCTGGTAATGAGGTTATGTTTGAATCATATAAACTCAAATTACCCCCAACTTTCAATCCTTCTGATAATGAAGTTATATTTGTATATTCTAAATTCAAATCCATTTTAACTTTTAATCCTTTAGGTAATGAAGTTATGTCTGTGTCGTTCAAACTCAAATGACCCCCAACTTCCAAACCTTCTGGTAATGAGGTTATTTTTGATTGTGCTAAATACAAATCACCCCCAACTTTAAAACCTTCTGGTAATGAGGTTATATTTGTATATTCTAAATCCAAATCACCTTCAATGGTTAAATCTTTCTCTGTTAACGGTATATCATTCATATGTTTCCACAAAAATGGTGCTCTACGCTTCTCCTTCTCTTCAAGGAACTCAAATATTCTTTTTAATTGTTCTTCTTCCATTATCTATATATATTTCCTTTTATAAACCCAGGTTTAATCATGTCTCTTATCTCATCATCTGTGTATTTGGCTAAATTTGTTCCATAAATATACAAATATGTACCAACCTCCAATCCTTTTGGTAATGAAGTTATTTTTGTATGTCTTAAATCCAAATTACCGCCAACTTTCAATCCTTCTGGTAATGATGTTATTTGTTCACAGCCAAATAACGACAAGTCACGCCCAACTTTAAAACCTTCTGGTAGTGAAGTTATTTTACTATTTTTTAAATATATTATACCATCAACTTTTAAACTTTTTGGTAATGAGGTTATGGCTAAACCAATCAAACTCAAGGAACCCCCCACTTCCAATCCTTCTGGCAATGATGTTATTTTTGAACCTTTTAAATTCAAATTACCTTTAACAATTAATTCTTCTTTTGTTAATGGCATTTCATTCTTAAATTTCCATAAAAATGGTACTTTGTGACCTTCCTTCTCTTCAAGGAACTCAAATATTCTTTTTAGTTGTTCTTCTTCCATTATCTTACTATTCTTCCGTTTATAAACCCAGGTTTAATCATTTCTCTTAATTCTTCATCATCTAAATCCATTGCAAATACACTTGCTCGGATAAATAAATCACCCCCAACTTGCAAACCTTTTGGAATCGGTGTCACATTGGTGTTATATATATTTAAATACCCACCAACTTTTAATCCTTCTGGTAATGAAATAGTCCCCAACCCAGTTAAATCCAAATCACCTTTAATATCCAAAGTGTTAGTAATAAAAGTTTTTGAAGTTATTAATCCACCAATTTTTAAACCATTTGGTATTTTTGTTAACCTATCTAATTCTGTGTATTTCACAATTAAAATACCCCCAACTTGCAAACCTTTTGGAAGTGATTCCACTTGTGTATCTGATAAATCCAAAGAACCACCAACTTGCAAATCTTCTGGTAATGAGGTTATGTTTGCATATGATAAAGTTAAATCAACCCCAACTTTTAATCCCCTTGGTAATGATTTTATAAGACTATGATCCAAATATAGGCTACCACCAACTTCCAAACCTTCTGGTAATGTTTCTATATCTGATTCAGTTAAATTCAAATCACCTCCAACTTTCAATCCTTCTGGTAGTGATTCTATATTTGAATCTGAAAAATCCAAATCACCTTTAACATTTAAATCTTCTTCTGTTAATGGTTGATTATTTATTAACTTCCAAATAAATGGCACTTTATGTTCTCCTTTTCCTTCAAGGAATTCAAATATTCTTTTTAGTTGCTCTTTTTCCATAAGTTACTCCCATTCATCATCTATTTCTCCACCCACTTGGCCACCAGTTGATTCAATCTTGTTATATAACTGATCAACTGTATATGATTTGGCAAGTGGAGTATTAGCAATATAAAAATTATTATAAATGTACAAATTATTTGGCACATTTGTTATTTCATTACATCCCATAATATATAAATTCTGCCCAACATACAAATTGTCTGGAAGACTTGATATATTAGTATAATCTAAATATAAATCATCTTGAACATATAATCTATCTGGTAGATTTATTAACTCTTTGCAAAAACTCAAGTTCATTGTACCCTTAATATATAAGTCATTTGGCAATTTTCTTATATCAGAATTATTTACATCTAAATAACCATCATATACATATCTTTTATCACTTGAATATGCTTCAAGTTCATCAACCAAATCTTGCTTAAGAATGAAGTTTACCATTCTTATAGGTTGATCCACATTCTCTCTCTCTTTGAGAAATTTGAATATCTTGCTTAATTGTTCTGCTCTCATGGTCTTCTTATTCTTCCTAATACAAATCCAGGTTTTATCATTTCTCTTATTTCATCATCTGTGTATTTTATTGCTATAAACAAATCACCCCCAACTGCCAATCCTTTTGGCAATGTTTTTATTGATAACATAGATAAATCCAAGTCTTGGCCAACTTTTAAATCCTCTGGTAATGAGTTTATTTTTGTGTTATTCAACCACAAGTTGCCCCAAACTACCAATCCTTCTGGTAATGATTCTATTTTTGATTTTATTAAATCCAAACTACCCTGGAGTTTTAAACCTTTTGGTAATGAAGTTATTTCTGAACCAAGAAGACTCAAATTACGATAAACTTCCAAGCCTTCTGGTAATGAGGTTATTTTTGAATTATTTAAATTTAAATTACCCGTAACTTTTAATCCTTTTGGTAATGATTTTATACTTGATGCGTTTAAGTCCAAATCACCCCCAACTTCCAAGCCTTCTGGTAGTGATTTTAAAAATTTGGTCATATCCAAGTGCAAATCACCATAAACTTTCAAGCCTTCTGGTAATGAGGTTACGTTACTATACGACAAATCCAAATCATCATCAACAATTAATTCTTCTTTTGTTAATGGTTGATTGTTTATAAACTTCCATCTTAATGGCACTTTATGTTCCCCTTTCCTTTCAAGGAAATCAAATATTCTTTTTAATGCTTCGTTTTTCATTATCCTATTATTTCACCTTTTATAAATCCAGGTTTTATCATTTCTATTATATCCTCATGATAATAATCTTCACTTATGGGTGTTCTATAGATATACAATTTACCACCAACTTTCAAGCCTTTTGGTAGTGAATTTATTAATGAACCAGATAAATCCAAATTACCACCAACTTCCAACCCTTCTGGTAATGATTTTATTATTGTTTCATCTAATTCCAAAGTACCCTCAACTTTCAAGCCTTCTGGCAATGATGTTATATTTATATCTGTTAAAATCAAATCACCTTTAACATTTAATTCATCTTCTGTTAGTGGTATATTATTTTTCAACTTCCAAATAAATGGTGCTTTATGTTCCCCTTTCCTTTCAAGGAAATCAAATATTCTTTTTAATACTTCTTTTTTCATTACCTTTTTATTTTTCCTTTTATAAATCCAGGTTGAATCATCTTTCTTAATTTATAAGTAGTAAGTTCATTTAAAGATGAATATTCCAACATTAAATCTCCAAAAACTTCTAATCCTTTTGGCAATGACTTTATTGTTGTATATTGCAATAATAAATCACCACCAACTTTCAAACCTTCTGGCAATGATTTTATTTGCTCGCAACCAAATAATAACAAATCACCCCAAACTTCCAATCCTTCTGGTAATGAAGTTAATTCTTTGCAATATGCTAAATTCAATTTACCATTAACTTTCAAATCATCTGGTAATGTTTCTATCTTTGACTCTCGTAAATATAACTCACCACCAACTTCCAATCCTTTTGGTAATGATTTTATACCTGTATCTAATAAATTTAGAACACCATCAACTTTTAAGCCTTCTGGTAATGATTCTATTTCTGAACGCATTAAATTTAATGATCCAACTTTCAAACTTTTTGGTAGTGTTTTTATTGACGTATAAGATAAATCCAAATTACCACCAACTTCCAACCCTTCTGGTAAAGAGATTATATTTGACCATTGTAAATTTAAATTACCACCAACTTTCAATCCTTTTGGTAATGAGGTTATGTCTTTCATACTCAAATTCAAATCACCTTTAATATCCAAATCTTTCTTTGTTAATGGCTCATTAAAGACTATTCTCCATAGTAATGTCCCTTTTGCTTGGTGTGATTTCTTTTCCTTATCTTCAAGAAATTCAAATATTCTTTTTAATGCTTCTTTTTCCATTATCTTATTATTTCCCCTTTTATAAATCCAGGTTTAATCATATCTCTTAATTCTTTATCTATGTATTCTAATAATGCTGTATTTTTAATAATCAACTCACCTTTAACTTCCAACCCTTTTGGCAATAAGGTTATCTTTGTTCTTCTTAAATCCAAAGTGCCACCAACTTGCAAACCTTTTGGAAGCAATTCCACTTGTGTATCTGATAAATCCAAATCCCTACCAACTTGCAAATCTTCTGGTAATGAGGTTATGTTTGAACCTTCCAAATATATATCACGTCTAACATATAAATCACTTGGTAATGATTTTAATTTAGGTGTATAAGATAAATTCAAATTGCCACCAATTTTTAAACCTTCTGGTAAGTAGGGTATATCTGAATGTTCTAAAAACAAACCACCTTTAATATCCAAATCTTCCTTTGTTAATGGCTCATTAAATTCAATTTTCCATCTCAAAGTTCCTTTTACTTTGGCCAATTTATTTTCCTTCTCTTCAAGGAATTCAAATATTCTTTTTAGTTGTTCTTTTTGCATTATTTATGTATTTTTCCTTTCACAAATCCAGGTTTTATCATTTCTAATAATTCATAACGTTCATATTTCATCATTGTTGTCAATTCCAAATGTAAATCACCACCAACTTCCAATCCTTTTGGTAATGATTTTATATCTGTATATGTTAAATCCAAATCACCACCAACTTTTAACCCTTCTGGTAATGATTCTATTATTGAGCCTTCCAAGTATATATCACCTTTAACATCTAAATCACTTGGTAATGATTTTAATTTAGGTGTATAAGATAAATTCAAATCACCAACAACTTTCAAACCTTCTGGTAAGGATTTTATTTTTGAAAATGCTAAATTCAAATCACTTGTAACATTTAAATCTTCCTTTACTATTGGCTCATTATTTACTAATTTCCATTTAAATGGTGTTTTATGTTCTCCCTTCCTTTCAAGGAAATCAAATATTCTTTTTAATGCTTCTTTTTCCATTATCTATATATTTCTCCTTTTATAAACCCAGGTTTAATCATTTCTCTTAATTCATCATCTGTGTATTTTGTTAATGGTGTATAACGAATATTCAAATCACCATCAACATATAAACTTTCTGGTAATGAGGTTATGTTATTACAATAAGCTAAATTCAAACCACCACCAACTTTCAAACCTTCTGGTAATGATGTTATTCTGGTATGAAGTAAATTTAATGCTCCACCAACTTTTAATCCTTTTGGTAATGAATTTAATTTTTCAGAATATGATAAAACCAAATCACCACTAACTTTCAATCCTTCTGGTAATGAGGTTATCTTTGAATCAAATAAATACAAACGACCCTTAATATTTAATTCTTCTTTTGTGAATGGTATTTCACATTTGACTTTAAATATAAACGGCACTTTATGTTTTTCCTTCTCTTCAAGGAATTCAAATATTCTTTTTAGTTGTTCTTTTTTCATTATAAAATTTATTACAATAAATATACAAAATAAAAAAACCCCTAGACTAATCCAAGAGTTTTTTTAAATTTAAAAAATGTCCAAGAAGATTATTAGTTTTTGTCCTTCAATAAGAACTTATTGCTAATGGCTTTAAATGAAATAACATTGTCAGATGTCCTAATTACAATACCTTCTCTTTCTGTTTTTTCATTCAAGGATGACTTACCTTCGGCAAACTTCAATAACTCATCAATTGTTTTTGGCAAATCTGTTCCAGCCCTAATTGATAAGAGTGGTGCAACCTCCAACTGGTTCTGGGCCATAAACATAGCAAACTCTGCGTAATTAAACCTTTTGTGAGCATCAATGTCAAATGCTGTAAAGAACCTAACTGTATGACCTTTTATCTTGTAGCGATTTCCCTGGATGCCCTCACCAATCAACTCACCTTGTATTGCAAAGTTCTTGTTTTTGGCTCTCATCTTGTTCTCCAAATCAAGTTCCCTTGCAACCTTCCAGAAAGTATTCCCCTCTGTTTCCAATAGTTCAAGATTTCTTGAACAAACCCCAAACTCACCATTGTTTATGTAGAATGTTGCAGAGGATCCATCCAGTTTTTCTGTTATATAGAAATCATCATTTGATTCTATATATGTCTTATAATCATTTGGAATATTCTGGGCTCTAATTTCATCTGTCTTGGAAATGAAGGATGGAAACATTCCTTTTGCCAGCCCAGAAAGTTCAGGTGAAATTGGTGTTTCATACTTCACAATACCCAACATTTCTGTCACATCCATACCCTCTTCAAGAGATATTTCAGAACCTAAAACAGAAATAGGCAATATCAACCCCTGGGAGATTTGCCCCCTCATTTTTATAGTTCTCAATCGAAAACCCTCTGCTTCAGTTGATTTCCTATATGAAGATTTCCTTAAAAATTCAAACTCTTCCCTAATGGGTAAGAAGGAATCAATCTCACAATACACAATGAAATCACCCACCTTATGTTCAACATTCTTGGCAACAACAACTTGCCATCCATCAACAATGGCTAGTTCAATGTTGTCAGCACCTTCAATAGGCTTTAAATCTGATATTTTTCTAACGCTTGCAAGTTTCCTTTCCATTATTATTTTTTTTTGTTTAGTTAATAATCCCCCCTACCCAGGCATTTGAGTAGGGGGTTTTAATCAATCTACTAAAGTTTCAATCTTTGATTTGTTGATTATATGATCTGTGATTGTATAATCCTCCACTTTTGTCAAGATGACACATTTGGATAAAATCTTATAAGGAACATTGATTAAGAAATCATTTCCATTATAGAACTGGAGGGTATTCTTTAACTGTAAGGATCCGTGTATAGATTTTAGGAATAACTTGAACTGTGTCTTATCAACAAAATTCTCATTGATTAAATTCTCATTCTTGTAAATTACTCTAATGTTATGTGTCATAGTCTTGTTTTTTTTGTTGATGCAAATTTAAAGTAAAAGATTGAATTAACCAAATATTTTTTTCATTATTTTCTGGGTTAGGTCATCATCATAGCCACACATTGACCTTTCTTATCAGAAGCCCTATTGGCAGGCTACTCCTGGAAGTGTGGTTCACCCATTGATTCTTTTTAACACTAGATTACATACTCTGGAATTCTTTCAATTGAATCATCTATTGTATCCAATAACCCATCACAATATACATCTTTGATTTCTTTCTTAACTCTTCCAAGAGTATTCACCAAATACACATCATACAAATCACTACCATTTAATGTAATTAAAACCCAGCCTTTGTGCCTACGGGCAGACACTCTTAAAAGCAAACCCTTGTTGCTTAAATTTATTGTTTTTGACACACCAAAAGACCAGAACACAGGTTGATTATATGTGAGCCAACCCATTGTTTCCTGTGGGTTAAATTCTAATTTGTCTTCAAGTAAAGGTTTGATTGCTGTTATGATTTTCATGTTGGTTGTTTTGTTGATGCAAATTTAATACAAAGAAATGAATTGACCAAATTTTTCTACACCAATTCTGGTTGATTTTTTCTAAACCCATCCCAATGGTTTCTAACCCTCTCACAAGCATATGGGTAAGATCCGCCCCTATTGATGACCATATGCATTCCTGTTTCACCAAACATCCACCACTGGAATTCTGACTCATGTTCGCTAGCAACACAGTATAATTTACAATTATTGCCCCATGCCCACAATACACCTACTGATTCAATTTCTCTTTCTTTTTCTCTAACTTCTGTTCTCATTTTAATTTTGTTTAGTTTGGTTTTAAAGTATTTTCCAAGAATATGTAGTATAACTATTACGAAGAAACCTATCACATTCTTTTTTTGTCTTGAACTCACGCACAAACACCCTGCCTGTCTTTTTTTCTGTCAATTCTAACACTTGCGGCTTTCTCATAGTGGTTGGTTGTTTTGTTGATGCAAATTTACAGCAAATAATTCAAACCACCAAATCTTTTTTTCAAAAAAATAGTATTTATGGTAAAAAAATGAAAAAGTTTATAACATTTATTTTATTAACTATTGTAATACAGAGTTGTAACACATTATCCCACACGAAAAAGACATATGTCCACCAGTTTGCAACCTCAACCAAGGATTTACCAAAGTATTCCTTAAAGTTCAACCAAACATTATCCAATGTGAGGAAAAGTAGGGGTGTATATTTTGCCAATACATTATCAACACCATCATTACACCTAACAGAATTAGATAGCATATACGCACAACAAAAATTGGATGAAAGAAAAACCATTTTATTTCAAAACTCATTTGAAATTCTTAATACATACTCAAAAATATTATTGGCCTTATCATCAGATGTTTATGTTGATGATTTATATAACAATATAAAAGAACTTGAATATGATTTAGAATCCTTAATAAACCTAAATAATAAATTAACATCATTTAACACTCCAACCGGTTTCGTAAATATAGGGGCTAAAATAGGAGTAGTTTCTGGAAGAATTTATATAAACCAAAAACAAAGTAAAGAGATAAAAATATTATTAAATTCTTCTGACACATTAATAACAAATGTATCAAATAATATTATTTCATATTTGGATTCTAAAAACTTAAATGCTATCATTGATAATGAAGATAAGATGTTATCAATAAACTACTTGAGTTATATACAACAATCAAATAGAACTAGTATTTATACTGATTTGGATTATATCAAATTAAAATCAGATTTATCTAGCATAAAAGAATTAAAAGATAATTTAATTATTTGTATGATTAATTTAAGAGATTCTCATAAAATAATGGTGGAAGAAATTAATAAAAAAAATTCAACTATTGATACTATAAATGAAATAAAAGAATTAGCAAAAACCATAGTTGAAATAAACCAAATAATTAAAGAATTAAAATAATATGGAATACCTGTTAAAAGAAATACATACTTCAATTACAAATGTTGAAAATGAAAGATATAATGAGAATTTATCCAAGGTAGAAAAAACTCATCTTGAAAATACTTTATTAACATTAAGAAATATGGAGAGATCTATCATTAATAAAAAAAATGATGATATGCTCCAAGAATTATCTACCATCACACCATCCCTAACTAAACTAATAAATGAAATGGAATCATCTGGGGAAAGACTTAATGAACTGAATATAAAACTAAAACGCTTAATCAATATTATCAACTTTTTAAAATTCTAAAAATGGATCAGTATATTAAAATCATTGGCTTTATTGCCACAATCATCACAATCACATCTTTCACATTTAAGGACATTCTAACCATTAGACTAGTTAATGTTTTAGGGTCATTTGTTTGGCTTGTGTATGGCTTTTATACAAAAGACCACCCAATAATCATTGTGAATTTAAGTGTTGTTATAATCCAAGTATGGGGCATATTTTTCTTGTTAAAAGATAGAATGTTTCCACCTCCAAACAAAAATCAAATTCTTTAGATGGGTTTTTCACAGAGGGAAATTGATTTCCCTCTGTGAGCATAAAATGTTGATTATTAGTATAGTTAGGAGTCTTAAAAGTAATGAATCCTCTTTAAATACCCATCATCTCCAACCATATTTCTCAATTCACTATTACTATATTCACCTAATGGTGATGTATCAATGTATAAAGTGCCACCAACTTTCAATCCTTCAGGTAATGAGTGTAAGTTGTAACAATTTTGTAAAATCAAATTACCTCTAACTATTAACCCTTCTGGTAATGAACTTATATTATCACAAAAACTTAAAATCAAATCACCACTAACTTCCAATCCTTCTGGTAGTGATTCTATATTTGAATATGTCAAATCCAAATCACCTTCAATATCTAAATCTTTTTCTGTTAATGGTATTTCATTTTTCCATTTCCATAAGAATGGTGGATTGTGTTCTTCCTTTTCTTCAAGGAATTCAAATATTCTTTTTAATGCTTCTTTTTTCATTATCTAAATATTCCTCCTTTTATAAATCCAGGTTTAACCATTTCTCTTAATTGATTATCTGAATATTCTTCTAATGCCGTACCTAATATAAATAGGTGTTCACCAATTTCTAATCCTTTTGGTAATGAGGTTATTTTTGTGCCTGATAAATCCAAATGCTCACTAACTGTAAGTCCTTGGGGTAATGATTTTAATGTTGTACAACTATTTAAAGCAAGATAACCATCAACCTTTAAACCTTTTGGTAAAGATTGTATTTTTGAAAAAGCCAAATCAATACTCCCATTAACCTCCAAATCTTTTGGCAGTATCTCAATGGATGTGTATGATAAAATTAAATCTTCTTCAACTACCAATCCTTTTGGTAAATATTTTATGCTTGAATATGATAAATTGAAATGTTCTCCAACTTCCAATCCTTCTGGTAATGATTCTATTTTTGAAGCATATAAACTTAAATTACCCCCAACCTTCAACCCTTTTGGTAATGAGGTAATTTCTGATCCTTCAAAAATTAAATCCCCTTTAACATTTAACTCTTCTTTTGTTAATGGTATATTATTAATCAATTTCCATTTAACTGGTAGATTATACCCTTCCTTCTCTTTTAGGAATTCAAATATTCTTTTTAAGGTTTCTTTTTTCATATCATATATTAATTATCATCATCTTCTTCATAATCATCTTCATCTTCATAATCATAATCAATGTAATATTCAGAAATTATATCACCTTTTATAAAACCAGGTTCAATTGATTTTCTTAAATGATCATCATTTTTATAGTAATAAGGTAGTTCAGATTCAGTTACATCTAAATGCCCCCCAACTTTCAATCCTTTTGGTAATGAAGTTATGCTTGTTCTTACTAAAAATAAACTATCACCAATTTCCAATCCTTCTGGTAGTGATTTTATTTTTGAACGAGATAAATCTAACCAACCACTAATTTTCAAGCCTTTTGGTAATGAGGTAATTTTTCTATCCTGTAAATCCAAATCACCTTTAATATTTAATTCTTCTTCTGTTAATGGCTCACCATTTTCCCATTTCCACAAGAATGGAGTATTATGTTCTCCCTTCTTTTCAAGGAACTCAAATATTCTTTTTAATGCTTCTTTTTCCATTATTTTCTATTTGTTTTCTCACCCTCTATTCTTACAGATATTTTTGGTTTATACCCTTTTGGCAATCTATTATCTATTCCAACAAATTCCCCCATTTCATTATCCATTCTAATAGTAATTTCTCTCTTATCCAAATTCATCATTATCTGCCCCACAGTCTGCATATTATACATATTCTTCATTCTATAAGGATTCAAGAACTTATTTTTCTTATATTGTTCTTTCATCTTATCAATAACATCTTGATCCTTTTGAGCATCTTGCAAATGCTTTTTGGCCAACTCCAATCTTGAATGGGATGACTTCTTCTTTATGCCATAAATATAACCTGTTTTTTTGTGTACTATGCCATGATTGGTTCTTACCTCAACCTTATCATCACCCATCTTTGTTATGACCGGAGTGTCCTTACTTGTGAGTTCAATAATATATATATTCTTTGGGCTTCCAACAATTGTCTGCCCCTTAATTCCAACATTCTTTGGATCATCTGCGTCATAAGATATGATTGATTTAATCACATCTTTTAAATTCCTAAAACTTAATGCTCTACGTATTTTCTTACCATCATTGGAGTTCTTAACTTTCTTGGACTTGAATACTTTATTACTTTCCTTCTCATCTTGCCTAACCAATAGACTTGAATTAACTATTCCAATACCGTATTCATTCATTCCCTCGGACCAGTCTGTTTCTGTATCTCTCCAATACATAACCTCAACATCATCCACAATCTCATGGACAATTTCCATCTTTGCCAAATAACCCCTATCCCTGTTTTTGGCTATAACATTCCCATCATCTAATCTAACAGCAGCAATTGTGCATTCTTGGATTAGCCTTTGTTCATCTAAAATATTTACTTGACTTTCAGTAAGCAAAATGAATTTATTATCTTTCATTTTTTTTACTATAAATATATCAAGACAATGATTTAATCAAACTCATCATCTTATCATCTATATATAACCCACTTAATTCTTCATAGGTAAAATAGCCACATTCTGTATGCTCATCACCATCCATAGCATTCTCCAAATCTGGAACTAATTTCTTATCTGGGCTGTCTAATAAGAACACATTGAACCTACCATTTATCTTGCTACCATCTCTTGAATATCTATCAATGGATGCAATAGGTGTTAGTTTCCTATTTGTTATATGAATATTAGTTTCCTCATAGAACTCCCTTTTAGCACCTTCATGTGTTGTTTCAAATGTTTCCAATTTCCCAGCAGGAACTGACCACATTCCAGGCAAACTATTGCTCTTTGGACTTCTCTTGCAAAGTAGAAACTCCTTATTGTGTCTTACTAATACACCAACATACTCTCTCATATTCTTTTTATTTATTGTTTGATTAAATGATAAGCATTTTTATTTCCAGTGTCAATGAATACCAATTCAGCATCATCATATTTCTTAATTACTTTTTCATCCAAATGAGTATGACCAACCACTTGGTTAAATCCTGGAATATAATCATTTGTCAATTCCTTCATACCTGCCCAAAATACACCAGAGAAAGGATCAATACCACCCCTCTCATCACCAATGTAAAAAAGGGTCTTGCAACTAATTTCAAACAAGAAGTTTAACTTGTCTGCAATGTCATTATGCTCTTTTACATCACCCCAACCCAAATCCAATGCTGTTAAATAATCATTCTCTGTTGATTGAACCAACTTGTTTGTAATCCCAGCATGGGAAACAATGGTATTACCATATAGAAATGTTGCTTGGAACAAATCTTTGTGCTTCTTGAATAAGTTATTTACATCAAACATAATGCTATAATCAAATCCTGTTCCCCTATAATTACTATTCAAGTAATAATAATGAATATCATGATTACCCAAAAGCAACTTAACCTTATCTGGATAAGTTTGTTTAAGTTTGATGATTTTCCTAAAATTATCCAAAATCTTTTTTGACCCAATGGAATAAGAATCAAAGTAATCACCTACAAAGACAATATAGTCCTCATCCATATGCTCATTAACAATGGATTTCCAGAAGTCTTGACCATGAATATCACCAATTACTAACATTTTTTTGTGTTTTGTTTTGCAAAAATAGAATTAAATTTGATTAAAACCTATTTATTATATAAATAATTATCATGAAATTGAAAATAAATGATTTAACCTTTGAAGCAAAATTGGCAATATCTCGTGAAGAGAAAGAAAAAGGAATGATGAATAAGGAATTTGATGAAACCTTTAATTCTATGTTATTCCTTATGGATGAACCCAGATCCTGTTTCTGGATGAAGAATTGTATCATACCATTGGATATAATAATGATTGATGATAATGTAATCACAAAGATACATCACAATTGCCCCCCATGTACAACTGAAAGATGTAAAAGATATTGTGGTGATGGGAATATGGTGTTAGAGGTGATAGGGGGAACGTGTAAAAAAAATAACATCAAGGAGGGTGATGTCCTTGATGTTAATAGTTAATATTTGCTAACTTCTGTTTCTAACTTATCTTTAATTTTACTTGCAATAGTTTTCATTAAACTCAAGTATTCTGTCTCTCCGCCCTCTTTTTTAGAATCAGATTTGACATATTTTGGTTCTGATGATGCTGTTCTTGGTTCTGTTGATTTTGGTTTTGGTGTTCTTGGACCAGGAGGCCTTTTACCCCTACCTATGAAGTTCAATCCTGAAATGTTTGTAATACTTGGATGACCACCACTATTTGCTTGGATTATATCCCAAGCATTTAATGCAACACAATCTAATTTTTGTTTCTCATCTTCTGTTAATTCACTAAATAACTTATCCATAATTGATTTCAATTCAGCATTTGTTTTTGGCGCACCAGGTTTTGTATAATACTTATCCCCATATGTTGCATGAAAATCATTGTATGTAAATCCAACACTATCTTCCTTTGCTTTTGATTCATTAACCCACTTCATTGTTGATAATAAGATTAACTTATCTTCCAACATTGGTTTGAATTGTGCCATAACCTTTTGTGCTAATTCCCCTAAATGAAGTGCCTTGTATTTTGGATTTTCTTTAAATGGATTTTTTGAAACCTGGATTAAACCCAATGGCCAATAAATAATCAAAAAGTTTGCATCTGGTTGATTCTTAAATGCAACATATCTATCATATGATCCTGTACCCTTTAAAGTACCCATACCATATTGATATATAATACCATCCTCATATTTAACACTTGGACTGTCTTTCATTGATTCAATATATTTCTCTGCATTCATCTGCAAATCCTCTGGTAATTCATCTGTATTCTCTTTCATCCATTTCTTAATATTATTCAATATAGATAATATAGATGGTGTTGAATTCATTACAAGATATTCAAGAAATCCTTTCTTATTCTTAAATGCCAATAATAATTTATTTGCAACAAGACCAAGTAATAATTTATTCTCCCTCATTGATTTTGACTTATCATACTTATATAAGTAATTGATAACATTGTCTGGGGTTAAACCTTGTCTAACAAAATCAGCCGAATCCACTGTATTGATTATCAAAATATCTGTATCACTAAACAAATCACTTTTTGAAATAACTTGTGAAATGGTTTCAGCATTTGACCTTGCTTTCTTAAATTGTCCTGATGTTTTTTTGGTATCAACACCAATCTGGCTATCATGGTGATCTGTATGTATTTTGAACATAGGTTTTCCATGTGCAAAATCCACTAGAACAGGCATAGTATCCCCTAGGGCATCATTCTTCTTTACAGCAAACTCCATATCCCCGTATTGGATAACATGTGCATCAATAACTTCAATGCCATTATCTTCCAAGTATTTTTTCATAGCTAAAGCCGATGTAACACCATCAAGCCCTCAGAGGTCCTGGTGAAAGTAGATCTCCGCTTTATTATAACGGTTTGCAAGAGCATCAATATCTCTAATTCCACTTTCTACCAGGACCTGATTGTTTTTTTTCATAGTCGTTTATTTTTTTTATTACAATAAATATATAACTACTTTAAATAAGTAGTTAAGTTATATAACTCATTTTTAGTTATCGAACATTTACTTTGTTTTGAACAATTTTCACTTCCCAAAATTGGTTCTAAATTCTCTTTTGCTGACAAAATTTCAGGAGGAATATTATTTTTAAAACCTTCAAATATGCTATACTTATGATCAATATGATATAAGTATTTACCAATTTTATAATTGTTAGGGTTAATTATGTCTTTATATCTTCTATATGTGATTTTTGTTAATGAACGCACTTTTTTAGCATAATTCATATATTCTAATAAATCCTCATTTTTAAAACCACATTTTATTGAATCATAATAACAATAACTACAAATAAATTTTTTATGTTTAGCAGCAAAATTAACATATCTTTTATCAGAAATATGTCCATTTTTACACTCAACAACTAATTTACTATTTTTACCATCTAAATCTAATAATGATAGCAATTTAAAACCATTTTTATTTACTATTTTTTTTAAAAAAACTTCATTTATTATACTTTGATTCTTTTTTATTTTAACATCATCAATTAAAGAGGGATTTTTAGCACCTTTCCATTTTTCAGAATAGATTAATTTTAATTCTTTAACTCTTTCTTCACTATGAAAATCACTCCATTTTCTATTATCACCAAATCTACCATTACCATCACCACTACATTGACAAGGTCTGCATATTTGAATATCAAAATTCAATTTATCCTTAATTAAATGACACGCATTTATTGAGTGCAATTTATTAGGTGTTTTACATGTTAAAGAATCACAAGCCCAAATAACTTTATAACCAGTAGTTCCTTTTTTATTATCCAAATATTTCCCATCAATTTTGGTATAATAATTAGGTTTAGATTTATAATAAAATGGCTTCCAAATTGATTTAATCAACTTAATTAAGTGTTAATAAATATTTCATTTTATTCACTTCTGCCAAAATTTCATCTCTGATATTTAGCAAATCAGTGTCTTCTCCTTCTGTTAATTTTTCTGATAAACTCATCAAAAACTCTGTAAAATCATCCAGATACTCCTGCATTGAAAATCCCTCAATATCTTTAAACTCCATTGAGAAATCACCCCCAAACTCAGGACGACCATGCTTACCCATACAAACTTCAACATACTTATCAATCAAATCATCCAGATTTTCATAAAAAGCACCATAAGCCTGGTGCTTTGCATATGATTTTGTTTGCCAATGCAAGAACCTAAACTGAATTTGAGTGCTAACTAGTTCTAATATAATCTCTTCATTCATATTATAATAATTTTATTAATCTTCTTTCTCCACCTCCACGGGCTTCTCTATACATATCATTAAATGTTTTTTCATCTATTTCATATAAAAAACTTTCATCCATACTATATAGAAACTTTTTATCTCTATGACTACCCTTTGCTAATTTAGAGAAAAACTCTTTTGTTAAATCAGTATCTATTTCCATATTTTTATCCCAGCCTTTTTTTGTGAAACTATTTATAACCTTACCCATACCTGATGCATCATTAGTTCCAATTTCAACAAACTCATTACTATCTTTATATATAACTGAATACTGATCATAATACTCCCCCAAGAAAAGTAAGCGTTCTTTACTTATGTTTGGTATAAAAAGTGTTTTTTCATTTATCCAATCACCTTCTTCTTTAAAACCACCTTCTAATTCAATATAACCTAATTTAAGATTATTTCTAACAAAAGATTTTAATTCTTTATACCTTTCTAAATTTTCAACCCTAGATAAGTATTTTCTAAATGGAGAAATCACGCCAAAAGATGCTGAATCATCCTGAACATATTTCCAAACTCTTGATAAACTACTTTCTTGTAGTATAACATTTTTTACTTTCCTTTTTTCCATATAACTATGTTTTAATATTAAATACTTGTTCCTGACAATTTATTTATCTTAAACTCAAGATATTCTATTGCTTTTTTTAAATCTTCAATTTCCTTGTCTGGATTTTTCCTGCCGGATCTTGCAACATATTTAACAACATTGAATAAATAGGCATCTTTATCCAAACCCCAAGCCTCACATACTTTATAAACCTCATATGTGTTATCTTCCCCAAATTTATAATGGTCTGGGTGTGAAACCATTTCTTTGTTTGTTATCATAATTTATCAATATTTTTAAAGATTATTTTACGTTTTGCAATTGGTAATATGGTTTCTCTTACTGGAAAGTCTTGTGTAGATGTAATTTCATAAACCTGTTTATTTGTATCATATCCTTTTTCTTTAAGTTTATCAAAAACCTTAATCATAGATATCTTATCATAATCACCACAATAAATTTCATTGAATGAACTGCTTGTGCTATACTTTCCATCATTGAGAAGAACTTCAAACGAATAAATATATAATAATTTTTTTGTTTTGTCAAAATAATAGAAATAACCTGTTGAACTTATTGCTGATTTATTTTTTTTTAATTTAACATCAATATTCTCAAAAGCTAAAGTCCAAATTGATTTGGCAAAATTAAATAAATCAAGAAATTTTGGGTATGTAAAATTAATTGTTCTACTAACTTCACTCTTATCCTTAACCATTAGTTTAGGAACTTCATCATATCTAAAATCCCCAAGTTCAATCTCATCATCATATTCATTTAACTGCCTGGTTAATGAAACAATTTTATTATCCTTACCTATGGAAGCAATATTGATTAAGTTTAATGTTATGTCATGTAAATCAGGATATATCTTTAATTCATTTAATCTACCCTCTGAACTCTTTATATAGTTTAGAGCAATGTATTTATTGTATTCAAAATCAATAGGACGTCTAAACACCCACTCAGAATTAAGTTTTTCATTCATCATCATCATCTTCTTTTTTTTAATATAATTTCTAAAATGTAGAAATCAAAATATCCTTTATTATTTTTATAAATATCTATATATTTATATATAAATATAAAATTATGGGATGTGGTTGTAAATCTAAAACAAATGAAAGTGTGCAATCTTCTGCATCTTCCTCTCAAGAGCAAGAAAACTTGAAAGATAAGATAAAGAAAACAGTTGAAAAATACTACACAGCACAGAAAACAAAAGGCTAAATTGCAGAAAAAGGGGTTTATTGCCCCTTTTTTTATTTATATTGTAAAATATTATTTATATGTTTATCAAAAAAATAATATGAACATTAAAAAGAAAACTATAATCTGTAATTTATTTTCTGATTTTATTCTTGAAAAGATTGGTCTGGATACCAACACTAAAATCCAGATTACTGATTGCTCAAACTTCTATACAATAAATGGTGATAGCAATAGTCTAATAGTCCTAAACATAAATGAAACTGTTGATGAATTTAATTCAAAATTTAAAACATTCCTGGGTGAAGACAAAATCTTAAGAACAATTGACTTAATTAACTATGGTGCAAAATTAACCCCCACTCAAAAACTAAAATATAAGTTCTATAACACAGAAAATTGCTTATACCCAAAAGATGAAATAAATGACACCATAAAATCCTATACAACCACATCCACATTCCCCCACGGCTATTCTTTCCTCCAAGGTAGGAGTTTGTTATATAAACTTAAAAACATTGCTTACAACGTCTTTAAACTAGGTTATATCAAATGGCTTGATATTGAAATGAATTGTAATGAGGTTGATGATGATATTATCAACATAAGCCACAATCTCTCCCCATTAAAACACGACTTTATTAAATCAGCAATACTAGATGTGTTTGATATTGAATCAATCACTAATATGGATATTAACAAATATGATATCTACAATGAATCACTAAAAATCACAAGAGAATCCCCAAAAATTAAAAAATTATATAAGGACTTTATTGTGATGTGATAAAAATGGGGGATTCAATATCCCCCATTTTTATTATAGTATTGTTTTCTTTACCAAATCTAGGGCTTCAAATATTGTTTCATATTCTTTTGTTGGTGCAAAAAAATGTGTTTTTTCTTTTGGTGAATTTGCATCTGTAATTAACATAACTGATGGAACAAATTCAGTTTTGGTTATCTTACTATACATATCATACTCCTCATGATATTTGTCAATATCTCGATCATGATAAGTGATATTCTCCTGTTCTAATAACTTCTTAAATTCTATACAATGGGAACATCCTTCCATTGTATAAATAACTAATTCATAATTCATAACTTTTTATTTAAACTATTTATGTAAAATTTAACCTCATCCAATTGTGATGGTTTGAAGTAAATTGTTACAATATATTTATCATCAAAACAATTTATTAAATGAATAATAAATCCATTTTTTGTTAAATAAACAATTTCTGTTGGAATATCAATTAGTTTTTCAGTTGCACTAATATATAATATATCACCACTAAAACTATTTCTTTTGTGTTGGCTGCTTAATTCTATTTTGGATAAATCATAAGCCAACTTTTCTTTAAATTTTTTTAAAAATTCCATAATAATTTTTTAAATTAAAAACCCCCCCACCTCAATTAAGAAGTAGGGGGTTATTATTACACCACTAAGTACTCTTCAGCAATTTCCCATAGTTGGGTGTTTAACTTGTTGTCATTGATGAAATTGACAATTGGTTTTGACCTTCTATTGGTGTTCTGGAACTTAACCCCACCTTTAATTACTTTCTCTTGAAGCACATTGAAGATTGTCCAGAGGTCATTTGACTTATCTTCCTCTCTGTAAGGTCTTAATACTTGCTCAAAATCTACCTTATTGGCAGCCTTGTCAAAACGAATGTCAATGGCTCTTTGTGCAAACTCTTCAATCTCTCTCTGACCCAATACTCTCTCCTGCATCTCACCCATTCTATTAAAGATTACTGGGATTTTTGAGAAGAAATCATTTGTCATCACCTCTGTGAAGTCTGTGCTTAAATCCACATGTTTCATGGAAATTGTATTAGCCACTGATGTTGGAACTACCAACCCATTAGAACACACTAGTCTATAAATTCCCATTGAAATGTCCATTTTAGATGTCCCATTGTGGGAATTGTTGAACATAATCTGTGGAAGAACATCACCCACATTATGAAAATCATTGTGTCTTAAAATGACTTGGTGTGCAGAGTATTGGGAGTCCCCAACTTGCTTTGCAGAGTTTATCTGCCAACCACTACCTACCAAGTTCTCCAAGATTGCTCTTGAATTGGCAAAGTTGTATCTATTAGACATTTTAGGATCTGGACCTTCTGCAAAGATGGCTGGAACTGATGTCTTTAATACTTCAAGATTTAGTGATGTGTTCATATTTTTTGTTTTTTCTTTTTGGTTAATTTGATGTTGCAAAGATATATGGTTCCAAATTAATTTCCAAATCTAATTCAAATTTATTTTTCCCAAAGGTCCATCAAAATATTTGACACTAGAATAAGGTTCATGCCCCTTATTAACCAAAACACAAATATCAATAATTTGTTGCTTGGTTAACACATAATCTTCACCTTTATCAAAATTAAAGTAACTAAATTTACGCAGTTTATCAAAAAATAATTGTTTTTTATCCAACTTAACCAATTTCTTTAACTCCTCCTCATTCTTCTCAAAAAAAGAAATAACCTCGGATAAATAAATCTCAACATTAACATTTGTCATAGAAAGTATTTTAAATTCACAATTTCATAATTATACATATTATTAAAAGAAAAAAAACAATGCTAAATCTAAAAAAATGTGATAATTGTAAATCAAAGAAACTTTCCTATGAAACACCCATCACAATATTAAGCCTATATCTACTAGGATCTGGCATATATGTTGCCATATTGCTAATAAAACATCTTATCACTCTCTTTTAAACTTAACCTCTAACTTAACATAGAAGTCACCCCCAGGATAACCCTTATCCTTAATTCTTAATGGTTTGCTTGTATCAAACACATCTAATGCCCTTATTGATAAATCTCCATTAGGGTGGGGTACAATATACTTATCATCACATATCTGACTATCATTAAGGAAATGAGTATAAACCAAATCATTCCCCACTTTTGAGAATCCATCAGAATCAATAACTTCAATTCTTAAAACCAAATCCCCAAAATCATATTTATCAAAATCTCCCAATTTATGCATCTTTAGAAATTGGCCATTATCTGCAGTTCTTGGAACTTCTATTGTAACTTGATTCATTTCACTCTTAACCCCAATTCCATTACATTTATAACACTTATCAATAATCATCTGTCCTGTTCCTGTACAAGTAGGGCAAGTAGTCTGCACCTGTTGAACAAAAAAACCTGAACCAAACCTATTTATGATAAAACCCCCACCATTACAAGTTTCACAAGTCTTTTTAGTTCCACATGATCCTTTACATTCATCACAAGGAATATTTCTGTTGTAAACAATATCTTTTACTGCACCCTTATATATCTCAATTGGATTTAATTTTAAAGATATTACCTTATCTGGGGGTCTATGTTGCCTATTTGACTGATTAAAGAAGTTAGCAAATATATCATTCATATTATGTCCACCTTTCCTCTCCATATCATACTGTCTCCGTTTATTTGCATCAGATAATATATCATAAGCCTCACTGATATCTTTAAACTTATCACCACCACTTGGATTTATGTCTGGATGATATTTCTTGGAAAGTTCTCTATATTTTTTTTTTAACACATCTTCTGTGAAATTCTCTTCAATTTCTAAAATTTTGTAATAATCTTTTAACATTATGAATTATTTTATTGTTCTATTTAAAAATAAGCAAAAAAAACGAATTATCAAGAAATTCATCACTAAGAAAAAAGCATTAATAGCTTATAACAAAATGATGGATAAATCAAATAAAGTTTTTTTTGAAAAGAAGGTTCAAAATGCTGAAATATGTAGTTTTGAATTAGGGTTAATATCTTCCATCAGGGAATTAGACATTCCAATGTACCTTAAAGATGAGTTGGGTAGGAATCAAAGAGTATTCATCAATAATGAAAATGATTTATTCTTTGTTGCTATAAATATGTATAAGGTTGAAGAAACCATATTTGATATTCAACAGAATAAAAAGATAACCATAAATGAATTTGACAAAAAGTATTTATCTGTCCCGGGGCTTAAAGTAATTTGCATTTTAAATCATAAAATTGTAGTACAAAATGATGATAAATTCTACTTGTTTTCCTTGAAAGATGAAGATGAGGCTTTAAGATTCCTGGATAGTTTATCTGTCTATTTAACTGAAACAAATAACTTATCTTGTATGGTTCTTAAAAGCACAAGTTTGTCCCAAAAGAAATATATGTATGATTTACTAGTTAGTCATGGCTTTGACCCAGCATTACTATATAGAAAATTTACAACTCAACCTCCTCGGAAACAAAATGGAAATTAATTCCAGATATATCAACAGTAATTCTACCATTATCACTCAAAAATATTTTATCAGATTTTGTATTTAATTTTCTAAAAAGGTCATCAAATTCTTTTTTACCTAATTCAAAAGCAACAAGTATTTTTGAATTAGGTGCAAATTGTTCTAATGCTTCAGTTATTAAAGCCAACTTCTCTACTTCCCCCATAATAATAGTTTTAATTTAGCAAAAAATCCCAGTTTATTATTCTTGGGTTTAACTATGTCTTCCTTTTTTATTTTCTTTAAATCATTGATGAACTTCATCTTCTGATGCTCCAACTCCTGGTAATCCCTGTTTCTTTCTGCTTCTAGGATTTTCAACATTTTCTCCTTTTCCATTTTTTAATTCATTTTTTGGAAGTAAAAATTCTAATTTGCTTAAATCATCAAGTTTATTTTGATTGAAAAGAACTTTTAATATATCAATATTCTTGTTAAGTAAAATGCTCTTCTGTTCAATCTCTTTATTGTCTCTGATTATTTTAAATATTTTTTCAATACCAATATTAAACTTTTCCTCATCAGCCTCAATAACAAAAGTTATTCCAGTGCTATCTGCATCATTCTTAATGGCAAATGTCACAACAAACTTATCTTTCATATATGCTTGGGGAATTAACCAAGTCTTGGGAAAAACCAAATCAATGAATACAAATTTATCTGCAACCCTAATAGAGGATAAATATGAATCAAATTCTTGTATATTTTTAAATAAACTCATTTTTTATGAAAATTTAATAAAAGTTATTATAAAACTTAAAGCAATACCAAAATATATTTTCTCATATGTTGTAAGTTTATTTTTTTCAATATAAGAGGCATCACCAAAAAGTAAAAGTACTATTCTAGTAGTAAAACTAATCACTACCAGAATAGAAAATATAAACAAAAAATAGAATATTGGCAAATAATTATTCACTTTCTTTAGTTGTTTTTCTCTGTTTAACTATATCAAGTCTGCTCTCCTGTAAAAGTGCCTTTATTTCTTGTGCTGTTTTTCTTGCCCTTGTCCCTGCACTTTTATTCCCCTTGCGATAGAATCTATCAGCATCAGAATAAAACAAATCCATTAATTGTTTGATTTTTTGAATCGTTTCCATTTTATTTAAATTTTATTTTATTACTAAATTTTTATCAAGTAGTTTATATATCTCTGTTAATATCTGCAAATCAGCTTTACTATATGTCCCTTCAATATCAAACAATTCTTTTATGAATGATTTTATTGCCAAGTGATTTATACCATCAACTCTATTATAGAATATATCAAAATAGAAAATCTTCAAATACTTGTAATGATCACCATCTTCATTTAAAATGATATTTTCTTTTTTAAAAGAATCAATAGTTTTTACCCAACACCAGTTAAAATGTTTCTCTTTATCATCATCAGAATAATCAATTGCTAATGTGTTATTCTCACTATCCCCCAAATATGTTTTTATTATTGTGTTGTTTAATGAAACTAACACATCAGAAAATAAATCAACTTTCTCCCTATTAATATTATTCATATTAAAATAGGTTTCCAGTTCATCCTTTGGTATTGGCACAGCCAACCATTTAAAAAAATTCTCCATAAACTAACATCTATGGAGAATTTTAACACAAAAAAAATATAATTGTATATATTATGTTACAAACTTTAAATTACTGTGTGATTTTATTATAGTTAATCAACTTCTTCATTTTATTAAACTCTTCACTTAAAACTACATCATTATTTTCAATAGACTCACCCTTCATTTTCTTAATGAAATCAGGTCTTTTATCACCATTCTGAACAATATGAACATCTTGTGATTTTTCATAAGCCCTCTTCTTTTCTGAACCATAAAAATTATTCTTTCTTTTTGTATTCATTTTCTTATTAATATCTGTTTCAACAGCATTTGCCCACTTGGGATTATTCCCAGTCCTTGAACTTCCCTCAATATTATCTTTCATCCATTCTTCATTAGGATCCACCTCATCATACATTAAGTTCTCCATTCCTGGTCCACGACCCAAATTTTCAACATACTCTTCTTCTGCACCATCCATACGGTAACCAACAATATCAGACTTCTTTAATTGCATATTTGATTGGGGGAAAGAATCTGGGTTCTCAACATACTTACCATTTGAGCCATATTTGATATATTCCTTCATCTTCTTACCAACATCTTTCATGTTGTCATCATTCTCCTTTTTTGACCTCTTTAATAGAGTTTCAACATTAGTTAGACTTTTTGGTTTTTTTGTAAATGTATCTCCATCCGCTTCATTAACTATATTTCTAATAAATGAAACCAATCCTTCTTCTGTCATCTTAACAGTTTTATCCCTTAATGTAATATCACCTGTTTCATTAATGATGTCTTCAATAAATGAAATAAGACTTTCTTCAGTCATCTTAACATTTTTCTTACCTTTCTTCAATAGTTTGAAATCTTCAGAATCAATCTTGCCATTCTTATTCTTATCAATCTTATGTTGCTTACCAACCAATTTTTCCTTAACTTCTTTCTTACCTTTCTTCAATAGTTTGAAATCTTCAGAATCAATTTTACCATTTTTGTTCTTGTCAATCTTATGTTGTTTACCAACCAATTTCTCATCTATATTTTTCTTCACTTTCTTCTCAAATAACAAGTTTGACCTTTTACTAAATTCCTCATTCAATACCTTGTTAACAATTGAATCAATATTATTTTTATTCATAATAACTTTTTTATATAAATAGTATCATTTATTATTTCTGATAATTCTTTTTACATCAGATTTGCTAATATTCCAATTTTTAGCAACATTTTCCACAATTTTATCAAATCTCAAAGGAGAATTAACCGCCTCCTCAATACCCCCAATGTCAATTGTTCCAAATCCTTTTAATTTATCAAATGCTGGATTTTGCTCAATAGGGTCTTTCTTTGCTTGTTTCATAACACCCCAGGTAGATGGCTTCATTTTCATATGATTAATAACCAAATATTCAATAACATCAACATTTGCCCCCTCAAATGATTCAATCCAATCAGCATATTGTTTCACATATTCAGCAGATTTTGCATCATGACCATATGCTGTTGGTTCATTTGTTTTTGGGTTAATAGCATAAGTATCCATCTTACCCAAATCATGAAATAAAGCAGCCATAATCATATTTGGATCATCCCCATATTTGTTATATGCTCTCCTTAATACCAAAATTATATGTTTTAATGAGTTACCCTCTGGATGCCATTTACTTGTTTGTTTTGCACCCCATTGGTCAAAAAGTAACTTCTTTAAATCTTGTGGTAATGACCTAATAAGGTCTTGTGCTGTGCCTGGAATTTCTCTCTTGTTCATATTTTGTTCAGTTAATTTTAACGCACCAATATCCCCCTGGTTACAGTAGGGGAATTTTAAACACTTCTTCTTTACTTGCACAAATTGCCCTCCTGGTATTTGTGTTTTACTCTTCCCTCTCCAATCTTTTTTCTTCATAGATTTCGCCCACATCCCTGGAACTTCATACGACCCTGTGGATGAAGTTGTAGTTGCTTCCTTGGCTTCCACCTTCCCTTCATTAAATATAGGCTTAAAATTAACTTCTGTCCACTTATTCTCCTTTATTGGAACACAATTTGGAACCATTTTTCCATTCTTCATTTTTCCACCAACTCTCCTATATCCTTTCCAACACGCTTCACTCATATTCTCAAGGTTGGGGAATAATGGTGCAACATAACCACCAGATGAACCTGAACCAGTTGCTTCCTTAGTTTCCATCTTTGTTAATTTAACATAATATTTAGGATCCTCTAAAAGATGGTCTTTTGCAATCTGTATAGCAATTTTAATACTACTAGTATGTTCTTTCTCAATTTTAGCACCTTTGTTTAGTTGTTTTTCCAAGAAAGCAATATAATCCATTGAATCTTGTGTTTTATTGTGTTTTCTTTCAATATCTACTAAAGATATATCTCTTTTTTTTAAATCCATTTTATCATCTTCTTTAATTTCTCCATCATTAACCATCCTAATATACTTGAATTGTTCTGGATATGACTTAGAACTTTTTGAGAATTCATTAGCAATGGTATTTGCAAAAAGTTTATTTGAATCTTCCATATTATGCATTTTTTAATTTTGGTTCCCAATAACTCCTATTCTGCCACATAAACTGATAAAATTCCCTAAACATTTTAACTGTTATGTCTTTAACCTCTCCCTCAAATTTACCTCTCCTAAACTCTTTCTGTAACTTTTCAATGAGTTTATTTTCATACTGGGATAGTGTACTACTTTCAAAGAAGTCTTTAATTTCCTTTCTTGTTATAGTTTCAATCTCCTTTTTTTCAGATTGTGTTAGTGCCATTACTTAAAAATTATAGAATATGTAAACCCAAATACGGATAACCCTACTAGGATTTGATTTATAGTGTTTTTCACTTTTTGCTTTTTTAATAAATTATTATTATTTATGTAACTTTCATTAAGTATGTCATACTTCTCATTTTGAATTTTGATAATTTCTTTATATTTCTCTTCTTTTTCAATATATGAGAATAATAATGAATCCTTCAAAAATAATTTCTTTTCATTTTGAATAGCTATGTGATTAACAATCAATAACTCATTCTTCACAGAATCATAACGAACCAAATCTTTTGCTATTTCCCTAACAATGGCTATTGGAAATGTTTTAGTTTGGATTGAAACTGTATCTACTTGTGAAAAAACTATCAATGGCAGCCATATTAAAAGTATCAATGGATATAACCTTTTCATAATAAAATCTTCTAACTATCTCTTTTTTGCTATTTATATCTTTTATATTCTTATCAATTTCATTAATCTCTAAAAAATATTTATCAATTTTTTCTTCTAAAAGTTTTTGATTACCCTCAATCCTCTTATTAGATTCATCCAAATCAACAATTTTTTGATTTGTCTTATCATCAAGTTTAACTTTTGGTTCAGTTGATTTATATATTGATATACCAAAGAATATCAAAAATACTACCAACATAAGTTTTAGTAAAATATTTAAAAAATCATTGAAGACTCCACTTAATTTGGTGTTTTCTTTCTGATTGCTAACATTTTTGACCATTTTGATTTAAATTTTTGATAATACTGCTCCAATTTTGTTATAATACTTAAAAAGTCCTCATCTATTTTTACAATATCAGCACTTATATACACGCCACCATTCTCACCAATTGTATATAAGAATGTAATGTTATCATCTATTAATTTACCACCCCACTCAACACTATTCTTATACAAATGAAGTTCATCAAAATCAACCAAATCAGAAACTTCCTCAACAAATTCATCCATTGTTTCCTGGAATGAAGATTTATCATCTGTTGTTATATTATCAACCTCTGATCTTGTGTCACCATGTAAAACAAAGATACCACCAGATATCTTATATTTCTGTTGTTTACTTGAACTCTTTGAAGTCCTAACACCTTGCTGGTTAATTTCATCTTCTTCTTCACCCCCTACTGTGGCATCACCAGAAACACTACTACGTATCTTATTTGAAATGCTATCTGCTGTATTAATCCTCCCAAAATCTGAGGATTGCTCAAATAAAAATTTTGATTTCTTTAAGAGAGATTTCATCTCATCATAACTATTTTCTATCATTGTCTAATTTTTTTTCAAAAAGTTTTATATCAAAAGATGGTGATACATCAGTGTAAGATTTATATATATTACTTCTACTTAATATTCCATTAAATTTTGAACTAATATCTGTCTTTATGTTATGCCCTATAAATTTTTTATTAATCTTCATTTTATCACAAATTTTAGAACACAAAGAAGCTAAACTATTCATCTGGGCTTCTGTATAAACATCCCAAAAATCATAATCCCTCCATTTCTTATAATAGGGTTCACCATTATAAATATCGCCAATCCAATTAATATTCATTCCTCTATCTTGATTTTTTTCCAACCAACCCAAATTTTCAATTGCAATAACAATGGAATTATAATTTAACAACTTATCATCAAACATATTTGAATACCCAGAATCCCCCAATAATTGCAAAATATCTCCCTTCTTAGTTATTACATAATTAGGTATCTTATCATACTCCCCATTATGCCTATATTTTAGGGATACCAAGTAGCCCTTGATATCCCTAAATGTATTAATTAGTATTATTTTGTTTTTATTCTTCTGTTTTCCTAATGGTTTGAACCCATCATAATTCATTATCTTCAGCATCTCTCTTTCTATATGTTAGTCTATTCACTTCATCAGGATTATCACTTAAATCACCTAAATTTAAATTTATCTTTTTCCTTCTACTTGCCTTTGGTTTTGGGGCTTCAATAGCATCATCACTCAATAATGTATCTTCTAATAATGTTGGAGTAACCCTTGGTTTGTAACTTCTCTTGGTTGGTTTTGGTAACTCATCTACTGATAATGGAGCAACCACTTCAGGAACTTCTTTTTCAAAAGGTAATGTTGGTTTGTTTTTTGTCAAGTTATCAAGATATTTTTCTAACTTATCTAAATCATCTTGTGTTGGCACATAAACCTTTTGTTGTTCCTGGGCTTCCATCTTTCCAGCCTCAGTACTTAACCTCTCTAACTCCTCGTCAGTGATAACTTGATTGGGGGTTTCAATTTCATTTTTAGTTTGATCCCTTAATTTAACAAGCATATGTAAAAAGGTTAAAGATATTATAGGCAAAAGTCCACCAGAAAAAACAGCTAAAAGCCTTTTATGCCCAACAATATCATTCTCATCAATTATATATTGAAAGAAAATGTTTGACAACTCAACCCAATCTTTAAATTCTTCTGAAGCCTCATCTATATATTGATATGAATAAAATATATTACCAATAAGTTGTATCATTGTAACAATGCCAAATGGTATATACACATTTTTACCCATATTAACAGAGATAGCAGCTAATGCTGCCAATGCTGCTATCTCCACACCAAAAGATAAATAAATGGACCAAGTAGAATTATTAGTTAACCCATACCAACTAGTTACATGTGATATTGATACAATTGCCACAGTAATAATTGGGACCAAGAATGCAAAATATACTATTCTCTCTAAATTTCTACTAAAAATATTCATTATTTAAGGTTTTCTAGTTCTAAATCAATTTGAGCCTGTCTATTAACATCTAAGATTTTACGATCAGTTGATTGAATAAATCTCTTTTCTGTTTCAAGGCTCATAATTTTCAATTGTTTATCCAATTCTGTCTTGGTGTAAGTTGAATCTTTAATTGCTTTAATGTCATCATTTATTTTACCCAGTTCTTTGCTATCTCCACAGCCTTTCAACCAGCCAATAATCAAAAAAATGAAAACAATTAAAGTAAAGTTTTTTGATAAGAATTTTTTAAAGTTTTCCATGTTAGTTTTTTTTATTTTTAAATATACTCAAAAAGTACTTTTGACTCATTTCTAAGTTTTTTAAGTGCTTTTTCTTTTATTTGACGAACTCTCTCTTTTGTAAGGTTGAATTCGCCACCAATTTCTTCCAATGTTCTCATTGAACCATTTAATCCAAAATAATCTTCAATAATCACTTTTTCCCTGGTATCTAACAAACAAAGAATATTAAGAAGTTTTTCCCTCAATATTTGTTTTGTACTAAATACATCCTCTGGGTTGTCAGCATTCTCATTCTTAATGAGGTTTAGTAATGTATCCCCATCCTCATTTAAAGTTGAATCTAGGTCAATTGTGTGTGGTAGATTATTAAATTTTGCTGGTGTTGTATTGTCAAATTCATGCAAGAATTTCTTAATCTTATGATATTCTTGAACAATGTTAACAGGTAACCTAATTGTCCTTGCATTATCATTCAAACTCTCAATAATAGCCTGTTTAATCCACCACACGCCATATGATATGAACCTCAAATTCTTTGACCAATCAAACTTGTCAATAGCCTTTAGTAAACCATAATTACCCTCTGCAATTAAATCAGGTAAATCCAAACCTTGGTTTTGGTATTGCTTACAAACACTAATAACAAATCTTAAATTACCTTCAACCAATTCTTTCTTAACCTTATTCTTTTCAAATTGAGTCACATCTGGATTTAACATAATCTTTGCCAACTCCCTCTCCTTTTCAATAGTCATAACTTTCAACTTCCTTACATCTTTTAAATATGAAGAAATTTCACTCTGATTAATCATTAATGTGTTTTTCTGTCCTTTCATTTTAGTTTTGTTTTGAGAAGTTTTTTAATAATTCTTTTTCCATTGTTGTAAGTGATTCCATACCCCTACTTGAGATTTTCTCCAAAATAGCATCCAAGTTATCCTCTGATGCCCCTTCTGTAGCTTGTGAAAAAATCTTGGTTAAATTGTCAGTCTTTAATACACCCAAGAATGGTTTTCTTGATTTCTGCAAATCTTTTGGCATATCATCTAATCCTAAGTCATTAAAGTTATCCATAGGGAAAAATGCAGCATAAGTATCCCCCAATTCAAGCAATGTAAATCCATAGCATAAATGACCTAAAACACTAGTGAGAAAAGTAGCCAAATCAAGTGTTTCAACTTCTGATCCAAAAATCATAATTGTGCTGTCACCCACTCTAGTTACAAGTGGTTCTGTATCTGACACCTCTGAAAAATCCTCAAAAAATGAATCAATATCAAATTTCTTGTTAGCCTGATAAATGGTTAAGTTGTAGTTCTTCATTCCTTTTTTTTTGCAAAGATAAGGTGTTTTTGGTTAAATCAAAACTTTTGACACATTATTTTTCTTTTCAACAATTATTTTTGATTCACCCCAATTACTAATTAAAGGGTTGTGCGAAATTAACAATATTTTCTCAAAATAACTCTTTAATCTGATAAAAAATTCTCCCATCATATCTAAACTTTCATTTGATACTTTCCCAAATACCTCATCTGCAACCCAGATATTTGGTTTTGGTAATGAGCAAACCTTGCTTAAAACTGCTCTCAATGCCAATGATGCAACTGTTTTCTCATACCCAGATCCTGTTGTCATTAGTTTTTCAACACCTGTATTATTATCAATCATAATAAATTCAACCTCATTCTTATCATTAACTCTAACATCAAGGGTAAAATAACACACATCCAATAATAACCTTTGTAATTCAGAATTGATAACTGGTAGCATTGTTTTCATAATCATTTTTGAAATGCCATTTTTACCAAATAAATCCAGATAAATCTTATACTTCTTCTCTTCCTCTTGTTCCTTATATATGGTATCAATAATGGTTATATTCTTATCCCTCTTATCTTGATAATTTGAAATCTTAATTTCAATCCCATTGATTTCTTTTGCTAATTTATTCTTCTCATATGTTAATTCATCAATCTTACTATTAGCCTTTATGATTAAAGCATCAATTTGATTATTCTTCTTAATCTTCTCCTGAACCTCCAAATAATTTTTCATCTTACTTTCCAACTGGGATAATTTTAACATATTACCCTCCAAAGATAACTGATGTTTCTTAATTACCAATTTATTTTTCTCATAATTATCAAATTCTTTCTTTAACTTGTTAAGTTCTTCATTTTTAAGTTCAAGTTCAATTACCTTATCTGATATAATTTTGTAATTATTCTTATGTTCCTCCAATGATTCAACTTTTGCTTTTGTAAATTCTGCATCAATTAAGTTTAACCCACAATGTTCACATTGAATACCGTTACCATAAGTCTGTATTAATTTGGTGATTTCATCCACCTTCGATTTTGCAAGTTGCTTTTCCAGTTTAGTTTCCATAATCTCCTCCTTCAAACTATCATGCTCATCTTCCTCATAAAATGTTGATGGTTTATCATTTGATATAGTATCAATCATTTCATTTAATTTGGCATTATTTGTATTTAATGCAATAATGTCCTTCTCTAATGATTCCTGGTTTACAATCAAAAGTTCCTTATCAATATCAGAATGTTTTGAAGTATATAATTCATTTTTATACTGATTACCTTTAGCCAATCTTTCATCATAATCTTTTATTTCAATGTTTAACTTATCAAGATTTATTTTTAATTCATTCACCTCTTCAATCAATCCCAAATTTTCTGATTTTAGTTTCTCAACATTATACACATTTGAGAACATCCTTTTTGAAAACTCTTGATAAACTTCTTTACCAAGATCCTCCTTCTTTTTCAAATGTTCTAACCCCAAGAAACGACCCAATAACTGACCCCTTGCTGTGGGTTTTGATTCCAACAAATCTTCAAGATTGTTTCCAGTTGTTAAAATGGTGGCCAAGAAGTCATCCATATTCCCAATAGTATTCTTGATAAAGATTTCTGTTTCCCTTCTTTGTTCACCCTTTAAGTTCTGTAATTCCCCATTCTTTAACTTCTTATCAAATGATAGTTCTGTTTTAACCTTCCATTCCCCACTCTTACTCATCTTCCTTTCCATATTCCTGGATATAACATATTCCTCACCATCAATGATAATATATCCAGTAACTGAAACCTGATCCTTACTTGTGAACTTGTTAAATATATCCTCTGCCTTGCTACTCTTGGTTGTGGTATTGAAAAACAAGAATAATAATAAATCAATTGTTAAGGTGGTCTTACCCCCAGTATTCTGTGGAGTTGATTCAACAATGGTAATACCATTTAACTTGTCAAAATCCAATTCTTGATTTTCACCAAATGAAAGAAAATTGCTAAAATTAATCTTTTTGATATACCACTTATTAAATTGTGTTGGTTCTTGGTTTTCTAAAACCAATTTATTCTCAACAGCCTTATTAATATCCATGATTTTATCATACAACTCACCATTACCATTTGTTTCAAGCAAATTCTTAATAAGGTTATTCTGATAATTCACATCCATTATGTTTGATGAAACATCCACAGATTGTAATACCTTATCCTCATATTTAACTTTTGTGATAACATTAACACTTGATGTGCCATACTTTTTTGAAAAATATTGACGAACATCTTTAATTTTCTCTTGGGTGATATTTTCAGGATAATCCTCCCATATAACCCTTATGTTTGGATTCCTCCATACCTTTTCACTCATACTAATTTGATTTGTTTTCATATGATTCAATAATGGCGTTTATTGCCCAAACAATGCCAGATGATAAAATACCATCAAAAAACCAAGAGGCTTCATAGCATAATCCAAAATAAGTCATAGTTGGGGAATATATGAAAAACCCCAAGAAAAATCCACCCCAAGTGCTAAAACACATTGGACAAGATATAATCCCATAAAGGAACTTGAAGATGGGGGATATGATTAACCAATCCCTTTTCCCCACATTGTTTATAAAATCTCTTAATCCAGAGAATATTGATCCATAAACCATTATGTTCATAAGACCATAACTTGCAAAAGCCCAAATAAAAATATCCATATTATCTAATTTTAATGTTTGATGTTCTATGAAATCTAGTAGGTTGTGCTGACATTTCAGCAACTAATCTACGGTAGTCTTCTATAATTTTGTTTTTATTTCTCAATTCATCACTGACAGCATTTAATGTCATCTTGACATCATTCAACTCATTCTGCAATTCCTCATTATCCCCAGGTACTTCCTTGATAACATACACTTCTTTTACAATTGGAACTTCCCTAATAACCTCAACTTCCTTTACCTCAACCCTAACACCACCAGTCTGGACTTCCTTAATTATTTCTTTGTATATGGGAACTTCCTTAATAACCTCCACAATCTTCTCTACCACCCTATCAACAGGAACTTCAACAATCTTTTCCACTTCAACAATCTTTTCTACCTCCTTAATCACTTCAACTGTGTTGGTTTGTAGATTTGAATCCTCCCCCAACATTCCATATTTCTCAACATAGAACCCTGATTTTAAACATTTTGAAGTGAATTCATCAATGTCAGAGATATTGTTCTTTTCACAATATCTTATAATGTCAATAAAAAAGACATCATCGGTAATTATTTGTGTTTTCATTTGTTTTATTTATTTGTTAAAATTTCATTATCATTTTTAATATCATCATATGAAGTTATTTTAAAACTTAAATAAGGGGTGGGGTTATGCAAATCCACAAACTGATAATCATCCTTATCAATCTCATAAATTCCATAACCATGATTTGATATACTCTCCCCAAAGTTCTGTTGAATCAGGTCGCCAATCATGACCGCTGACTTATTTCCTGGTATATCAAAAATGGCTCTCTTGTGTATATCACCACAGAAAACAATATCACAACCAGCAAAAATATTTGAATCAAATCCATCCTCTATGGTATGTCCAACATCTGTCTTCAAGCCCTTAATTGCCCCGTGGAATAAACCTATATTGATTGACCCCTCACTCTTCTTTGGGATGTCTGGGGGGATGTTATGTTGCATTAGCGAATAAACACACCAATTTACATTCTCATCAACATACACCCCCCGTTCCTTTAAGTAACTAATTTTTGGATTTTTTATTGAATCTACAATAGGTGTAATAGCATCTAATCTATCCATATTTGTTTCCAAGAAATCATGATTGCCAATTATAACAATGGTCTTACTAATCTTTGCGCATTCCTCAAGAACCCAAGCAATAAATTCCACAAGTTCAGGTGTCATCTGGTTCTTGCTATGCACCAAATCTCCTGTGAAAACAATTCTATCTGGTTTTAGTTCAACCCACTGTGCAAATGCTTCAGATAATATTTCCCTAAACAAATCATGATCCTTATATAATCGTATATGCAAATCAGAGAAATGAACAATTTTATTTATCATATTATTTTTTTTATAAGTATAGATAAATAAAATCATTCTATCAATATGTTACCACACTTTAATTCTGCTAAAATACCCAAATAAAGGATCATTATCTGATTTTTTGAATGTTGCAGTAGCAGTAATTTCCTCACCAAGTCCAATAAGACTACCTACATTGCCATAGGCCTTCCATTTACCTTCAATATTCTCAATCAATAATTTATATTTAACTGAATGATTATAAGAATCAACAATACCTTTGCAGGAAAGAACTCTAAATACACCCTTAAATCTCCCTACAACAACCTCATTTGCAACTAATTCTAATTGTCTTCTTCTTTCTGCTAACACTTTGACAAATTCTATCTGTTTTTCTGAAATTTTACCTGAACTATAGAACTTACTTGCAATCTCTCTAATTTTATTATCATTAACAGATAATGTCTCCTCCAAATTTTCATTAGCAGCCAATATATTGGCTATTTGAATTTGCTTCAACCTTCTCTTACGTTGAATCATTGTTTGTTTGGTAATACCTTGAACATCAAATGTATATTTCATAATGTTGTTGGTACAGTCAAACCCAACATAAATCAAATCTGATGTTTCTTTATCCAAGAAGAATGAACCCCTCTTTATGCTGTGATTACAGCAAGAACATTTATTACCCTCTGGATTAAAATTACCCATCCACTCTTTTGGATTATCCACACCAATCTTGTCAAAATCAACCTCAAACTCTGTTTCAGTAACATAACCATCTACAGCATCTGGCACTCTAAATGAAGTGTAATACCCCACATAAGTGAAGTTTTCAGGCTTAATTCCTTGTCCTACATATTTGAATTGATTGGTGGTGGTTGTCATGTTGTTTTGTTTTTATTGGATTGCAAATATAAGAACTATATTGTAATAAAACAAACTTCTGTGAAAATATTTCTAACTATATTTCCAAATCAAAAACAATATCACTAAATTCTTTTGGCACACGGTATTCAACAAACCCCCCATCTTTCTTCAAGTGACAAACAATGCAACCATATAACTTAATTGCCCCATATTTTGATTGTGAGAGCATTTTAAGTAATAACCTACCATAGAGTGGCAACTGGATATAATAATGCTCCAAGGCTGTGCTATTGTAGTTTTCAAAGGGTTTAAACATCTTCTCCGTGAAGTCATTTGTTTGAAAACTTTTATCCTTATTTGTTTTCCAGTCTGTGATAATAATACCAAAATCAGATTTATCTTTATTGGGTATTAACCACACCTTATCTGGTTGGCCAACATACCCAAGTTCAGGGTCTCCAAGAACCATTTCTGTATCAAGAAGAACTGCACCTCTTTCCTTCATAAGATTTAAATACTGAACACCTGATTGAATCATTCTCTCTGATACAATCTTTTGTGACATATCACATTCAAAAATTGGTTCTCTAACATCCTTGTAATCACCATAAGATTCAATTAACTTCTTTTCCAAGAAATAATGAACTCTTGAACCCAAGTTTGCTGCATAGTTTGCAGAATCACTCCATTCCTTTAAAAAAGCATTTGCCTTCTTTTCATCCCCCTTTGCTTTTCTATATGCAATCTCCTCACCTGGAAATTCCTTATAATATTTTTTAATTATTTTTGAAACAGATGGATAATCACTTCTCCCATTCATGTGGTATATATGATCCTCCTCAATAAAACTTAAATTTAATTCTTTCTGTCTTTCACTAATGATATTCCTAATATCTTTTGCAATTTCTTCCAAATTCATTTTACTTGATTTTAACATAATATTTATCAATCTCCCCCCTCAACTCACAAACATCTTTATCATAAGGAAGTTTGACCATCTTAATCCTATCATATAGTTTGCCGCCATTTAACTCATTATACAACTTTAAAGCATCCTTATATGCATCACCATCTAAACAAATGATAATATCTTTCTCTGCCTTATCATACAACAAGTTAAACAACTTACTGCTAAGATGCTTACCAAGTAGGGGAATTGGGTTTGGTAAAAATATACTATCAAATACCCCTTCTGTCAAATATATATCCTGTGACCAATCAATTAAATGTTCATTGAAAATAATCTCCTCCTTTGGGGCTGTGGCATTCTTATACTTAATCTTCCTCTTAACCCAACTTCTACCCAAAAAATAATTTAATTGATGATTTGCATCATAAGATGGAATAATCACCCTATATGCAAAATCACCCTTTACAGTATAACCCATATTATACCTACGTATCATATCATCTGTAATACCCCTACTAATGAGATAATTATATGCTTCATTCCTTGGAATATGAAGTGGGTTTGATTCCTCAAACGTAACAAAACCCTCTGGCAATCTTAACTTGGGGTAGAATACATCATTAACCTTTAACTCATCAGGTTTAATTAAATCATATAACTTCTTTTGTTTCTTTGTGCCAAAAACATCAAATAACTTACCAAGAGGTCCATGTGTTTTATCATTCTCATCACCACAACTCCAACAATGATATAAGTGCTTGGTTAGTGATATCTCAAAATTTCCCTTGTTTTGCCCCTCATCACAAGCAGGGCAATTATATAAATATTGGTGCTTTGATTCATATGACCTAATTGGGTTTCCAATCACATCACTAATCAAATCCAATATTACTTCAATTTCTTTATCTTGATTTTCCATTTCGCAAATATATGTAACAAATTGCGAATTACCAAATATTTTTCATCTTCATATAACCAAGAACTGCTGTGTAAGCATCTGTTTGGTCAAAGTTTTCTTTCTTTAATTTATTATTCTTACTATAATGCCACTTAATTTGGGGTTCTTTCTTTGCAACCAATTCCCATATTAAGTTCTTCTTATCCACATTCTTATCATAGCCACCAAATAGAACTTCCTTACCTTTTTCATTCTTATTTGTAAGTTCAGGATAAGCAAATTTTCTTGCATTATATGTTGATATAAACTCTGGAATAATATTCAACACATCAAACACCTCTTTACAAACCAATGTGTTGAATCTCATTAAGACTCCAACTGTGTTTACATTATTGGAAGTCAATAATGGCTCTTCAATTATCACCTTTGTGATACCTATATTTTTATATTCTTCCAATTTTATCTTGAAAAGATTTGATTTAATAATCAACTCTTCAATCTTACTACTCATTTCTGATTTTGGAATAGGTGACAAATGTGTCAACTCCAATAAGTGTTCAGAGTTGGTGTCAAATAAAGCAATACCAATTGTCTTTGTTGAAACATCCAAACCCAAAACTTTAGGTGAATTAATATCTATTTTATTCATTGTTAAAAATCCAAACTTATGTTATATTGCTGAGAACCCTGTCTTAAAGTAGGTGAACTTAGCTTGGATATAACCATAAGTTCTTTGTTGGAATTGTAAAGTCCAATTTCAGTAATGTACTTATTACCACTAGGTAAATAAGTTGGATTTGTGGAAGTCAAGAATTGTGTGTTAACCAAATTTATAGCATACCTCATATCATATATAGTTGCAACAATCCCTGTTTGAATATTTCCATAAAAGAAATACTCGTCACCAAAATTTAATTTATTTGGTTCATTTAATTCTGGTAAATCAATAAAATTATTTAAGTTATATGATGTACCCCCAGTGTAATTTGATTCTGAAATAACAAATGTTGTTTTTGTTAATCCTGATTTTGGAATATATCCATTTACTTTTGTGGCGGCAATTTGACTTGTAAAATCAATTAGTTTCCATCCACTTGGTGTTGGCAATGAATCTGTATCTGTTCTTTGTGCCAAAATCTTAATTTGATTTGCTGAAAACCCTGATAAACTTCCATCTGAAAATAAAAAAGGAAATTCATCCCCAAACTTAACTGCAACATTCTGTGCTGTTATGGTACACCCTGTATCTGGACCAACCATCTTTTGGTAATAATTACAATGTAATGAATTAGTATAGCCTGTTGAATCTAATCTATATGTAACCCATAAAGTCTTACCATCCCCTGTCAAAACACCAATATCATCAGATGTATCAGTATCAAATAGATTTGGATTTATAAGGCTAACTTCTGGTGCAGGTAAAGTCCAATTTCTATTTGATTTATATGATAAGGCTGCAACAATCTCATCATCATCAATAACAACAATCTGATTATCAGGAAAAACTCTACCAACTCTATTTAACTTACCATTAACATTTTTGTTATCATCCCATAGATTAAAGAACCTAATTCCTGGTTGATTCATATCCACATTCTTGGTTGATTTTATGAAATATGGAATACATAAACCAGTTTGACTTGGTGGATCCACATAGAAGGTTTGTCCAATGGTTGCACCTGATGATTTATGCCACATTAATGTTGGAATATTTAATTTAAAATTCCTTGCACTATCTTCCTCTGTTGTAGGATCTGCTGGGTCATAGGGATTCATTGCAAACTTTTCCCCATATACATTATCTATGGATTGGTTTGTATAATGAATAATTGCAATTGCTTTTTGTTCCTTTGATTCAACAACAATTTTATTTAATTTTGAATCATAATAATAAACCAAACCATCAACATCATCTATTGTCTGACCTGAAGTAGAATAAAGATATTCTTTTGTTCCAAGATATGATTGAGAACCATATTTTGTATTATCCTCATATATATTTGAATCAACTCCTGCCACAGTTTGTGACCAAGGTATATTCATATTCCATACCCTTGTATCAACAGTTGCAGATGAATCACATATTGTTTCATAATTGAAAACATCGTTTGACCAATTTGGGCTTGGGGTCACACTATCATATAGTGCAGTCATTCCTGATGGGTATATGAGACATCTTGCCAATTCACTACCAGTTGTTTTTGCAGAATATATTGGAAGGGTTCTATCCAACCCAATGGTGTAACTTCCAGCTGTCCCAGATACAGATGATTCAATTTTATATATAAGGTTGGGGAATGCATTTCTTATACTCCCACAATCACCAATACCATCATATATTATAGAAACAAAATCCCCCACCTTTGGAACACCCACTGTTGTTGAACAACTATTTGCTGACAAAAACAAACTTGTTTGCCCTGTTATTGTTGGCATACTTGCAACATAATTAGATGAAACTGTATATGCTGAATTTGTTTGTGCTGACCATACTGTTGCCCCACTTGCAAAGAAACCTTTATCTGATGCTAAATTATAAAACTCTTGAACAACTGATTCATTAAATGGAATTCCATAAGTTGTTCCAGTTGTCCCAGCCAAATAATATGGATATTTTACATTTTGTTTATTTACATTTAAATTTGAACTATCATTATGTTCACAGAATGCAGGCATTAATATATTATTTGCTGCAATTGTTGTTGGACTTGAATAATCCACCTCTGAATCCCCAACTTGAAAATATGATATATTGAATTGCCCTTCTGATATTGCTTTTCTTCCAACATCAGTTATCCTTGTATTCAATAATCCTGACGTATTCTTTAATATGTAACCCATTATTCTTTTATATATAATTATCTAATATGTGAATTTATTCCAGCATTACTATCAGAATTATATATCAGTTCACAACATTTACATGTATTTATTGCTGCTGACATAATCCTTATTAAGTTTTTTTGCTCAATCCTGGTTGAACATCCATTTGAACCTGTTTCAAGTTCAATGTTACTTATCACAGATGTTGTAATACCTGTCAATGTATCTCCACTAATTAGTGTTGTTGAATAGGTGATTCCTGAATAATTTGTTATATCAAGATATGGTGAACAATATGGTCTTGCAAGAGATATTGTTGATGTATTTGTATTTCCTGTTAATAATGTGTTATTCTTATACACAGATAAAGTATTTACTGTACTTGCAGTCCCAGGTTCTGAAACCCTTGTTTCCAAATTTGCATTCAAACCAATTGTCAACACATCCCCTGTTTTAAGTGGGGGGTCTATGTTCACTTTCCAAGTTGTTTGAACAACATCATTAGATATATTTGTCTGTGATATATTCTCAACACTTAACCCATATTGATTTGCAACCCCATTAAACCCAATTGAAAATGTTTTTGATGTTGTTATTGCTGTATTTGCTGAAACAATGATATTATAATCTCCTCCACACAAATTGCTAAATATTGGGTTTGGCGTATAAGTTACCCCATTGTTTATTGAATACAAATATGGCTTTGTTTGCCCCTTGGCGTTGGCCACAATGATACCATCACAATTTGATGAGCAAGTATTATTTGTTATGGTTGCATTCAATACAAGGGGTGTATATGCCCCACAAGAGCCTGATGTAACAATCACCTCATTCTTGGCAACCCTTCCAATTAATTTCCAGTTTGATGTTGGAAAATCTGTTTCTGTTTGATTTCTTAATGCTGAATTTTCAACACTAATCCAATTAACAACCTCCCAATATGTATTCCCTGAATTCCATTGCATAACCATATCATTATATGAGGCATTCCAATATGGTTTACCATTTACCTCACCACCATAAATGAAATCATAAGGACCCAATTCATCATTTTCAAAGAAAACACTCAAACATAAATTGCTAACTGCCATAATTATTCTTTTATTAATCTAACTGGATAAAAATCATCATAATTTGATATGAAATTTGCCCCATAAGAAACACTTGCTGAATCATAAGAGAATGAAACAATATGTTTTGTATTATCATTTGTTGTGGTGTCTGTGTTTGTCCAATAATTTCCTTTCTTCCCAATTTGTTGGAATGAACCCCTGCTAAAGAACCCAGAAGCCACCGCATCATAATTAAATTTATTCTCTGCCCCAACATTTGGTGAATCCCATGTTGAATTTGATTTTAAAACACCCCCGCTTGATACTTGACCAAATAAAGTATCATAATCTGATTTTGTTGGAATCCTATACCCAACTGGTGCAATGTTCCTTGTATCTGTTATAGCAGCATAATTATATATATAACCCCTTGTCTGCCATGATTCACCAAATTCATAAGATGTATATGCCGGGATTCCCTTATATGATAAGAATTCAGAAAAATTGGCAACATACTGGATGTCACTTCCATCTCTAAACTTTGTAACCTTTAAATTTCCATAATCCCAAAATTGTGAGCCAACCTTAACTTGACCACAAGTTGTAACCCCTGTAATTAACCCCTCATCATCAACCTCATAACAATTATTATTATATTTAATTCTATCCCAACTAGCGTCTGTAGACCAATTAATTGTTCCACTCAAACAAGCAGTTTTACCATTTGGCACTCTATATAGTCTATCACCTAATTTAAATGAATTTCCCCTAGCATAAACCAACCAGTTTGTTGTTGACCCACTACACATCTCATCACAATTTGCTACCCCGCTTATATTTCTACCTATAATAAACCTTGAACAATAGGTTGGTAATAATTCATAATCAATAGAAATTGTAGCAACAATAACCTCATTTGTACTATCTATAACCTTTATATCATAATCCCCAGCAGATAAATTGCCAATAATATTCCCATTATTAATAGATCCATTTATAGAAATAACATAAGGAGGTAAACCCCCTGTTAAATAAAGAGATATAACCCCATCCTTCTTATTCACACCACTTGCCTTTGTAACATCATATCTAATGTTCATTGGAAAAATGGTTGTCAATTCATTATATATTATTGCCATACTTTTAACTTAAATTTAATGATACAAGACATGCCTGACAATCAACAAATGATGATGATGTGTATGATGCAAAATAATTTCCTGTATATGTTATAGGATTCACATTTGTTGGGGGTATATAAGTGTTTGAATAAATCCCAAGATATGACCAACAATTATCATCCACATCCTTTATAACTGAATTCACACTTAATGATGTCTGATAACTTTGCGTTTGTATTATTAATGTTTGATTTTCATTTAACCCTATTGGTAAACAACTCTGAAACACATACACCATACCACTTGATGGAGTTGGGGTGTTAGTTATGGTTGGCGTAACTGTTGGTGTTGGTGTTATACTTGCACTTGGAGTTGGTGTTGGAGTTATTAAACAACTTGAACAATTTGCAATAACCTCCAGAATATCATCAATATATATATTTGAACTATTGACTGTTGTAATATCACTTGTATATTCAAAACATCTTTGTTGCCCATCAACAACAACCCTCATAGTTTGGCCAGTAACAACTGGAATACCACCAAATATCAAATCTTGATATGCATAATAAACAACCCCTGTTGAACACTCTGTTAATAATCTTGTTCCACTAAACACAAAACTCTTATCTAAAACATTATATGTAACATTGCCAGATATAATTATATTATTGGTTGGTGTTATACTTGGTGTAGGCGAAACACTAACACTTGGATATGTATAAGTATATGCTGACATCCCCACATTTATTGCCAAATTTCCTGTCATAGATGGAGTTGGAGTTATAGTTGGAGTTCTTGTTATAGTTGGTGTTACACTTGGAGTAGGGGTTGAAGTTAATGCCAAATCACAATTGAAATGTGCTGAGAAATCAATCACATCACATGAGGCAGGACTAGGGGTTGGGGTTGGACAAGCCCCACTAAAAACAATACCATCATATAAATCAGGGTATGACTCTGTGTAGCAAGGGGATTTACCTGCTAACAAACAATCACCACCTAATGCATCACTTAAACACCATTGTTCCCTATCTGTATTAAAATATATAAAACCCCCTGTTTGACCTGTATAATAAACATATGTATCATACAACACATTTGCAATTGAATAATTGCCTGTGTTAGTATTTAATGTACTATATTGAGTTGATACACAAAAGTTTTGAATGGCATCCCCTGGTATTACTTCAGGCTCAAAAGGTACTTGAAATAAGCTAATTGGGTTGGGACAATCTTCTTGCTGAATAAACACAACACCTTCTGAATTTATTATATTACCAACTTCACCATATTCAATTACCTTTGCATATGAATTAAAATTCTCACTTATTATATTAAACACATCACCCACATTAGATTCATTTGATTCCAAATCAAATCTAAATACATCACCATTAATACAATCTCTAAATAATGTTAAACCCATTCTTATATATTAATTAATTCCCAATTTAATGTTTCTTCATTCCAATAATAATTATCCTCATCAGTTGGGTATGGTGTTGGTGAGATATAGTAGTAATACTCCTCAGATAATTGCCAACTTTCAAAAGGTTTTTGTAATACCCAGTTAATAACATCCTCATCCCAAAAATATCTATTGTATAATTGGTATGGTTGGGGTATAAGATTAACATCTGGATATGGTATTGGTGGATTCCACAAGCAACTAAACTCATCTAATACCCAGCTTGGATATGGTTTTGGTGGGATGAACGCATCCCTTTGTTCATCATAGGTGTAGCCAATACCAGCGTGATTCTTTCTAAACGCTTTGCTTTGGTCTTGTGATGGTACACCATTTACATAATATATACCACCATTTGTATTATAAGAAGTTTGTTTCCAAACATCATTTGTTTGGTACAAATTATTTAAAAAATCAATACCAACTTGTTCATCTTCTATGCCATTAATTGTAAATACTTCATTTACAAGTGAAACACCTTGTATTACAAAATTTTCATTATTTAATTTTACAAATGTTCCCATATTTTAAAAAGTTATTGAACCGCTTCCAGTAAATGTGTATATATAAAAACTATCTGATGTTGTTGGTGTAATAACTGGAGATGTTGATTGTGCTAAAACAGTTGAACGAATAATTACAACCCCTTTACCACCAGCCCCGCCGTCACCTGCACCAGCAGCACCACCGCCACCACCACTTCCAGTATTTACTTGACCAGAAGTTCCTGCTGAATAGTCTGGGCCGCCACCGTTACCTCCTATTCCAGAACCACCACTTCCACCAGTTCCTGCATTTCTTGTTCCACCACCACCACCACCAGCATAAAATAAGCCTGTAATTGCAGATATTAAACCAGCGCCACCATTTGCGCCAGTTGAATTTAGTACTCCATTAGAGCCTTCACTACCAGCACCACCACCACCACCACCTGATGTATTTATACCTGCAGCCCCAGAACCTCCACCGTTATTGCCCTGACCAGCTGGACTTGCAATTGCACCAGATAATAATACTTTTGTATCTCCTCCTCCTCTTCCGCCGCCAGAACCACCAGCATTACCATTTACTTGATTATAACTACCACCTCCACCACCACCCGTAGAGGTTATAGTAGTTAATCCAGTTCCAGAAATAGATGAATTATTACCATTGTTTCCTACAGTATTTGAACCAGAGCTTCTTAGTGGTCCACCATCGCCAACAGTTACTGTATATGTTGTGCCTTTATTTAAAGTTAATAATGTGCCTCCAACATTTGTTTTAAAACCACCAGCACCACCGCCACCGCCAACTCCTTCGCCACCACCACCACCACCAGCAACTACAAGATAATCAACCTCAATAGTTTCTTTAAGTTCAGGTGTTAATGCAGCCGTTGCATATTTAAATGGAGTTTCAGCAAATGCAGCATAGACATAAGTTTGCGCAGCATTTATATCTATATTTGTACTTCTTAATTTAAATCCATTTGATAAGAAATCTAAATCAGTACCAGTTGTATTTTCAGCAGCAGATGTATTAGCAAGTAATTCATTTATAACAGGGTTTCCTGTATTAACTATTGAGTTAAATAAAACCCAGTTGCCAGTTGTGGTACTACATTTAATAAGAATATATTTAGGTTCAAACCCTGTATATACAAAAGTCCCATCTGTGGAATTGTTTCCAAGATAAGAACCAAACTTAGAATAACCTTCAATCTCTGCCCAAGAATATGCTACTGATGTAATTGCTCCTGTTGCTGACCATGAAGATCCAATATTAAGAAGTGTTGATGTTGGTGTTCCACTAAAAAGCGTAGAATCTGATGCTTGATTAGATGTACTACTTAAAAATAAATAAGAAGTTCCACTATTTAAGTTTTTATGCCAAACACCCCAAGCTGACACATTACCTATTCGTTTAACAATATACATACTAGGGACAACACCTAAACCATGCCCAACTGTAAATGCTCCAGATGTTGGCGTTGTAAACGTGGCAATACTAAATCCAGAGGTTGGATTAACGCTAACTTGTGATGGTATTGTTCCACTATTATTTGTTACTGGTGTACCACCAGCTCTCCATTGCCATGCAACATAAGTTGCTCCACTTGTATTTATTTCTGCTAATGTACCAACACTAAACCCAGTATCATCAAATGATGTTAATCCGCTTGTATTTGTAATTTCCTCATTAGTATTATTTGATGATAATTGTTTGTTAACACCTCTATTAATATCATATATTGCATGAACTGTTGCTGCACTTCTACTCTTAATCCAAACAAAATCAGGTTTAAATCCACTATTAAATATAGATTGAGCAGTACCAGTTCCAGTATATGTTGTAATATCCATATACTTATTTGCTAGATTTGATTCACCACCACCACCTATTGCTGGTGTTGGTAAGTTAGCTGTATTTAATGTTTTAAATCCTGTTGGTGCTTTATATGTAAATGGTCTTTGACCGAAGTTGGCACTTATAGATGGGCTACCAGCATCTTGAAATCCAATATAAGGTAATACCCCTATTGATATAATTCCTGTGCCAGATATTGTAGTTTGACTAACATTGTTTTTATAAAATGTTACAGTTTCTGCATCAGTATCTACGGCAATACCAATTATATCCCCACTAGTATAAGATGTTCCATAACTACTATTAACACCATTAATTCTTTTACTACCATTTATTAAATAATAAATACCAGTTGTCATGTTAATTGCTGTAGTAGTTTGATTGTTATTTATAGGGATTAAACCAACACCAACACTAGTTGTGTCAGACCCTGCTGTTACTATTGTTATTTCACAATACATTTTACCTACAAAAGGCATTGTGCCAACAGCTATACAATTTATTGTACCAGCTGTCCCATTTATTTGTAAATTTCCATTACTAAAAGTACCAAACCCAGCACCAGGATTTCTAAGTGGATTCCATGTAGCATAATTCCCCCTTACTTCACCACCAAAACCATTATCAGTTCCATTAGGTGTTGGTACATCTGTAAGACTATCATATCCTACTCCTGGAGTTACACTAAATCCACTAGGTGTCCAGTTATTATTATTACCACTAAAATCTTTTCCAAGTTGTGTTATATCTGAGAAGTTAAGATGAAAACCATTAGTACCATAAGTACCTGTATATTCTTTTGGAGACCATACTCCTGTACTTGTATTTCTTATACCAAATGAATCAGGTGTTAATGCTTGACCATCAATCAAATTGACTTCAGTTATGTAACCATTAAAATATTGACTAGGGACACCTGAATGACCTATAACATGAAGACAGTTTGAATTTATATAAGATTCAGCATTTACTGATGGGTATATTGTTCCTGCCTGTAATGATGTTATCTCAAATCCATTAACATAAACTTGACATCTATTAGATGCAATGGATTGTGTAGTATCCCATTTAACAACAATATGATACCAACTAGAAAGGTCTCTATAAAGAGATGTTGATTGTAAAATTACAATAGCTCCTCCACCTGGATTATTACCTCCATAAATAAATAAAGAATCATTAAGAAAATAAATCCAGAAATACTGAACTGAACCACCAACAAATGCTGAAAAAATATTTTCTGTTGTAGATAAATTTCCTCTTTTAACCCATCCACTCCAAGTCCAAGTTCTTCTATTACCAGCAACAGTTGGAGTTCTATTTAGATATGTTAAATCAGCACTATTAAATCTTAAACTTCTACTTACTAAGTAATTAGGTATAAGACTTGATAGTTTAGCTGGTAGATTTGTATTAAAGTCTGTTGTATATCTAGCAATTCCTTTAGTAATACGAAGGTCGTCTATATAACCTTCTAATCCTGATGTTAAATTTTCATCATTACCAATAACTAAAGGATAACTCTGTAAATTTGCATTACCTGTACCAGATGCAGATAAAATACCATTGATAAACATCCTAACAGTTGTACCACTTCTCGTAATTGCTAAATGATTCCAATCATTTGAAGTTAATGCAATACTACTTTGTAGTCTTAAATTAGTTCCTGATAAAAAGTCTAACATTGGTAAAATTGGATTTGATAACCCATTATTAGCAACATTACCTCTAACTAATTGCCATCCCAACGGATATTGTCCTATTTGTATAAATCTTGCAAATTGTTGAGTATTTGTCATAATAGGATATACGTACATTTCAACAGTAAAATCTCCTGTACCAAATGCAAAATTAGAATTTGCAGCTATTTGTAATTTATCACCACTACCATCAAAAGCTAAACTACCAGTACCATATTTTTTAATACTAGTATTAATCTGTGTACCACCAACTGTCTCAATATTATTTAATTTAACACCATCAAATATTGCTGCATTAGTAAAGTTAAGTAATAAACTTGTATTAGTTATTGCAGTAAGTGGTATTGTTGAAGGTTGGAAGTTAGATGTATAAACTGCGGTTCCTTTAACAACTCTAAGGTTTGAAACATATCCGTTCCAATTTTGGCTATTAGTTGATGATGCTCCAACTGTTAAAATATTAGGTGAATTAAATAATGTTGCGGCATTTGTAGTTGAACCACCAGTTGCTGCAGTACCATTTAAATATAATTGAAATACATTACCATTTCTGACAATAGCAACATGACTCCATTGATTTAATGGAATAGATGATGTTGATACTAAATCAAAAACAACACCTGAACCATTACTACTAATTAAAAATCTTAAATACCTATTTGAATCATTTGAAGTTAATAATACCCACGACAATCCTGTACCACCACCTACACCATCCCATTGACCCACTATTGTTTGTTGAACAGCACTTGATGTTATATAAACCCATGCTTCAACTGTAAAATTACCAGAACCAAAATGCCACGCATCATTATCCGCAATACTTAAATAATCTCCAGTTCCATCAAAATAAGCACTACCACCTGAATTTGTTAATGCTCTATCAAATGGTGAAAATGTTCCTTGTGTTACATTACCATTTGGTGTAATAGTAGTAATAGTACCACTTGAATCTTTAAATATATTATTCTGTGTAACACCTGATGGATTATCATCACCTTGTAATAATAATGAAACATTATCTATATAAGGGTCTGATGCAATTACTGGCGTTGTTGGCGTAATAGTTACAGTAGGAGTTATGGTATTTGTAGGTGTTATGGTATTTGTAGGTGTTATGGTATTTGTAGGTGTTATGGTATTTGTAGGAGTGATAGTTTGGGTTGGTGTTTCTGTCGGTGTGATTGTGTTAGTAGGCGTAATGGTGTTTGTTGGTGTTATAGTTTGAGTTGGAGTTTCTGTTGGTGTGATGGTGTTAGTAGGCGTGATGGTGTTAGTAGGCGTGATGGTGTTAGTAGGCGTGATGGTGTTAGTAGGCGTGATGGTGTTAGTAGGCGTGATGGTGTTAGTAGGCGTGATGGTGTTAGTAGGCGTGATGGTGTTAGTAGGCG